ATGTCTCCAACAATTACGTTATTAGTAGGCCCTCCAGGTTCTGGTAAATCTACAATTGCTTTAGATAGAATTAACAACGATGGTGACCATGGATTGGCTACCGTTCGCGTTAGTCAAGACGATCAGGGGAAACCTGGCCATATGGAAGTGTTTGAGAATGCTTTGTTGAATAAGCAAAATATTATCGTTGATCGTATGAATTTTGATAAAAATCAACGGAACAGGTACTTAGAACCTGCTCGAAAGGCTGGCTATGCCACTCGTATTATTGTTGTTCATTGTCCTCTCGATACTTGTCTTGAAAGGTGCAATAAAAGAGAAAACCACCCAACTATCAGAGATTCTAAAGCGGCGTCGCAAGCGGTAAATTTCTTCTTTACACATTACGAAAGGGTGGAAGATAATGAAGCTGACGAAGTTCAAAGATTGGGCTGGGCAGGTAACGACGCCCCAAAGGTTGTTATTTCTGATTTGGATGGTACTTTGTGTGATGTGGAGCATCGCAGACATTTTGTAAGACCACCAGAGGGTTTTAAAAAGAACTGGCCAGCATTCTTTAAAGGAATTAAAGACGATACTGTAAAAGAATCTTGTGCCATTCTTTTACGGGCGATGGCTTGGTCTGGTTACAAAATTGTTTATTGCTCTGGTAGAAGTGATAATGAACGTCAAGCTACTGTAGATTGGCTTAAAAAACACGGATTGGATATGTTTTTAGGTGAACAAGAATGGTTTGGTGTTTCTCCAATTTACATGAGGAATCGACAAGATTCTCGTAGGGATGATATTGTAAAAGAAATTATTTTAGATTTTGAGATCTTGACAAGATACAATCCAGTGTTTACAGTAGATGATAGGAATCAAGTAGTTCAAATGTGGCGTAGAAGAGGATTGACTTGCTTTCAGATTGAAGAAGGAGATTTTTAATGATTGATGAACAGTTTTATTTATCCGAAAAAGATGGTATTTCGAAGGTAATTTGGTATACCAATCTTTCTGAAGATGAGGTAGAAATTATCGTAGGTAGATTTAGCAAACGCTCTTCAAGAGCTGGAAAATTGCGTGGTGAAGTGCTGGTTTATGCTTCTGGTGAGGTTGTGATTCGTCATCATTTTACTAAGAAAGTTTTGTGGAGGTCCTAATGTCAGAAGAAAAAGAAGGTTCAACCTATAAAGTTCCATTGACACAAATTATTGCTATTGAGCCACATCCAAATGCAGATAGGCTGGAAATTGCCACTGTTTATGGATTTCAGGTTGTGATTAAGAAGGATTCTTACAAAGTCAATGATCATGTAATCTACATCCCTATTGATTCTATTTTACCTCAAAAATTAGAGGATTTCTTATTTCCAGCAGATTCTAAGGTTAAGCTGACAAAGCATCGCGTAAAACAAATCCGACTCCGTAAAATTGCTTCTCAGGGTATGCTTATTAATCCAGCTGACATTAAGGCGGTGTATGATTTCACACCATCTAGTTTAGAAGATGACTACCAAGAGCTTTTAGAAGTTAAGAAGTATGAACCACCACTTCCTAAGTTTCAGTCTGAAATGGGTAAGCCTGGTGCAAGACGTACCAAGCCTTTGGAAAATCCTAACTTCCACAAATACAATGGATTGGATAATATTAAGTGGTTTCCGACTTTATTTAAAGAAGGCGAAATGGTTGTTATGCAAGAGAAAATTCACGGCTCAAATGCCCGTGCTGCTAAACTTCCATATGCTGCAAACACAGTATGGAAAAAGATTAAGTTGTTTGTCATGAATCTTTTAAAAATGAAGGTTTCTTATGAATTCTGTTACGGCTCCAACAACGTTCAACTTCAAGAGCGCCCTGGATACACTGGATATTACGGAGAAGACATTTACGGAAAAGTTTTTCAATCAATCGATGCTGCTTCCAAGATTAAGGACGGAGAAACCATTTTCGGCGAAATCTACGGTTCTGGAATTCAAAAAGATTACAACTACGGATGTAAAGAGGGAGAACACAAGTTCGTTTTATTCGATGTCAAAGTGCTACAAGATGACGGTAAACAAAGATGGCTTGGACCCGATGAAGTTATCGCTTATGGAAAAGAACGTGGCTTCGATGTTGTACCAGAAGTTTACAGAGGACCTTTTAATCTTGCTTTGGCCAAGGAAAAAACCATTGGAGATTCCATTTTGGCTCCTAGTCAAAAAGTCAGAGAAGGAGTTGTTGTCAAGGCCCTGGAGGGATACTCTGACGAAAGATGTAGTAACAAAGCCTTGAAAGTAATTTCAGAGGCATATTTAGATGGAGATAACACAGATTTTCATTGATTTGTGGTATAATAGGTTATGATTATTAATGTGGTTGGTGACGTGACCGGTTTCGGTCTAACATTGGAAGAGCTTTATAAGCAATTGCCTCATGGTGAATTCTGGGGTCTTGGTGATATTATTGACCGAGGTCCTAATTCTAAGGTGGCTTTAGATTTCTTCATTAATGGTGGTCACAACTCTGTCATGGGTAATCACGATCACATGATGCTTTATGAAAAAATTAAAAACGACCCTGGTGTTCACTGGCGGTTATATCCGCCTGGATGCTGGGGTTGGAATGGTGGGGAGCAAACAGCTCAAAGTTTTGGTTTGCAATACTTATACGAATGGGATTGGAAAAATTATCCTGAATATTATAAGTTTATTGAGTCGATGCCATTAATTCATAATATTGACGCTTTACAACTTACCCATGCTCCATTAAATAACAAAAAAGAAAAAAAGTTGTTGGATTTAAACGAAATCAACAAAAGTGATATTTTGCTAGATAGAAGTATTTTATGGAACCGTTTTGCACCGACAGAGCAAAAAGGAAAATTTCAAGTTTATGGTCACAATTCACCAAAAGGAGTCTTGTGGCATACGGCTAAAAATCCCCAGGGTATTTATATGTCCGATCAGTTAGAAGTTCCAGAAGGAGCTTGGGCTGTTTGTATTGATACTTGGAGAGAAGGATATTTAACAGCATTGACAATTGACACGGATAAATTGGAAAATCCAAAGGAAGCCATTAAAGTTACACAACAAACTATCATTGATCCAGGCGATTGGCAACCAACTAAGAAGGTTAAACAAAAAGCAGGTTATTTATGGTAGAAACCACAGAAACTATAAAAGAGAATTTACCTCAATTTACAGAATTTGAGACCAAATATCGTGTTGATGGTAATACAATTTATGCATTTAAGCAGATCGTGGAAAATTTAGATGAGGCGTATGACTTCGTTTATATCCAAGGACCGGACCATTATTTCGTCAGGGATGACGAACGATTTGCAAGATATCGTAAGGCCGAGAATGATAAATCTGGTAGGGCTGAGGTAACCTTCAAACTTAAGCCCACTGGTGCGAAAAATAACATTCAACGTAAAGAATATAATTGGCGTGTAGATAAAACCCCGTTTAAAGAGATTGCTGAAGGTCTTGAAGATCAAGGTTACAAGTTTAATTTTGTGATCTGGAAAATGTGTCATATTTATAAATTTAAAGAGGCAACATTAGTATTCTACACAGTACGAGATGACAAAGAAAAGATGGATCATTTCGTGGAAATTGAATTGGATGAATCGTCAATTCACAACCTATCTCTAGAAGAAGCAATGGAAAAAATTCGTAAATACGAAGCTGTTCTTGCTCCTATTGGAGTGTCAAACAGAGGTCGTCTAAAGAAATCTTTGTTTGAAATGTATGTGAAAGAGACACCAAAATGAGTTATAAGAAAGTCAAGGATGGCGGTGTATATGCCACGGATGTTGACGACACGTTAATCATGTGGAGGATTCCGCAGGGCTACGATGGCCCACTTGTCGAGACCAACCTTAATGGATTTAAGGACGTGGGCATTCCAAATCAACCGGCAATTGACCATCTTAAGAAAATGAAGGCTAGAAACTACGCCGTAATTGTCTGGTCTGCTGGTGGTTCTGATTGGGGTGAGGCTGTTGTCAAAGCCCTAAAGCTAGAAGAATATGTTGATGTGATCATGCCCAAGATCGATTTTCATTTGGACGATGTGGCTGACCCAGTTGATAAGATTGGTAAATGGCAATACATCAATATTGAGGGTACGGTTTATAATAAAGATAAAGATGGAAATATAAAAATACGCGAGGATGGCGTAATTCAACCTTATGGAGGATTAAATGATCGTGAAAAAAAGTGCATTAAAGATTGAGGTCGAAGGTACCGATGGTGCTGGCAAGACAACAGCTTTGAAATATATGATTGAACAGCTACAAAAGCGCGGTTCAAAGGTTTTGGAAACTCGTGAAGTCGGAAACCCTCATATCCCTGTGTGTGTGAAATTGCGTCAGACAGTTTTAGACCCAGAGTCAAACATGAGTGGAGAAGCTATGGAACTGGTATTCTCTGCTATGCGTTTTGAGAATGATCGCCTATATCGTAAAATTGCTCAAGATTATGATGTTGTGGTTTCTGATCGTGGTTGGTTTTCACACCTTTCCTACACTGATCATAACGTAACTCCTGAGTTCACAAACGATCTTTATCTGAATTTCATGCAGAAATATACCCTTCTTCCAGATGTTGTGATTTACTTTGCAGTGGATACACAAACCGCTCTTCAACGTCGTGTTAAGCGTGGTGAGGGAATGGCCGATGCCATTGAAATGAAAGGTGTTGGTTACCAAGAATTGGTTCGTGGTTCTTTTGTTAAATATTTGGGTCAAGCTAGTGACAAAAATCTTTGCCAAATCTATACTGTCAATGCAAATGACACTATTGAGGGTGTTCGCCAGCAAATGGACGCTATCGTGGATACGATTTTAGGTGTCAATACTTTAGACACTGTAAATGCCTAATAATTTCTTGTCTAATGATGGTATTCATGCAATAATAAATCAGATGGAGGTTCCTATGGGTATGACCGCTGCAGAATTGGCAGATTTAATTGTTGAAAAGAAGCTTAGGGTTGAACAAAGAGCTTACGATGGTTTAAAACAGAAGGTAGTTGACGCTACCTCTCGCATGATTGCTGATCTAGAACAAGAAAGTGAATTTGATTTAACTGACGAAGATTTGATGGCTCTTAGTAAAGTTACTGAGGGCTTAAGAGAACTTGGTTATAAATTTCGCTTTATCGAAGTTCAAAATCCAGCTGGTGAAACAATTAAACATAAACTTTTAGTTTCTATCGCACATTTGGTGAAGTAATGAATTCAAAAGATATTGATAAATTAGTAGAAGCAGCCATGCCAGAGATCGAAAAGGCTGCGCGAGATATGTTGTTGTATGGCAATTCAGTTGTGGAATTTGCAGAAGACGGAACTGTAAGAAGTATCAGTCCTAATTCTGAAGAAGGCAAAGAAATTATTAAAAAACAAAAGGATGTAAAATGAAACAAGAACACATTGATGCGTTAAATGAACTTTCTAAAGAAATCCATGCCAATAATGTTAATGCTGGTTGGTGGACTGATCTTAAGTTCGACGAAAAGGTACAAAAACTTAAAGATCGTGGCTTTGAACAAGCGTCTATTGACACAATCCTAGAGACTCTTGGAATTGAACGATCAACCCTTAAAACTCGCAATAAAGGTGAGCTTTTGATGTTGGTGGTTTCTGAAATTGCTGAGGCTATGGAAGGGGTTCGTAAAAACCTTATGGATGACAAGCTTCCACACCGACAAATGCTTGAAGTTGAGCTGGCAGATGCATTTATTCGTATGTTTGACATTGCTGGTGCCTATGGCCTAGACTTAGGTGGAGCTATTGCTGAAAAGCGCAATTTTAACGCTAGTAGAGCTGACCACAAGATCGAGAATCGTTTAAAAGATAACGGTAAAAAGTTCTAGAAAACGGCAATCTTTAGGGATATATGGCACTTACACAAGAAGAACGCATAGCTATTTCCAAGAAAATTGTTCAGATTCCGCAACAAAATGCGGCGTCTGATACTATTGTTGCGCAAATTGACGGTGAGAAGCAAAAAGCCCAAAAAGAAGACGACGCTAATAAAAAGCTCATGGACGATGTAACTGTTTTGATTAATGGTTACCAAACAGAACGTGAGCGATATGATGCTAATGGCCATACAACTCTTGCTGAACAAGATTTGTTAGACTCTGCCGATCGTGTGATTGGCAATTCTTTTTTTCCTAACGACCCACAAACACCTACACCATCTTTACCTGGTGGGGTTTGGAAGTATTTTATCCCATATGCTTATAACAAGGCTTTGGGAAAATCATATGCAGAAGCTTATTCGGTTGTGGCCAAGGAACAAACGGCAATTGATGACGTTTTGGCTAAAATTGCAGTCGTGGAGTCTTTTTCAAATATTACCCGAAGTACTGGTCAATCTTGCGGAGCTACAGGCACATGCTCTCTCCCTGCTTACACAACTCAATCAGATTGTACAACCAACGGTGGTATTTGGACTCCAGGGCCAGATTTAATCGCAAATGACCCGGCAATGCAAACTGCAGGTAGCAATTTAATTGCTTCTATTTTAGCTTGGGAAACATTTATGAATGCGACTTTTGCGGTCGTTCCTACTACAGATACAGACCCAACTAGATCTGCACAAAACACAGCTTCTAAAGCCGATATTACAAATGCCATTTCAATTATCGACACATGGCAGGCTCTTACAACATACAACACAGCACATATGCAAACTACTTGTGCAGGATTCAATTCCTATAACTTTAATTTGCTTGGTCCTGTTAAGTTTCGTGCTGCTGAATTACAACCAATTAAAGATGAGTTAATTGCTCGTCAAGCTTTTATCACAACTAGATTGGCACAATTAAATACGAATCTTGGCACAATTGTTCAAAATTTGACCGATGGTTCTTTAACCGCCACTACTGGTTTTTATGGGCAGCGAATGAAGATTATCAACACTCGTTTAAATGTTATGGGTGGTTCTTTGACTAAGCTTAAAGGCTTACAGCGTGGACAGGCAGCTCAAGGACAGGCTAAAGATTCAAATGATAATACAGCAGCTGTTTATGCTTCTGTTATGGTTTGTTCGGCTTTTAGAGCACCTGCAACTGGGACAGCAACAATTCATGTATTGAATGGCGCTGGTTTTTCTGTTGGAAATACAGTCTATGTATGTGCTGATGGTCAAGAAGAAATTCAAACCACTATTGTTAATGTGCAGGGGAATACGATTTATCTTGCTGATAAGATTCCACAAAAATATCGCCAAAATGAATTAGCACGTCTTTACAAAGTTCTTTAAAGATCAGATTTTTCTATAGCTGCTAATTTATTAGCTTCTAATAAAACAGCCTCTTCGATTTTAGCATAGGCCGCTTCGTACTTTTTAGTGCTTGGGATAACACCTTCTACTTCTTCAGCCCTTAATTTCTTTTGAGCATCGTAAAGATGTTTTTCATATACACGTTTTATGTATGCATGGATAGTTTTATACAGCGCACTGTCGTTTAGTTCGCTGTATACATTGGCACCCTTTAATTTATGATACACCATTCCGGCTATTTCTTGAGTATCCATTTATCCTACAGTAACTCAGATGCCAACTCAGCCAATTCCGATCTCTCACATTTAGAAAAATGGATGTGTGCAGCAATCTCTTGGTCTTTGAATTTGTCGATCACATAAGCAAGACCATTGCTGATTGAATCAACCTTAGGGTTGTCGATTTGTTGTAAATCTCCAGTTAGAATAATTTTAGTGTTTTCGCCTGCGCGTGAGATAATTGTTTTTACTTCATGGCGGGTAAGATTTTGAGCTTCGTCAATGATAATATATTCATTTGGAATACTTCGACCACGGATATGACCTAGAGACTCCATTTTTAAAATACCATTGGTGAGCATATCATGCCATGCACTTTTCCCACGTCCATTGGCACCATTGTCAAAAACGAATTCGATGTTGTCGATGATGGGTTGCATCCATGGAGCCAGCTTCTCCTCCATATTTCCTGGTAAATAACCAAGATCTTGACCCATTGGAATTGCAGGTCTAGCCACAAGCAAACGCTTATGGCTTTGTTCTTCCAAAACAGCGTGTAAACCACCAAGAATAGCCATTAATGTTTTACCTGTACCAGCACGTCCAGTTAAGGTAACAAGTTTTACTTTAGGGTCTAAAAGTGCGTCAAGTGAGCATCTTTGTTCAAGATTTTTGTGTCCAATTCCCCAAACTTGAAAATCTTTTGGGAGTTTTTTAAGGCCGTCATTTGTGTGGCGATAAATACCATCGTGAAGAGCAAGATATTTATTTAATTCTTTGCCTTTGCGGAGTTTAGCCTTTTCATTCTCCGCATCAAGACCGGCTAATACACCTTTGTAGGGCATGTCAATGGAAGATTCAATTAGCTCGTGACGTTCAAGTTTAACACCAAATCCGCGAGCAATGACACCCATCAAGATGTCATTTGTGATTAGGGTTACATCAAAACCATTTTGACCAAGTCGAATGGCACTGGTAATGATTTGTTCGTCACATGTCCCTTCGTACTCAGAAGAGTTGTGCAACCACATTTTTTTAGGATTTTTTTCGATATATCTGGCAAACTCACGAATGTTTCGCGCTTTTTCAGAATGTCCGCTTTTATGCTTATCAAGCTCGGATAAAACGGTGGTAGGAACGAAAACTCTACCTTTTAATTTTTTTAGGATGTTTGGGTCATGAATAATAACATTGGTATCTACAACGTAGACTTTTTCCTTTTGTTTGTTGTTATTTTTTGCTTCCTTGGACGATTTTGAAGGTTTTGCGCCTCTTCTCATCAACTTTCCTATTCCTATTCGCTCGATAAAATTTTAGAGCTGTGATGTACGTTATTACTGCTAATGGTACCAGGGAAAGCCCAACGGCGAAAGACATACTCATCGAAATCATAATCAAAATGTCGTTGTCAATCATCCAAACCTTCTCTAATAGCCTTTTTGTTATCTTTCCTATTATAGTCTTTTATGGACCCAAAAGCGACGCCGGTAGGTGGAACGGGCACCCTTGGTTTGATATTCTCTAGCGATTTCATTAGGTTAGACAAAGTTTTGCGTGTTTTTTTCGCTTTTCTTCGTCTTGCCATCATTTTACTCATTTTTTAGCCTTTGTTAGGTTATCAATAGCCCACAATGGTTGTAAATTACTATAATGACACGCTTTTTTAAATTCTTCTGGAGATGTTAAATCAAAAGTATTTAATGGTTTGATATGGTCAATATGCCAACCACTAAAACCATAATTGTTCCAATTCATTTCATTGTCAAATTTAGATTCAATATGTTTTTTAAAGTCAGTAATGGAACAGCCAAGGTTATCAATAGCCGAGCCATTTTTTTGATCTTTTTGAACAGCTTTTCTTAGTCGATCTCTTAAATTTTTTGCAATGTGATAGTGACCGCCCTTAGGTTGTGCTGCTTGCCACCCCATCACTCTATTTTTAATAGCATCTTTATGGCTATTGTAATAGATTTGATCTTTTAAGCGAATGGCTTCTTTATTTGCAGATCTATACGTCAAATCATACTGTTGCTTAGAATTTTTGTTTAAGTCTTTGTATTTCTTAATCTTTTCTTGATTTTTAAGGTAATAAAGACGTTGACAATCCTTACAAGATAGTTGTAGACCATCAGGTCTTTTTTTATCTTTAGAAAAACATTCTAAAGGCTTGTGATTATTACATTTTGTACAAAGTTTCATCTCTACCCTTAAAGATTGCGAAAAGTGCAATCTTATATAGTATACCACGAAAATCCACGTTCCTGGATGTGCATTAAAGGGAATTTAAAAACGGATGAATTTATTTTCAGATATTAGCAATTTTATCAATAAACAATTGGGTTTGGACACCTCTACAAGTACGTCTAAAACCCAAAATGGCAAAACGCCATGGGAAGGTGACCCATCAGCTGTCCAAGATTCTGTATTTTGGCAGCCATTGAGTATTGACCCTCAGCGTTGGAATAAGCTATACCCTTATCGATTGATCGTTGTGGATGTTTCAAAGCCTGGAAAACCACAAATCGTTGGTGGGGACAAAAAAGGCGCTAAAAGTAAAGCCTCTACAGTTAAGGGCGCAACGGGCCTTACCTACGTATTAAACGAAACTATTTTGTCTGGTTCTTGGGAATGTACGTTGCCAATTACACCTCAACAATTGAAAATGTCAACTCAATTTTCTATCAATACCTCAGCTACAATGCGTGGTGTGGTTGAAGAGCACAATGGGGTCAAGTTCAAAACCATTACAGCCTCTGGAACCACTGGTATTTGGCCTACAAAACCAGTTCAGGGTGGAAAAATTGCAAATCCCACATCACTTGGTTCAATTGCTGGTGGAACTTTGGAAGCAGCTCAAGGATTGATTAACAATATCAATCGAGTTGCCAATATGTTTAACGGCCAGCATCCAAATAATGCTAGTAAGGTATTAAAGCCAGGGGAAACAGATGCCAATATTTTTTCAACTGGTTATTATCAAGCTTTGTATTTGGGTGAATTCTTAGATCGATATGCAGAAGCGAAACGCAATCCTAAAAATAAAGGATGGCGTTTAGTGTTTGATATTCCTAAACAGAATCAATCATTTATCGTAACTCCTTTGGCTTTTGAGTTAAATCAAAGCGAAAGAAAGCCAAGTGAGATGTTATTTTCTTTCCAATTAAAGGCTTGGAAAAGAATTGATTTGCAATCTGAATCACAACCTGCTGGTGGTGAACTTCCTAAAATGGAAGCTAATTTATTTCAACGGATTGTTGGAACAATAGCTGAAGTTCGAAGAACTCTTTCTAGCTCTGTAAATTTAGTGAAAGCAGTTCGATCTGATTTCCAAAAACCATTTAACGTTCTTCGTCAAACCTCATTGGTTGTTAAAGATACTGCAGGATTGGCTTTTGCCGTTGGTGATTTACCACGTCAATTAATCGATGATTTCAATTCCGCTATTAATTCTGCATGGGTGACGTCTGCAAATGCTTTTCAAAGAGGAGCTGATAGAAGTACGTCTTCAAATGCTGATTCTTTGGTTTTAAGAAATCCTATTAGTGGTAAAAATACATCTTCGTCTCAAAAAGCTGGAAGTGTAATTAGCTCTGTTCTTGATCGTCAAAAAGTCAATGAAGGTCTTTCAAATGAAGAGATTGCTTCAGGTGCTCTAGGCGCTGAGGCAGCACAACGACTTGAAACAGACCCATTAACCGATGTATTTAAAAACCCAGAAGAAAACTTTGATTTATTTGATGGAATTTCAGTTGATGATTTGACTTTAAACCCAGCGCAACAACTTGCTATTGATGATGAATTGCTTCGTGTTCGTTTATTGAATGTAAATGACTTTCGTGGATTCAGACAGGAAATTGTTAACTTGGCTCATGATATTGCAGATAGTTTTGGTGCCGGAAGTGCCGTTTATTCTGATGTTTATGGATTGCCAACACCTAAAGATCGTCCTATCCCAATGACAGTGGAAGAGAATGAGGTTTTACAAGCTTTATTTCAAGCTGTTCAAATGTATGATTTGCTTTGTGCTACGAAAAAATATGATGATCTAACTATTCAAAATCCTATGGAATTTGTTGGTGGTTTAGCTAATGAGTCTGGAATTGATTTTGAAGATTTCAGTTCAAAATTATTAGCTCCTGTGCCGTTTGGAGCCACAATCGAAGAGATTGCAGCTAGATATATGGGTGATTCTTCAAAATGGCTTGAGATTGTAACATTGAATAAATTGAGATCTCCATATATTGATGAAACAGGTTTTACCTATGAATTTTTATCGAATGCAGAAGGTCGACAATTTAACGTAAATGATACAGAAGATAACTTATATATCGGTCAAAAAATTACTATTGTGTCCGATACAGTTCCACCAGTTACTCGTAAAATTGTTAATGTGGAGAAAATTGGCGATGGTAACTTCTTGGTTACTGTTGATGGGTTGGCTAATTTGGACTTATTTCAAACTGACGACAACGCTAGAATGCAAGGTTATCTACCAGGCACTGTGAATAGTCAAAATCAGATTTATATTCCTACAAATCAACCTGCAGATGAAGACGATCGTGTATTTGACATTGTTAACATGCCAAGTACAGCCTTGAATAAGTTGGCCAAAATTGACTTTTTATTGACTGACAATTTTGACATTGCTGTGAATTCAGTGGGTGACTTCAGATTAGCAAGTGGTTTGACAAATTTGATTCAAGCGTTAAAGTTAAAAATTAGAACACAACGAGGAACACTACTTCGGCATCTAGAGTATGGCATTGGTTTGACCCACGGCATCTCGGTAGCGGATATCGAAAACGGTGAAATTATCAAATCCTTAAACGCAATGATTGCGAGTGACGATAGGTTTGAAGCAATCGAGAGTATTAACATTCGATTGGATGGACCAACTATGAAAATTGATATGGTTATTCGGATTGCCAATGGCTCTGGAATCGTACCTATTTCATTTGACGTTAAGGCTGCTTAAAAATGTGGTATTATACTATATGTTAGCAATCTTTAAGGATATCAGGAGAACAAATGGCCAGTAGATTGCCAAATCCCCAGGCATATGAAGTTATTTTAGGTGATATGTTAGCCACTTATATGGCTAAGATCGGTGTAAATGATTTGAACGTCGGTTCTACCGTCGTTTCATTTTTTGAAGCTATGGCCCAGGCCGTATATCGTGCTTCAGGCGATACCTTTGCTATTTTAAGAGATTTTTCAGTTGATCGTGCTGAGGGCGAAGCTTTACAACGTATTCGTGAAGAAGAAGGTCTTCCAGCCATCAACGCTCGTGTTGCCACTGGTAAGGTTACAATCGGCGACTCTTCTTTTACCAAAAAAGTAACTAAAATTTATGCTGGTGCTCAACCTCCAAATATCGGCTCCATGGAAATTCCAGTATCTGATGCTTCCGAGTTTGACGCTTCGGGTTCAATTTACATTGGTCGTGGAACTCCAAATGTCGAGGGTCCTTTGGCCTACAGCAGCATTACACCTGTTGGTGGATATTATGTCATTAATTTATCAGCTCCAACTACCAAGTATCACAATTTATCAGAAAAGGTGATCTTGGCTCAGGGTGGAACTCGTAATATCGCAGCTGGAACGGTTGTGAAAACCCTTTCTTCCGGTTCATCTCCAGATGTAAATTTCACAGTGACTAGAAATACCACTTTACTTGACGGTGAAGACACTGTTACGGATGTGCCAGTTGCTGCTCAAGAAACTGGAACTGATGGAAATGTACCTAGAAATGCTATCCGTGAATTCGTATCAGCTCCTTTCACAGGCGCTACAGTTACCAACCCAGTAGGGTTTATCACAGGTAAAAACGAAGAAACTGACCAAGAAATCCGAAATAGAATTAAAAAAGCTCGTATTTCTCGCGGCCTTGGAACTGCCATTGCGGTAAAAAATGCTGTGTTGGGTGCCCAAGCGTCTGATGAAAATGCAGTTGTTATTTCTGATGAAATTTTTTCTGATGGTGATGAAACCACTCTATATATTGATAATGGTGGTGGATATGAAGAAAAAACCAAGGGTATTGGTTTAGAATTTATTGTTGACTCTGCTCTTGGTGGTGAGAGAAATTTCCAATTGGCTACAAGTGGAACTCAAACTTCTGTAGCGAAAGCTACTTTAACATCTACAGAATCTGCACCATTTGAAATCAATCCAAACGATAGACTTTCAATTCTTGTGGGTGGTATTCTTTCAGAACACGCTTTTGCTGAAGGTGACTTCAAAGCTAATGGTTTTGCTTCTGCTTATGAAGTGGTAGCTTCTATCAATGCAAATCCTGATTTAAAATACTCTGCAAGTACAGTTGATAGTGGAACTCGCGTTGCGATTCAGGCTAAGGCTGAAACTTCTGAATATTTACAAAAAACAACACCTACTGTTGGGACTGATGCTGGTGAAGCGCTTGGTTTATCTTCAAGTGAAGTTGAGACCTTGCGTTTATACAAAAACAACATTCCTTTGAGTAGAAATGGTCGTTTAGCGGTTATTGAGTCTGCCAATCAAACTGATTGGTCAAATACCATTGCACCGGGTGATACTCTTATTTTGATGGTTGATAAAACTCAATCCATTACATATACTTTCACCAATGCTGATTTCTTAGCAGAAGGCACACACTCCACAGTTGCAAAAACAAACACATTGCAATCATGGGTGAATGTGATTAACGCTAAAATCACAGGTGTTACTGCTTCTATCAATGGGAATAGATTGGTTCTTGTTTCTAACCTTGGTACAAACTCACGCGCTCAATTAATTATTGACGAGTCATCTACTTTAGTTTCTAAGGGTATGTTTACTAATTCAGTTGGTCTTTCTGCCAATGGTGCTGAAGCAGACTTTAAATTATCTAGAAATACAGCTCAAATTAAACTTACAAATCCTTTGGCAGCTGGCGATAGTTTAACTGCAGGTTCTGAGTTTACACAAGCCACAGTTTATAGTTCAGCTATCCTTGGTGGATCAGTTACATTACCTGCTGATGCACAAATGTGGGTAATGGTTGACAATCAAGATGCGGAAATCATCAACCATGGTGTACTAAGCGATAGCTTGTTCTATGTAACTAAGCCAACAACAAATATTGTTCGTTATCGAGCATCTTTTGCCGGTGCCTTTGCAGCCGTGCAACCAGGTGATTATGTGGTTGTTTGGTCTGACGATCTATTGCCTGGCAACAGACTTGAAGGTCGTGTTAATGCGGTTGGAACTCAATCTTTAACTAACGATTACTTTGAATTAAAAGTTACCCCTACAGAATTTGCTGGTGCTTCAGTACAAGCTCCTGTAACATTTTTCGAAGGTTTGGCATTTCTTAGAACTGCAATTCCTCCATTAAAAGTACAGATTGCAGCTGGTTCTTACAATATCAATACAGTTGCGGCTAATTTAACATCTCAAATTCCTGGTGCAACGGCATCTACGGAAAATGACGAGATTATCAAGATTACTTCAAATAATAAAAATACTGACGGTAGTATCTTGCTATTTACTTTTAATGATGCGGCTAAGAATTTAAATTTTACATTGGGTGACTACGCTACATCTAGTTTTTCACACTTTGGTTTCTTTAAAAATGATCAAAATTCTACTAGATTTCCATTGTTCATTCATTCGTATTTTTCTGGTAACAGACAAGCTGACCCACCAAATTCAATGATTCCAGATCTTGAATCTGCAATTGATTTGGCAGTATTGGGTGTTGACCCTAATATGTTGATTTGCATGAAACATCCTTATTTAACTTCTGGTTCTTATATCAAAGACAATCAGGGTGTTGATCAAACAGTACAAATTGATGCTTTAACAGGAATCACCATCGATATCGACGAAACTAAAACCATCCGTCGTGTTCGACAAAACGATCGTTATGTTGTTTTAAGTCCACTTGATTTTGACTTTGACGACAACATGATCGTGGTTCTTGATGGCAATGCCTCTGAGAAGACTTTCCCAATTAATTTATATCGCAAGGCTGTAACGAATTCAACCATGTCAATTAATGCGAATCAATTTCGTGCTTATGACGTAGATGCAGGCGCTACTACCCAATTCTCACAATTCTTTGGCTCATCTTTCAGCTTCAAAAATTACAAAGCAATGATGAAAGCTAAAAATGTTTTGGACCCTCAGTCTATGACAGATGAAGATGCTATTCTTTATAGATCTGCTATCTGGGGTGTTGGTGGTGAAAAATATCGCGTAGGATATGTATATCCAACAGCTGCAAATCAAGATATTTCACACTCCGTTTTGGTTGGTGAAGATGTCAATGTTAAAATTGGTTTAAAATCTGGTGCTCCAGTTGTTAATACGATCGATGGAACTACAGAATGGGATGTGACGGTTACCCCTAACACTCCTGTTGCAGGTGTGGATGAAGTTTCTTATACTTGGAATGGAAATGGTACAAACCCAACCATGCCAACTCTTGCTCCTGGCCATTATGTAACTATTAATGGCAATGGTGAGTTTAGTGCTGCAAATCAAGGTACTTTTAGAGTATCTTTTGCTACTTCTACATCATTTACAGTTCGTAGACCAAATGGTGCAGCTCTAGCGGAAAATAACATTGCTACTCTGACTACAAACACAATTAGTATGTATGAAAACGATGATACAACAGCTCAAGAAGTTGTTGATTACGTTACCGCAAACTTAATTAATTGGATTACAGCTGAAATTGTTAATGACAATGGAACCACAGGTGCTGGTGTCATCGACCATTCAACTTGGGAAGACAATGATTTTGCTTCCGATGCAGATGCTATCTATATGCTAGATGGTATGAATTGGATTTCATCTTCTACACTGGGAAATTCTGCTCCGAATCCTCAATTTGTTCTGAAAAAGACACTTGACTTGCCAAGTTACGACACTAATTCTATCGCGGCTTATGCATTTAACAATGGCGAAGAATTAAGACTTATTCCTACAACTATCGAGCAATTATCTGAATTCTTATCAGTATTGGCTGTGACTGGTTTCACTACTCTTGGTGAGGTTTCAGTTGTTGATAGAGGAGAGATTTTACAACTTGCAACTCAAATTTTAGGTTCTTCTGGTTCTGTTAAAATGTCTGGTGGACGTGGTAATGTATCTCAAGCCCAAGTTCTTGGAACATCTAGTTTGATTCCAAACACAGATTTGATGCAATCTAGTATTTCAAAAGCTGCTTCTGCAGGTTTGGCTGTTGGACAATGGTTAAAGGTACAAGCTTCTAACTTACAACAAAAATCTACAGGAATTAGTTTCACTACTCAAGTGACTATTGTGCCAAATGACCCTACAGCTAACGTTTCTTCTATTTCTCTTGCAAACAGAGAGGTTGCTGATCGTTATTTCGGTCAGCCTAGAAATATGTTCCGCGATCGCTCACGCGCTTTCCACGTTGAAAAACACGGCTCTCTCGTTAATATCTCTTGGGATAATGTAACTGGTGGAAGTCCAGTATTCCAAAAATCAGTAGAGTTTAACGATGCTGGTGGTGGAAACATGTCGGTTACTTTCAATTCTGACACACAGTATACAGAATATACTAGAACTTCTGGCTCTAGAAACTTCTCTGAAGTTCAGCCTGGTGATATCGCTACAATCTCTGGCTTTGCAGATGCTGAAAACAACGGTAATTTTGTTGTTGTTGGTGTTTCTGACGATGGTTTAACGATCGCAGTTGATAATCCAGATGGATTGAGTGCAGGCGCAACTTCTATCGCTGCAGGCGCAATCACAATCACTACAGAAATTAAAGAAGGTGATACTTTAGAAATTGGTGCTCCATTTAGCAATCTAAATCAAGGTATGTTCAGAGTTATTCGTAGATATGAAAATAGTATCTATATTGAAAATGAATTTGCAGTTGAAGAGCGAGTTGTAGTTGCTTCTAATTTAAGATCATTAGGTTTTGATAACACTACACAGTTTGATGTTACAGTAAGTGGTGATATGGTCATCACTTATGATGGTACTGGTACCACACCAACACTTTCAAATGCTAAAATGGGTGATATTTTAACAGTGGGAACGGCTTTCGCTGCTAACAATCAGGGTGATTTTATGATCACTGAGGTTGGTTCTAATTATATTAAAGTAGCAAATGCTAAAGCAGTTGCTCAGTCTAACATCACTGTAAGTGGTATTGGTGGTAATGTATTAGAGGCTCATATTCCGTCAATGGTTTACAGTCCATATGAAAACACAAGAGCTGGTGACACATTCGTTATCTCTGGTAATGTATTAAATGCAGGTAATCTTGGAACTCACAATATTGTTGAAGTTCTTTCTAAAACTAAAGCAATTGTAAGTGGTATTTTAACAGCTCAATCTTCTGTTCAATTAAATAACTTATTTGTTCAAGTCTATGTTGAAGAGGGAATTCCTTATTCTGGATACAAAAAAGTATTTAGTAAAGCCGTTGACCCGGCAAACACAAACAGAGTGTTGTTATTATTTGATTCTAACGAAGAGTATGTAAAAATCAATGAAGCTGCAAGTACATTGTTGACTTCTCAAGGTAAGTTGGGTTTCTCTGAAACTACAATTTCTGGTTTTGACTCTTACAAGCATCACATTGGATTGATTGCTCAGTCAAATAAGATTGTCTACGGTGACCCACGAGATAATGTAACTTATCCTGGTGTTGCAGCTGCTGGTGCTGAAATCTTTATCAAACCACCATTGGTTCGAAGAATTACTGTTTCCATCAACGTGCGTGTACAAACAGGTATACCTTTTAGTCGTATCACAGAGCAAGTTAGAAATAACATTGCAGCATTGATCAACTCAACTGGAATCGGTGAGTCAATCGCTATTTCTGATATTATTTCAACTGTAAACAGCATCCCTGGAACTATTGCAATTTCTATTAGTTCTCCTACTTATGACCCATTAAATGATATTATTGTGGTCAATCCAGCGGAGAAACCTTTTGTTCTTGATATCGTAAATGATATTCAAGTAAGTAAAGTGGAGTAATCAATGAGTGAAGCTGATGACAGAGCCGCAGCCAAAGCGAGATTAAGGGCATATCTTAATCCTAGTATACAGGGTAAAAACACAAATGCTGTTTTGGATGCTCTTTCTACAGGCGGCGCTCATTTAGTTAATAACGTAGAAGCTGTCAATGACCAGCTTTACATTGTTAAGGCTCAAGGTCGTTATCTGGATCAGCGTATGGCTGATAGGGATATCACACGCCCTGATAACGTTGGTCTTTCAGACGAAGTTTTTCGTGAAATTGGTATTGAAGTTTCCAATCGTAAACAAGTTCGTGATTTAATGATGAATATCCTCCGTATTATTTACGGTGAAGAGTTTACACGCGCAACTGTCGTTTCCGCTGCACTAGAGCCTTATGCTTTACAAGACGGCGACACTTTAACAATTCAGTATGATGATCAAGAAGATGTTGAAGTTACTTTTAAAACTGCACAATTTTCTTCCATTGCAGCTGCAACCGCTCAAGAAGTGGCAGATGCAATTACAAAAGAAATCAGACGTTTGGGTAGAACGGGTGCTGCTGTCGCAAAAGACGATGGGGTTGGTGGTTATGTTCAGATTATCTCTGAAACTGATGGACCTGCATCTTCAGTTCGTGTAACCGGTGGTAAGGCACAAAATAAATTGAAATTTGATTCTATTAGACCTACTTCTGGACAACCTGCTACACAATGGACACTTTCTTTGATTGCTGGTGGTTCTGTTAGAGCTACTTGGACCGGTGGACCAGACCCTTCAATTGGTAAGGTTAAGAAAAATGACTATGTCAATATTTATGGTACTGCTTTTAATATTAATAATCGTGGTACATTTACAGTAACAAAAGTTCAAGGTGGTCTTGTAAACCAAGCTTATTTTGAATTTGAAAATCCAAACGGCGTGGCCCAAACTACACTTCAGGGTACTATCGAGGGAATGTTATTTTTCAATCCAGTTCGAAGTACAATTGTTAGCAAAAAGAACTACGCAACTCTTTATCAAACAGAATCTCGATTGCTTGAGATCTTTATTCCTGCCACAACTAAGGTTGTTCGTCGTGATAGACCAGGTTCAGCTCATTTGCACGATTCAGGTCCATCTGGTGAGGGTAACGAAGGTCCCTATGCCTTTGATACCTCTAAGGGTTATTTAATTGGTGGAGAAGAGTGTAATACCCTTCAAGAAATCAATTCAAATTCATCAATGATTATTCAAGTTGATAATGCTTCTGATATTCCAGATACACCAGGTGAGTTGATCTTTGCTTTTGGTACATCCAATGAAGAAGGACCGGTTCCATATATCGCTAGACCATCTGCTGGAACTATTGTTGTTGACCCATCGTATAGATTTGAAAACATTCATCCGTCTGGAACAAATATTTCACTTGTGTCACAGGGTTATGCTTTTGAGCCTGATAAAGATGGTACAGATTTTCCTTTTTACATCACAGATATCGTTTCTGGGCGTATTTATGCGGAAGAATTAATTAATTTGGTCGCTGCAACGGGGATTAATGTTGTTATTACAATCTTATATCCTGAGGACATCGGTCTTGGTAAATGGGGTGACGAGGTCAACTCAGAAAAATATGATATTTGGGGTAGTGATCCTGTATGAGTCAATCAGTAGTTTTAAAAGGTGCAGAAGTAAAAATGTATGTCGGTGGTAAATTGTATGCTGAAGTAACAAGCATTCGATATGCAATTGATTATGGTGAACAAGAAATTTTTGGGATCGATTCTCAATTTGCCCAAGAAATTGCTCCAGGTCGAGTGACAGTTCAAGGAACTGTTACGGGTATGCAGATTAAAATGGTTGGTGGACTTCAAGCTTATGATTTAAGAACCAAAATCACAGAAATCTTACATGCTCCATATGTTTCGTTGAGATTGAAAGATAGGAAGTCAGACTCTGATCTTTTTTTCTTGCCACAAATGAAAGTCACAAGCGAATCAACAACAATTGTTGCTAAAGGCGTTGTTTCTGTATCTTTCCAATTTAAGGGTATTATTCCATACAATCCACTAGATATTAGTGGGTAGACGGACCTTTTTCCCACCAAATATTGTCGTTTTCTAAATCTTTCATATATAGATTGGCAACTTCGGTTGCCTCAAGTTGATTTAGATTTTGTACAAAATGGGTCATCCATCCCCATCGACTTTCTTTAGCTCTTTGACTTAACAAGTTTGGTCTTTCTAATAGATGAAATAGGGCAATGTTATACTCTTCAGTCAATCCGTTGTACCAACACAATAAGGTTCGATCGTTGAAAGTTCTTCTGGCTAATAATAGCCATCCATCGTCTTCTTCGAGATAATCAGTTGGGTCAATGATGATTTTGCTCATTTAATCCTCAATAACGAAGGCGATAGTTGCTTCCTGGTCTTTTTTGGGTCGTGATTGAGCAACAAAATTACTGTTGTATGGCTTAACGAGTCTTTTTTTAGCTTTTCTTGGTGGTCTAACAATTTTTTCGTATCCGGGTACGGTTGTTGTATACCAAGCTGTTGTCAACATAACTACAGTATTGTCTGGAACATCAGCTAATTTCTTTTTTAACTCTCCAACTGTCATAAATACCTCATTTTATTAAGTTTTTTAAACTTTTATCTCATCTTAACATAAAAAACTCGAAAACACAAGAAAAACTACAATCTTTAGGTATAACTAGTACTTAATGACAATCTTTAAGGTATCCTCCCTATGTTTATTTATCTCAAATCGAATTAAATGGACTTAAAACGGTGAGTCGAAGGAAATAAAAATGGCAGTTAGAAGATCGCAAAACTGGCTTAATCAACAACGTGTGGACGTTCCTCATTTACGTTCGATTGAATCAGCTGTACGTAATGACTTTGATGAACTTTTAGCATCGTTTGCTATCGGTGAAGATGCTTCTTATATTATTCGTGGTTTTACCCTAAATATGGTCGGTGCAATTGGCTCTTCTGCATCCAGCCTTCAAATGATCGTTGAAAATAGCGCCCTTATGCATGGAAAGTCTTCACAAGCTGGAACTTTCTTTATGGTGCCTTCTGGTGAGGCCAATCAAACAATCAACTCAACTACAAATCCAAATGTTCAGGGTTCATTCACACCAAGCGCATTGAATTATATCGGTATCGAATTTAATCGAGCTGTTGATAATTCAACTTCAGCTCAAGTATTCTTGTGGAATCCAACAAACAAAAATGAAATCTCTAAAACTGTACCTTTGGCTGAAACCTTAAACTATCGTATCGTAGTTACATCTTCTATCTGGGCTGCGAACGTACTTCCAATCTCTATCGTTGAGACCGACTCTTCAAATAATGTTCTTAGTGTTGAAGATCGACGTCCAATGTTATTCAGACTTGGAACTGGTGGACCAAACACACCAAACCCTTTCTACAAATATCCATGGGACCATGACACTGAAGGAAGAACAGAAAACTTCTGGAAATCTTCATCTGCTGTATCGCCTTTTAAGGGTGGAGATAAGCAGATTCAGCAATTTAAAGAATGGGCTGATGCAGTAATGTCCGCTATCCTTGAAATCAAGGGTACAACTTATTGGTATTCAGACAATTCTGGTGGTTCAATTATTAAATTGCGCGGTGACTTGTCACAACTCCAAATGACTGGAAGTGGTAAGTGGACACATGCATTAGCAACAGCTGGTCAAATCAATTGGTCAAGTGATATTTTCTTTGACTACATTGGTTCACGTTTAAGTTATAAATTAGAAGCCTACGCAGCCGGTACCAATGTAACATTGGCCGACAATGAAGTAGCATACCTAAACCTTGTTCGTGGCGTCGACGTCATTCCAAATTTGATTTTTACACAAGGTTCTGCGGTTGTTACATCTGTTGGTGCAGTTTCTTGGACCAATGATATCTTAGCTGGAGACTTTATCAAAGTCGGATCTGAAGACGATACTAAATATTATAAAGTATTGTCAGTTGATACAGCCTCTCAAGTTACATTGAGCGAAAACTTCCTTGAAACTTCTACCGGCTCCGGTGGGGTTCAAGCGAAATATGCTTATGGATTCTATCAAGTTGTAGCAGTTCCAACAACAAATCGTCATTTGCAAATCGCCGATCGTAAAGATGTGCCTTTTAACGAAGATACATATTGGATTTTATTGCGTAATGATAACGGTGGTTCAACAGCTCGCGCTTACATTCGCGGTTCATCTGGTGGTGAGTTACAACAAGGTGAAGACCGAGAAATTTCTGATGGAGCTTCATTAGAGACACTTGAATATATCGGTGCTCCAACTGAAGTTTCTAGTAAACCTGACTATACCAATGCTTTGGTAACTGGATTGGCTGAAGAAAGAACAGTCACGTTCCCTGCAGCTTCTGCTTTAACATCTGGCCAATACTGGACAATTAACTCTGCTTTAGATGTTAGAAAGTTTTATGTATGGGCTAATATTGACGGCGCTGGTGGAAATCCATATCCAGGTGGTTTGGAAGAAATTGAAGTTGCTTTGTTAAGTACAGATACAAATCTACAAGTGGCTGCTAAATATGCGGCTGTTTTAGCTGGGTATTCTGAATTTGACATCACTGATAACTTAAACGGTACCGTTGCTGTTAACAATTCACAACTTGGCGTATCTACAAATGCTGCTGATGTGGATATGGGTGTTGGTTTTTCAATTAACACAACTCAAGAAGGTATTGGTTCATTTAATCGTGTTATTGTTGATGAAGAAAATCTAACAAAATCAATTAAGCGTTTAGATGAAGCTGTTGGTAGTGTACAAGATTCTTTAGATATTGATCCATATTCTGAAATTATCACTATCGTTTCTGGTGCTCCAGCTGACGATAATGAAATGACAGGTCCAGTAACCGCTGGTACAAACGTACTTATTCCATTAAATAGTCGAATTTCTGATGTGCAAGAAACTTATATCGTTGGAAGATCTGATCTAATCATTTCTCTTGGTGGTATTACACTTGTTGTTGGAAAAGATTATACTGAAGTTGGAACTTCTGGTGATCCATCTTCTGAAGTGCAATTTACATTTCAATTAGAGATTGATGATGTACTTGAATTCCGTAAATTTGCTGCTAATGGTGGTGGTTCAGGTTCAGGCTCTGCATCTGGTGTAAATTTAGGTGCTGCTGAGGATGCTGATGTTTTCAAACAAACAGTTGGAACGCAATTACAATTCCGCAGAATCAAGGCTGGAACAAACGTTAGTATTTCTCAAGACACCGATAGTATTACAATCAATGCCAATGCTGGTGTTTCTGCTGCAAATGTCTTAACAACTAGCTCATCAGTTTCTATTACAGATGCAAACGACATTGTTAATGTCTTGAATGCTGGTTCAAACGTAACAATCACTCTTCCAGACGCTACATCTTCTGAGGGTAAGATTTTTTATTTAAAGAAAATTGACGCTGGTAACACATTCTTCTTAAAATCTGTATTTGGTCAAACATTAGATGGTGTTGACATTGATGCGGCTCCAAAAGCGATTACCACTCAATACGAATCTATCACTGTTGCAGCTGTTGCTGGTAATTGGTTTATATATTAATTATGAATTTATATTGCATTGTTTTTCCTAATAATAAAAAATACGTTGGTGTTGAGTCAAACGATGGTCAAAGAAAACAATATCATTCTAAAGGCCACAAGCATACTGTGGTAGGAAGGGCCATTAAGAAACATGGATGGAATAATTGCACATTTAAATATTTAATTAAAAATGCAAGCAAAGACACATGTTTACATATGGAGAAAAAACTAATTGACAAATGGCAATTGCAAGATAAAAAATTTGGATATAACGTTTCTGCTGGTGGTGAGTCTGGTTTTAAAGGAATTAGGCATTCAAAACACACTATTGAGAAAATGAAAGATAGTAGAAAAAAATACAATCTCACAAATGAATGGAAAGCCAATATTTCAAAATCATTAAAAAATAAAAAACATAATCTTAAAAGAAGAAATAATATTTCTAATGGACATGGGTCAAAATCTTTTGAGGTATTTAGGATAATTAAGTCAATTGGTAATTGCAGGTCTAAAAATTTTATAATATTGGAAACTAAATATATTGGTGTTTATAAAAATCAAAGATTGTGTGCAGAAGAATTGAATTTAAAAGATAAGAGCGTGAATTCTTGTCTACTTGGAAAAATAAAGACTCATAAGGGCTATATTTTTAAATTTAAGGAAGTTTTGTGACTTACAGACCATACGATACTATCACTGCGGTTGGTATTTCGGACCAAAGACAAAATGTCTCTGGTTCTTTGATGGCCAAGGCTACACCTGTAAGGTCTACAAGTACAGGCGATATCGATTTTATTGATGTTTCTGATGAATCTCATGCTTTTGCAGTCAATGCGGTTACAGGGACTGCAATTGCCAATTTGTCATTAGGGCCGGTATTTACAAGTGGTCGACTAACCAACATCACAATCACTGGCAGCTTTGGTGACCCAGTTTTTGTTAGTAAAACAGGTGGTTTAACCACTACTAAACCAAGTATTGGGGTTGATGGTTTTGTATCTGGGGATTGGATTATTATGATCGGAAGCATTGGCAAGAATGCCGATGTTCCTGCAAACAAGGACTTAGTTTTAAACATTGGCGTAGTAGGCCAATTATAGGAGTTTTATGCACCACAGTAAACGTGAGCGAAAAGTCGATCTAAACAAGATGTCTATGCAACAAGCTGAGGCTATTAGTGCTCAAATTGGGCAAGAAATGGCTAAAATCATGGATGAAGCAAACCTAAAATGTAATGAAATTCTGAATATTTATGGTATGCAAACACAAATTCATTATAAAATTGTTCCTTTACAAGAAAATAAAGAACAAGTTATTGAAAACATTAAAGAAAAACCAAAACGTGGACGAAAGTCCAAAAAAGCCGTTAAAGAGCAATCTTTAACAACGTAAGCAATTAGGAGTTATTAAATGGCTGATATTTCAGTTTTAGCAAGGTTGATTCAAGGTACCACACGAAATGTGGACATTGCTTCAAATACATTAGTCACCACGTCTATTAAAGTTGGCGGTGGTGTTTCAAATACAGAGTTAACCAAGGCGATTTTAGATCGTTTGGTATCTTTACAGAACGGTTCTGATGTTGATTCAAGTTATCATACACATGACGGTCGTTATTTTACAGAGACTGAATTAGGTTCTACTGGCGGTACTTCAGGTGCTGATAGAATTGGTGTTAATAACACTCCTGTTAATTACTCTGCAGCTTCTCAGGTAGTACAAGATCACTTAGAAGGTATCGATGCGGCTTTAGCTGCTGCTGGTGGTACTTCATTTGATGACAGTATTTTTGAGCTTTATGACAATTTGGATAATTCTAAACTTTTAAAGTTTCAATTAGCTAACATTTCTGCAGCTACTACTCGCACAATCACAATGGCTGACGCCAATGTGGATTTAGCTGATGTAAACAACTCAATTCTTCGTGATGGTTCACGATCTTTTACAGCAAACCAACCTATGGGTGGTTTTAAGCTTACAGGTTTGGCGGCTGGTTCTTCATCTGGTGATTCAGTTCGTTATGAACAAGCGATTTTAATTTCTGGTGTTAATGCTTTTGCTGCAGATCAATCAATGGGTGGTTTTAAGCTTACAAATTTAGCTGACCCAGTTGCTGCTCAAGACGCAGTGTCATTGTCTTATTTGCAAGCTCGTTTAAATGGTCTTACTCCTAAAGCTCCTGCTCGTGCTGCAACAACAGCAAACATCGCTTTAAGCGGTGCTCAAACTATCGATGGCGTTTCAATCATTGCTGGCGATAGAGTTTTGGTTAAAAACCAATCAGCTCCTGAAGAAAATGGTATTTACGTAGCTGCTGCTGGTGCGTGGTCACGTGCAACAGACATGGATTCTTTATCTCCTATTGATGAGGTAAATGGTGCGTGGGTTGCGATCCGCGAAGGTTCGCAAGCTGGACAAGTATTTGTTCAGTATGGTGTTGTATCTGCTATTGGTACAGACCCAATTAATTTCTCATATTTCAATCCAATCGCTGGTTTAATCGGCGGTGACATGATCACTTTTGCCGGTTCGACTTTCTCTGTCGATTTGGCAACTGTATCTGGTTTAGAATCAACAAATCCTGGTAACGTAGCTGGTCAGTTAAGAATTAAACTTGAGGCTTCAAATCCTTCATTAAGATTTACAGGTTCTAATGAACTTGCAATCAAATTTGACCCTGCAGGTGCTTTACTTGCTGGTGCTGCTGGTACAGCTGTTCAAGTTGATAACTCAACTATCGAAATCAGCTCAAATGCATTAAGAATTAAAGATCTTGGTGTTACATTAGCTAAATTGGCTGCGAATTCAGTTGATGAAAACAAAATTGTTTCTACTTCATTCTCTTCTACTGGTGCAATCACTGGTGGCGGTGGATCAAAAATCCAAGTTGAAGTTGACGATTCTTCTATCGAGCGCAATTCAAATGCATTAAGAATTAAATCAGGTGCGTATGACCAATTAACCATCACAGGTGGTTCTGGTTCAGCTGCTGCTGTTCAACACGCTCCAAGCATCCGTAAGGTAATGGTAGCTGGCGAATCATTCGCTGCTGACACTACATTTGCAGTTCGTATGGCTAGAACTGGTGAAACAGCTGGTCGAGTTTATAAAGCTGACTACGATGCTTCGTCTGTAAACAATTTCTATGTAATTGGATTGGTTCAGCCTACAGGTGCTGTATCTGCAGGACAGAACATCACAGTTATTATGATGGGTGAAATCTCATTACTTGCTAACGATACGGCTTTTGCTGCTGGTGAAGTTGGCGAACCAGTACACTTGGTAGCTTCTGGAGCATGGGATGCAGTATCTCAAGTTTCATACCCTGATCTTTCTAACCGCGCTTCTGTAAGAATTGGTATGGTACAAGAGACAGGAAAAATTATGGTTCAGGCTATGCAACTGAACGGTATCGCTTAATTTGTGGTATAATAAGGTAGTTGAGGGATTAAATGGCTAGAAAATTAGCATTAGTAGCTGGTATACCAAGAATGGTAGACGAAAGTGCATCCCCAACTATCTACGACCAGCAATTAGAGGTTGTTTCTGCAGGCGCAGGAGCAGGTCAAATTAACGGTCCTATCAACGCAGGTTCTTCTGTAACTCTACCCAGTGGACAAACCTACACTGGTCCAGAACTGGAAATTTATTTAGGTTTAGATCGTTTACGTCCAGTTTTGGACTACACCTACGCTTCTTCAACTCAAGTGCAATTTACTTTTCAGTTGGTAGCTGGTGATTTTTTACGATTTAGAATTGATCGTGCGCCGTGAAAAAGTGTAGTAAGTGTGAAATTGATAAAGAAAATGATCAATTTCATAAGCATAAAAAGGGTATGTTAGGGATAGATAGTGTGTGTAAGGAATGTAAGAAACAATACCAATCTTTAAACAAAGAGAGGATTGTTGAATATCAAAAAGCATACTATTTAAACAACAAAGAGGCAATTTCAATCAAAAACAACCTATGGTTTCAAAACAATAGGGAAAAAGATAGAAATCGCTACAAAGAATGGTACAAAAACAACAAAGCTAATAAACTTGAATGGAAAAGAAACAAGATGAAAAGTGATGTTGAATTTAAAATAAAAGAAAATATGAGATCGAGATTATACATGGCTTTAAAGGGAAGGGGAAAGAAGTTAAATACTGAAAAGTATTTAGGTTGTTCTATTGCCAATTTAAAGATTCATTTAGAATCAAAATTTCAACCAGGCATGACTTGGGAAAATTGGGGATTGACAGGGTGGCATATAGATCACATCATCCCATTAGCTAAGTTTGATTTGACAAAAGAGGAATCTATTTTTCAATCTTGTCATTATAGTAATTTACAGCCTTTATGGGCACAAGAGAATCTTTCTAAAGGAAGTGAGTAATGGCTCGCACAATCACAGATGCCAGACAAGTCACGATTAGACAGTATTTGCAACAAATTGCAAGTGCTACTGGTTATGCTGGCACATCAGATGCTAAACCAGCCAATCAAAGTGAATTAGACAATTTACTGGCAAGTATTAACGCTGAGTTAACACCGCTTTTACGTTTAACTGCAAATTCCCCTGCTTCACTTATTGTGAACGTAGGTGCTGGTCTTTTAACTAACTCAGAAAGCTCATTTTCTAAAGCTCTCCCAACAATTGGTGCTAATACACCTAATTTTGCTGGTGGAACAATCACTTTTCCAGCTTCTCCAGGAACTGTAACGGTATCTCCAGGGAACAATGCTACTTTTTCAATGGGTGCGAATGAATACATTAAAGCACTTGTTTATTTAGATGCAAACAATAACTTAAATCTTATCTTTGGTACCTCAAATGCTACTGAGGCCAATGCCACAGTAACAGCTGCTCCTGACAGTGTAATTCCAATTGGATTCATCACTCTACAAACTATCGCTGGTGTTGTTCAGGTTATCCCTCAAACTAAAATCTATCAGTATGTTGGCACTGGTGCTGGTGGTTCTGGTTCAGGTTCTGGTGTTTTAGAAGTAGCTCCTGGCTACAAAATGCTTATCAACGATTCATTTTCGGCAATTCAGGGTAGTGCAGACGACACTGTTTATTCAACATACACAAAAGCAACCTACGATGCTGGTAAAAAACTTTATAGATTACTTTGTGATAAGTCAAAAACAGTTAACACCTCTTCTGGTACTGCATTAACAATCAATTCAGCTCCTAGCTTTACAGTTCAGGTTGGTGACATTGTTTATATGACCAATGGCGCTCGAATTGGACAATGGAGAAGAATCGGCACGGTTAACTCTCAAACAGATTTTGTTTTGGATGCAGCTTTTTCTGGTGGAGATGCTGCAAACGGCAACACTTTGATGATTTCTCAAGCTGTTTGGATTCAAGATCTAGTGAATTATGGTTCTGTAACTGAATTAACTAGACCTAGAGATTTTTATCCAAATGAAAATGTCAATCAAGTTTTGATTGATTACATGGATAGTTTAGCAGCTAACGATGATGTTGGTGATTTTACACAAACAGCTCGAATTGTAATGAGTGCATGTAATGAAGGCTTACAAGCTGATACCGATTTCCCATTAACAACATTTTGGAATCAAGGATCTGCTGTTAATGGAAACTTGTTGGTAAGACCAGCAGCTCCAAGTTCTTTATCTCACTTTCCAATTACAGCTAATACTGATGACGAACGTTTATTTTTAGTATTTTTCTGCAATCCTGGGAATGGCTCTGTAACCGCAGGTGCAAATCTTTTAGATTATACAGCTAACTTTTACCAAGAAGCCGAGGCTATTAATGGTGGGGTGTTAGCTTCTGCCTATGGAACTAGTGATAATTCGACAACTACCTATAACGGAACCATTTCTACTTCTGGTGGTTTTACACGATTTGACTTAAATTTTGATGTCAATCCTAGTGTTGACCCAGGCGGTGTTGGTGCTCAGGTAAAGGTAACAGTAAATGGACAAGATGTACCAAAATTTATTTCTAGTGGTGTAAATCCAAGTTCACAATTAAGTTATACAGTGACCACAGATTCAAATGGGTTGTATAGAAGAATTCTATTCAGTACAGACCTATCTGTAGCAACTGTTGATATTATGATTATCAAACAGTTTGGTGTTTACGATGCTTCTTTCACACAATCTAATAAACTTATTGGTTTGTACGATGCGATTGTGGGAAGTGCAGCTCAAGTCACAGCTGGAACAGCAACGCATTCTAGTTTACAGGCAGCTCATGATGCAGTTGTGGTTGGAAGTAATATTTTAGTGTTAAATAACGTGACTCTTTCTGGAAATACAACTTTAAGTAAGAGACTGATGATCTCTGGAAAAGGGCCAGGTTCAGTACTTAGTGGTAACTTAACTGTTGCCTCAGGTGCTTTGGGTTCTATTATCAAGTGGTTAAAAGTATCTGGAAACGTAACCTTTAATAGTGGAGCAAATAAATGCTTCATGACAGATTGTTACATGACAGGTTCATTTTCCAATGACCCTGCAAACCTAGACAATGTGTTTGAGATTATTACGGAGTAATTATGGGAATTATTAGTTCAAAACCAAAACAAAATTTAATTATTAATGGTGATATGCAAATCGCTCAAAGAGGACCTAGTTTTGTAGCACCAACTAATGGTCAGTACACTCTTGATAGAAATCAATATTTAAAGAATGGCGCTATGGTACATACGATATCACAAGATACAGATGTTCCTACTTTTGCCCAAGCAGGTTATTTATTTAAGAATAGCTTAAGACTAAACTTAACAACTCCTGATACTTCTATAGCAGCAGGTGAATTTTGTATAATGAGACATTACATTGAGGGATATAATTTTATTAATTTAGCTCAAAAAAGTTTTACTTTTTCTTTTTGGGTAAAAGCAACTCTAACTGGTACTTATTGTGTAGCTTTTTCTAATTCGGGAGCTGATCGTTCATATGTTGCAGAATATACTATAAATAGTGCTAATACTTGGGAATATAAAACAATAACTGTTAGTGCATCTCCTACTGCTGGAACTTGGAACTACACTAATGGAGTAGGTCTTAGAGTTTCATGGACTATAGCGTGTGGTTCTACTTTTCAAACAACAGCTGGTTCTTGGCAAACTGGCGACTTTAGTGCTACTTCTAATCAAGTAAATGGAACTAATACTGGAGCTACTGATTTTAGAATTACCGGTGTTATGTTAAACGAAGGTAACGCCGCTCAAGCTTTCAAGACATTTGGTGCGTCGATTGATGAAGAATTGGTAGCTTGTCAAAGATATTATGAAAAAAGTTTTAACATTACCGATGTTCCTGTAACTAACTCTGGAATATTAACTGGCGCTCACTCATTTCCAAATTTATCTCCGAGTACTTCTCAAGAAGTAGCCCCGGTGACATTTAAGGCAACTAAAAGAGCTACTCCAACGGTTACTATGTTAAATCCTAATGCGGCAAATAACCAGATTAGGTCTATAGGCGGAACACCTGGAGACTGGTCTTCTACTACGGCTAACCCTGGACAGACAGGCTTTGCTTTGGGCGGCCAAAGTAACTCTACAGCAGGTGGAGCTACTTGTAAAGTTCATTGGGTCGCTGAAGCAGAATTATAATTTAAGGATAAAATATGAGTAAATCAACACAAATTAATAAACGTTTAATTGCAAAGATTCCTACGCCTGGTAACGAAGTCACAACTATTGGTCTAAATACGGTACAGACTCAGAATATACAAGATGGAGCAATTACAGACACCAAAACTAATTTTACCTTACCAACCGTTCAGAGGTTTACATCTGGCTCAGGTACGTACAATACTCCTGTTGGTGTAAAATATATTGTAGTTAAAGTTATTGGAGCTGGTGGCGGTGGTGGCGGATCACAAGCTACTGGTGCAGGACAAACATCTGCTGGCGGTGGTGGCGGAGCTGGTGGTTTTTCTCAAAAAATCATATATGCTCCAGCACTTACTTATCCATATGCAGTTGGTTCTGGAGGCGCTGGAGCAATAAATAGTACAGGTGGTTCTGGTGGAAGCTCTACATTTGGCACTATATCTGCTGTCGGCGGTTCCGGTGGAACCAATGGTGCTGCAGCAAACGCCGATACTTTTGGCGGTGGTGGCGGAGCTGGCGGAACAGCATCTGGAGGAGATATTAACATTACTGGTCAACCTGGACAAGCTGCAATTTACCAAGGTACAAATGCAGTTTCTTTAAGCGGCGCTGGAGGATCATCTGTTCTAGGTGCAGGTGGACAACAACGTATGGTTACCAATGGCGGTCAAAATGGAACAGGTTTTGGTTCTGGCGGCTCCGGATCAGCTCTTGGTCAAGGCGTTGGCAGTGGCGGAGCTGGCGGTTTTGGCAGTAATGGTTATATTGAAATAACGGAATATTATCAATAAGGAGAATTAAGATGCCACAAATTAGAGGAATTAACATTCCAAAAGAATCAAACATTAAAAACTATCTTATTAATGGTGATATGGTTATTGCTCAGCGAGGTACTACCTTTAATAGTATAGTAAATACTCAATATGCTATGGATAGATATCAATATTCAAAAGTTGGAGCTATGGTTCATAATTTAACTCAAGATACTGATGTACCTACACTTGCTCAAGCAGGTTACTTATTTAAATACAGTTTGCGTTTAAATTTGACAACTCCTGATACTTCTATTGCCGCTGGAGATATTACTACTATTCGTCAATATGTTGAAGGTGAATTAGCTGCTTGTCAAAGATATTATGAAGCTGGCGCTCAAACCTTCAGGTTTCAAAATATTGACACAGTCGGTAGAAATTCATTTTGTCATAGTATATTTTCAGTAAGAAAAAGAGCTAACCCATCATCTGTCACATTGAACAATACTGGCCAGACTAATGTCGGAGGATTTGCGGCCATCGGGTCAAATGATCACCATGTATTGTGGCAATGGTCTGGAGCAGGGTCTGCAATTGATTTTCAAAATACAGCAAATTGGACAGCTGACGCTGAATTGTAAGGAGATTTATTATGTATATGAAAACACAATCGTCTGAACAAGAAATTAAAACTGTTATCAGGTTGTCAGATAAGGCGTTTATCCCAAACGATCCGCAAAATAGAGATTGGGTTGAATATCAAAAATGGCTTAGTGAAAGCGAAGATAATATTCTTCAAGAATGGGATGAAAATCTCTATAATGGTTAAACTAAAAAGGGAGCGAAAAGCTCCCTTTGTTTTTGGTATTCACTTTAAAATGAATAGCTGTATATAGTGAATAGTGTACTATGTACTTTTCCATTCCATAGCAGCTGCGGTCGACGGAAATTCTTTCAAAAAGACTTCCTTAGCAGCTTGAGCAATGTCCATATGCTCTTTCTGAGTCCCATTGGCCGAACGCAATTCGATATAGTGAAGCCAAGATCTTACATTTCCTGTCATGTAAATACGAGTTTTAGTGGACAAAGGAAGGAGAAAACGTGCTTGTTCCTTTGCAATACCTCTTTTTAAAGCTTCTTGATAAAACGCATTACTACCTGCAATGACCTCATCTTGAGCGTCTGCAAACCATTGACGGTCTTCTTCACTCATATCATTGATACTGTTCTGACGGTTCTTTAAATCCTGTCTACGAGCTTCGTATTTAACAAACTCTGTAGCGGTCGCATAACGCTGTGAGAACTCCTGGAATACAAACGATCTATGTCTAAGGATTTGAGCTGCAATAGCCCGTGACGTTTCAATCTCTAATGTAAAAGAGATATGTTCAAACGGTGACCAATGCTTATTCTTAGACAGATATTTTAGTAGTTTGGGTGCTGTTTCTGTATTCATCTGATTGGCTGGATTAGAAACACGGGCAATGTAAGAAATGATTTCTTCAGCCATCATTCCATCGAGATCGCCAACACCTTTGGTGATTGCAACTAATTTAACCACTATTGCACCCTTTGAAGATCGCCATCTTCGTTAAAATACATCATTGTATCACTGTCACCAACAATTAATAGAATTTCATCGTCCGAATCTGTCTTTTCGTAATCAACCTCAGCCTTTTCAAGCATGGCAATCATCTGTTCAAGATCAGTTCCTGTAGCTACCGATTCATCTTCCTCTTCATTTTGTCTTCTTCTCATTTTGCACCCTATCCTTTTTTAAAATGTATTGAATACCTTCTTGTGTAATCTTTTTTGTTTGGCCCATACTTAAACGGATTGTGTCGTCATCGAGCATTACATAGCCAACACCACATTTGTCCAGCAAATCGCGTGCCTTTGGATGAATCTTGGCACAATAGAACATCCCAACTTCATTTACACGTTGTCCATCAAATAAGTATTCTAACTTGGTAAATTCGTATTTGTTATCTGCAAGATCGTTCGAACCATCTCTCATAAATTGATTTAAATCAATCTGTTTCAGAATACTTACGATCAATTCTTGGCTAAGTTTAGAAACACCAGTATACTCTGCCTTTGATTCAATTTTGAGATCTTCGTAAAGTAATAAATCGTTTGTAGCAATAAAGCCAATTCTAGCACCGGCAATTCCTAAGAGCTTGCTATAAGAACCAACCATAACTCGATGATTTGGCACTATAAATGGTGTTTTGGTATAGATTTGATTGTTATACACAGAATCCCATGTATCTGTATTTGCATCGCCAATATTATATTGAGTTCCTGTTGGATTTTCTGGTGAATCAATAAGTCGCATATAAAGATGATTTCCAGTTGTCAAATGTAATGGCATTGCGTTTAAATTTCTTACCCTTTCCAATCCAGCTCTGTTGATAAAACTATCATAAGAAGGATATCCATATGGTGTGGTAAACACCTTTTGTCCATTTTTAGCTTTAAATCTTCTTAAAATTAAATTTAAAGCCCCTGAAGCTCCATTTGTAATTAATATATGTTGATATCGTTGGTTGGTTGTTTGGTAAATCACATCATGGGTATTTTTAATAAGATCTGGATTTCCATCATATGGACCATAAGCCATGTCTAAAATACTATGTGTTGTAATAGAAATTCTACTATTTAAAATATCCAATAAAAAATAAGGATTTCCCCAAGAAAAGTCGTATTTAAAAATTAAGTCTGCCACAAAATTCTCCAAATAATTCAACTGCTTTTTTATCAAAAGCTTTTGCTGCTTCTTCTGCGGTAAAAAAATATCCCAGGTGAATCAATTTTCCATTAAATTTAATACGTCCCATCCAAGGTTTATTTTTGTGTCTCTTGGAAAAAGAGACGCCTCTATATCCAGACGTATTATTTGATGACTTTTTATTTAAATTCCTTGCATTTTCTGCTGTTGAGGCCATTCTTAAATTTTCTTTTCTATTGTCCAATCCATTTCCATTTTTATGATCTATTTTAATTTTTGAATTATTAATTCCTAAGATCATTCGATGCATACGAAATTGTTTATATTTTCCATTTTCTTGTAAAATTGAAGTAACTGCATAATAAGTATTATTTTCTTGATGAGCAGACCAAGAAAATTGATTTAATTTTTCATAATCTACAGAATCTACAATGGCTGTTTTATTTTGGGTTAGTTTAATTAGATTGTTGTCCATTCAACACCGCCGATGCTTTGTCTTCCATTTCTTTTTGGAGTTTTTCAATGCGCTGTAATGTGAAATCTTTTTTGATTGAAAAAACCTGCTCTACTAGTCTTTCAACTTGTGGAATAGTCATTTGATTTTCACTGGCGATCAATTGAATACGAGCGTTTCTAAATTGTTCATATTCTTTGGCGGCATTTGATTCTTTTTTGTACGCCTCAATCATGTGCATTGGAAGAAAACCATTAAGTGAAGGAGCCCAGCCGGTTTTCTCACAGACCATCACTTCTTGACCCATAATCACCATCGTCATCCATTGGTGCATATCACCACTAGCCTTCATTTCGTCTACTTTTTTCTGTAATTCATTGAATTTTTTGTTTTGTTCTCGAATAAATTTAACGTGGAGGATGGCTTTTTCAAGTCCACCAAGAAAGAATTTGACCAACATACCCAAAACAATCCCTACTGTAAAGATTGTAAACATAATATTATCCATGTTCTTCTTCCTCTCCTACGATGGCGTCGGCCAAGCCCATATTGATGGTCTCTTTAGCTGACCAAATTGTGTCATAGTCAAGATACTTTTTCAAGGCACCTAATTTGAATTCAGGGTGTTTTTCACGAATTTTAGCTAAAAAGATATTTTCCATTTCAATATTAAGCTTTTTACTTTCTTCTCCCCAACTTTCAAACACTTTTGCATGAACCTCACGCATAGCCTGAGAACCGTAATGGACCATAAATCGCGCATTTGGAGCCATGACACGTTTATCAGCAGCTTGAAGAATAACAGCACCCATACTCATGGCCATACCATAAACCTTGATGGTAACATGAGATTGACAGCCTTTAATAGCGTCATAAATTGCCATACCATGATACCAGTCACCACCGGGGTTATTCATAATGATGGTAATTGGTTCATTTTTCTGGTCAAGTAACAACAAGGCTTTGATGATTCTCTCGGCCATGGTCGTTTCAACACCTGATTCGCCAAATTCTAGGCTTGATTCAGTGGACCCCATGTAAATTGTCCGTGAGGGGATGTATAGGTCGTAATCGTATAACTTATCTACGTCATCTCTGTTAATTCTTTTAGACATAGTTCTCTCCATTAATTCTCTTGTAAGCAGACTTCAAACAGCCAATCCATTCACGTCTACCAAAATCTCTTTCGTCTTGAAAATACTGTTCTAGGTGAGCAACAGTTGAATTATAATCAAATCCTATCTCTGCACATCTACAGCCGATGTAAAACCAAGTGGCATTCCTACTTTCACTAACACCTCGCTCCAATTGCTCGGTAACATCCTTAGGAAGCTTAGACCACAACGGCAATCCGGTGATTAAATCACCTGAAATAATACGCTCTTCTCTTTTGACAGGTTTTGTATCTGGAAAGCTATCAAGCCATTTAAAGAAATCAGCTTGTGATACCCTTCCACCCATCGAAACCAACGCTTGAACCAATTGTCTACCGTTTTTTCGCTTATTGCCAGGAAAACGGATCGATCTAGTTGGATTCTTGATCTGCTGGTCAGTTCCTTTTAAAACATTTAGCATCCATTGGTTGTAAAACCTCCACATCGCAATTGACGGAAGCGGTTCATCTAACACAATGGCATAGTGAAGAGATTTGTTTCCAGAAAAAATACAAGCTGAATGTGGCAATTTTGAATCATCAATGTATTTCTTCTGCTCTTCTAGTGTGCCAGTATCAATTTCAACCATAAAAGATCTAAAAGACGTGACGTTTTCATCTCGTCTAAATCCATTGACTGGATTAATCGAGATCAGATTAATGTCACTTTCCTCAATTGTCACCGGCTTAATGTCTGGATTAGGAGACGTAAGCACAAATGGACCATTAAGGTCTTCTTGATTAATGCTATGGTAGCCATATTTGTTATGAGAGACACTGATCGTTTCACCAGGCTCAAACAATAGGCTTAAAAAATTAGCCGTTAATTCTTTCATAGTGGAGTTTCTAAAATCAAATTCTTTCTAAATGAGCCTCTGGCAGCGGAGCGAATAATCTTTTTTCTCATACTCGATGAATTTTTATAAAGAGCACTCACAACAAGACGACTGTGTCTTTTTGTAGCCAAATGAGCATTTTCTGTATTGTTAAGGATTTCTTCAACCAAATCTGTTCCGAAATATAATTTAAAATGGACTTTTGCTAGTTTGTAGTAGAGCTTTGTAGTCTTCGATTCTCCTAAGCTCATATCTTCTTGATCATCAAGCTTTAAAAGTGTTTTTTGAACCAAAGTAATGGTTTTTAATACCAATAGCTTTAAAAAACCAGGTTTAGGTTGTACAAACATCATCTTATCCTCCGTTTTTTGGGTTAATTCCACCCATTCGCTCGTTTCGTGCCTTTTCTTCTTTTCTAATCATAGCTTCATTCTTAAATTCATCGGTGTACTCAACATACTTACCCTTAGAAAATCCTACATAAATTTTCTCGCCAATGCAAGAGTTAAATCTAGATTTTTTGATTTCAAAAATCGTGCGAGATAGTTCCGCATCCTTGATGACATTAATTGCACAAGTGGAAACGTTGACAATTGTCTTTCTACCCTCAATAGCTTCTTTAAAAGGCAATTCTTTATCCTTATTGCCTTCTTTTTTCTGTGCAAGGACAACAATAGCCGCATTTGTCATGTTTTTATATTGATCGAGAAATTTACACAATCTGTACTGAACCTGCCAATCAGCCATACCTGGAACTTTAACAGATTTGTCGACATTTTGATAATAATCTAGGATAATAAGATCAAATTCAGCATTTTTAATCAAGGCGTTGTTTAAGACAGACTCAATTCCTTCGATAGAGGTGGTGCAGCTAGTCATACCACGGTAGTTATCACCAACAACAGTGAGTTTCTTACTTAAACGTTCGATATTCTGCTCAAAGAACTCAATCTGCTCTGGGGTAAAGTTTTCGTGATCACCATAGTACCAGCCCTTAATTAAACTTGAAATACGATTGTAAACATCGGCTGGATGTTCTTCGTTTGTTAAAACTAGGACCTTTTGGCCCTGCATTAGGGCATTGTATGTTAAGTTAGCAGAAATGGTGGACTTTCCAGTTCCTGTTTCTGCACCAAGTAAGATAAGATTGCGTGGAAATAGTGGAACCTTACCCTTGAAGTGGCTATTTAAAAAAACCTTTGATTTTTTAGCCTTCATTAAATAATCGGTGCTACTTTTGGCCAAAGCGGTGATGTAATCAGCGTCATTTTTGCTTAAGTCAAATGACGAAAGCATTTCCAATTCTCTACGTTGCTCTTGAAGCTGTTCGTGTTGCGTTTCAATACGAGCTTTTTCAAGTTCTGACTTCTTTTTATTGAGGTCTGCGATTACCTCAGGTCCTAAGATCTGTGAAACGTCCTGTTTACTCATTTTTTCGGCCTTTGCAGTCCTACAGATTCAGCAAAATCCCAATCCATTTCGTAATCAGCAAAATCTTCAGGGTTTAAATTAATAACATCTTCAATGGGAGTAGAAAGACCATCGTCCTCTTCGGATTCGTCTGGAATATTATTCACTAAATGTTCTGTAGTAATAATTTGCCCTGTAAATGTTGCTGTTGGTTGCTGTTTCCTGGGTTCTTCTTTTTTCTGTTCGATTTCTTGTTTTTTAATCGGAAGTCTTTCTGCATACGCAAACATATCTTCCAACACATACGAATGTACACTTGCCGATTCGCCTTCAAAAAGTATAGAAATAGCATTTTTGTAAAAATCTGTATTTAAACTTTCCTGGGTAAATCCGACTTTCTCCAATTCAAGAAATAAAAACGGCAATAGACTGAGGGTCATGTGTTCTCCAGCCCTTACCCTGTCTTTCTTAAATTGTTGAAGAATTGAAGTGTAGTCCATCTATAGCATAATACCACAATCTTGTTCCAAAATCTGTTTTGCAAGCTTAATTTCAGACTTTAAATGCTTGTCTCTTTCTGCGTCTTGGATAAAATTTAAAAGAACTTGTCTCTTTTCATCCTGATTTAAACTGTTAAATTGAAATTTGATGTTTTCAAATCGATCATCATCTTCTTGTTTTTCCAGGCTTTTTTCAGGAGTTAGATAAAACTCACCCTGGTTTTCCTCAGTTAAAAGTTGATAGTCATATTCGCTGATTCCAAGGTTGGCTTTTTCCATTTTAATAATTTTAAAACCATATTGGTCAGTTAACTCCGTAGTTTGAGCCATACGAGCACGCAACCTAGCTTCCTTGAATTCTTTGGTGGTTAGGCGTCTATAGTCATACTTCTTAGGATTTTCAAATACAAGCTCTTTGGCAACATCGCGACTATTTTCAGTGGCTGCAAAAAAGGCACGTTTTTCGCTATCAACGGTGATATTTCGAGCCTTACGACTACAAACAACAGAAAATTGTTGCAATCTCTGTCTAAGGAAGCTAATTAAATGATTTCTCTCAATTCTCTCCACTTCACTTTCCGGGGTAGCCTTGGTTCGTTTGCTAAGCATTCTTTCCATGAATTCTGGATTATTTTTCATGCTATATAAGCTCATGTAATAAAGCATGTATAGATTTGTGACTGCAATTACGTCATAGACATCAAAACCAACTTGTACAAAGTTGTGTTTGAACTTCGAATACATAATTTTAGCTGTTGTGTTTACAATTCCAGCATATTTGGCAACCATACTGGGGTCTAATTTCTTAGAAGCCTTGTTGATGGTATCCATGTATTCATGTCTTAGATAAAGGAGTTCAAAATCATCCTTAAAATTCGGTTTTTTCGTCTTCTGATTTGCCATTTTCCACTTCCTCTGTGAGAATTCGAGGGATTTGAGCCCTCAAAAGTTTACGTTCTGCTGTAAATAAGGGTGATCCTTCCACTAACCATCCCCTAACTTTAATTGGTGGGTCTGTATCGACCACAACACCAGTTGATTTTTTAATTACCCATCCACCGCGTTTTTCACGAGCTGAGTAATCATTCCAATTAACACCTTTTTGAAAACACATTTCTTGTAGTTCGGAAGTGTTTTTGTTGTCACATTGTTTATGGCTGTACAAAGCCCTTGCTGCCATCTGGATGCTGTTTCTAGTAGCGTCTTGTTGACGCCAAATAAAATAATTTTCCACTTCGATAGGGTCAGAAATAGTGAAAACACGAGAGTCAAACAAGGCAAGATCTGGCTTGTGAAACTTAGCATTCTTTTTAAACATTACTTCATCAACAATACAGTCATTGAATTTAGCCGTTGCAATGGCTGCAGAGATAGACACCATTTTTTGAAGATTTCCATTGAACCAAGCTTCCGTCTGTGGGGTTTCAAAGTCGGTTAATAAAATCGAGATTTCATCTGACTGGACATAAGCCATTCTTGCACCTTGGATTTCTTCACAAAGTGTCTTTGCAACCAAATCCATGACGTCCATAAGATCTTTATCAAATGGCTTGTCAAAACCTTTCGTGAAAGTATGAAATGCCTTACCGTCAACTCTAATAATTGTATATGTTCGACGCGGTAGATTGTAACGAGTACGGTTTTCGTACTGTTCTTTCATGCGGTCGCCAAGAGAATCACCTTTTTTCATTCAACCTACTTTTGCATCATATTCTTTTTCGTATTTCTTAACAATTTGAACAATGTCAGGGCCAAAGATGGTATCTTTGATACTAGCCAATTCAACACTGATAGTCCAATCATCAAATCTAACATTTTGTGAGTTGTATGTTTTAGGAAAATTAACTTGTGGATGGTATTCATTCATATCTTCTCGATTTAACAAGGAAATAATATCGTTAGAGATAGAAATATAGTAAGCTTCTGCAAAGAATTGATATTTGGCACCATCTGGATTAAATCTGACAGCGATATAGCCATTGTATTCGCTGTGTGCGTCGTCAGTGTTGATGGTTACTTCAGCGTATTTGGTTTCAAAATCAGCACTCATTAAAACACCAATGTCCATTTCTCTTTAAAAAACTCTAAAGAAGAGGGGATGATCATTTCACGACCTTCATTCTTTTCGATCTTAACATTGTCCAGTTTGAAAGTCAATGTTTTTTGTTCATCTTCTTGCTCACCCCAAACATTAATATCTACGTTGATTTTTTGTTCTGGAACTGTGATGATAAAGCTTTTAACACCAGAATCACGCATTTCAAATTCCAAATTCCAATTAACTTCTACTTCTTTTGTTACAAGGTCGTAGTTGTTAAGATTTTCTATGTAAAGTTCTAAGTTTACTTTAGTCTTGAAGTTGTGCATTTTCTCTCCTTTTAGCTGCTGCTTTCAAGCATTCTTTGCTTAACATTTGGTCCAGGTCTACATCACCGGAACCAACAATAGCGCAGTTAAGATAGTCTGTCACACAATCCATACGTTTGTCAAATGAAATTCTCGTATTGAGAAAATCACACTCAGTTTTAATAAATTTAATTAGGCGATCGTTTTGTTTGGGAATGGAAGCTTGGGCATTTGCTTGAAGAGATAAGAGTGTCAAAATAAGCCATTTCATAAATCCTCCAAAAAGGAGGGTCCGGCTTTAAGGGGGGGGTAGCCGGACCCATGGGGGGTTAATTAAGCAGCCGCCAAGATTAGGGCTGTGTCTAATGCTTTCTTGTTTTTGGCAGCACTGTCGCCAAACCACATACTGTCCATACGAGTAGAGTTTTCTTCACCTCTTTCGTATTGAAGATACTCATTAACAGCGTTATAGGCTGCCCAGTAAGTACCACGAATCTCTTTCATGTCATTTCCACGTCCTTTTTCGAACAATGGGATAACTGACTCAAGGATTCTTTTGTTGCTTAAACTTGACAGGTCACCATTGACTTCAGCAAGCTTAGCAGTGGTGTTGAATACAATCTTAACATACTTCTCAAGATCTTTATGGTTAATTTCTTTTGAAGTTAAAAAACGATACTGTTCAGCAGTTGCTTGGAACTCAGCATCAGCCATGTTCATGATTTCTTGGATATTCTCAAGATTCTGAACCACATTTTTAGTGTGTTTAACACGAATCAATTGAGAAGCTTTAGAAGTCAAAGACATAGAAAGTGTATTGTTACATACAACACGGATAGGTGTGAAACCTACACGAACTGCTAGTGTACCATCATGGCTATTTGAAAGAAGAACGTATTTATCAACAACGTCATTTCCTTTAATAACCATTGGGTCACGGTTAATTTTAGCCAAAATCCAAACTCTTTTTCCATGTCTTAATGAACCAGCTGTTTCGATAGCAGCAGCTTTTTCATCAAGGAATGGACGGAAAAATTCAAAAGCTTCTGTGTTTTGTAGGGGAGTGTAATTAGGACCTACAACGCCAAGGATACTATTATCTGAAGAGCGACGTGTTAAAAGAGCGTCAACTTCTTCTTGAGCAGCTGAAAATAAAGGTTCTGTTGTAACTTTCCAGTCAAGACCAGCAGCAACCAAAGCTTCTTCTAATGAAGGTGGCATTTCAAATCTGCGACCAAGTTTGTGCCAAGGTGCTTCGCCTACAAATAACATTTGTTCTACTTCATGAGCCATCTTACCCTCCTAGGTAATTTGTTGTTGTGATAATAGAATAACACAACTTCACCGGAAGTCAAATAATTATTTAAACACAATCTCACTTTGAGAACTAAGTTATTTTCTCATGTCTTTCTCGCTATTTACAAGTCTTACATATTTAACAATAATATTGGCAGCACTGAATAAACGTACCACGGCTGCCACATAAGCTACTAAAATTACCACATGGATTAAATGAAAACCAAAAATAATCCATGTATACAATCCAAGGGGTGTGCAGACCATTTCAACCAGAATCATAAAGAATAGGTCTCGAATGGCCTGTTGCAGATCTTCTTTCACTATTCACCTTTGGCTTGGCCGTAAATCCTTTCTAAAAGGTTCTTTTGCAAAGCTTTATTATCGCGAATTTCAGTTAAAACGGCTTCCTTGCCCTTGAAGTTTTTATCACCCATGATGTAAGTCACATTATTTGGTCGTTCAATAAAACCCATATTAACAGAAAGTTTTAAGATTTCTTCTTCTGTGTTCACAATACCCTTATTGTAGTCGAATGTGAACTGTCCAGAGCGTCCAGCAACTCCGCGAGAAGATTCTGTCATCTCAACATAGATTTTATGGCCCGTTCTCTCTGCTTTGTCTTTAAAATCTTTGGTGTCTGTTTCTAAAGCATTTCCAAGAGCATCTTTTTTACCATCAGCTGAATTGTCACGTGAAACCTTCATGTAATACTCAAAACTATGCTTTTGGTGCCATCCACCGGCCATTTTCTCTTTAGGTCCATACATACCAGCGTCTAAGTTGCCTCGGACATGAGCTGTTGCGATCAAAGCGATCTTGTGACGTCGAAGGAATGGAGAGATAGCCATCAAACCCTTTTGGATTGTCATGGCATGGTCACCCATTTGATGATCTGTCACTGAGTCGGCATTTGCAGCCTTAACACCCTGAATACCCTGTAGGGAGTCAATAATAACTAATTTTAAAGGCATACCCTCCTCAACCATAGGAAATACATCCTTAGTCAAACGGTCAAAAATCAATTGTGGTTCATTGGCATTAAACACTGGATAGCGTTCTTCGTCAATATTCCAAAAAGGCTCTTTGTGACCCATTTCACGCATTTCTGTGTCAAACTTCATAGCCATTGCATCCTTATCCTTCGCGTGAAGGGCTGATACAAAGGCATCTGACACAATTGACTTACCAGCTTTAGGTTGACCCCAAAGAAGCAGGAATTCCATAAAAGAAAGTCCAGCAGACTTGCTGAAAGTCCAATTTAAGCTTGGAGAAACAGTCTGAATTGTATTTTCTAGAAGGTATGGGTTGTACTCACGGTCAACCGCACCTTCCATTCGATTCAATTCTTTCATCCATTTATTTTTACTCATAAATCACCTTAAACAGCTAATTCGCCGTTTTTGTAAGCTTGTTTCATTCGACGATAAATGATTTTGTTAACATTAATGATTGTTTGGCGTTGAACTTCTTGAGCTTGTGGCACGCCTTTATCGTTGATATAGTATGCCATTTTCTTAGTAATTTTAGCTCGATACTCTGGTTTTGTGTCAAAGTGTCCTGCTTCTTTTGCCATTCTACGAATTTCTTTAGCTTTTTTACCGTTCATATCATCTCCTATGTTACACTGTCTAAATCAGTGTAGATTAATAAAGGTTTTTGTGTGCTGCCAAGTGGAATAGAGCCGCCAGACCAAGAAATGGTTCTGCGATCTACTTCCATTCCATTATCAGTACCTAGAAACTTTTTTAGTTTCTTAGAGAAAGATTGGTGTGTTCTTGCTGTGAACAATGCAGAAGTGTAAACCTTCTCACCTTTGTTTCTGAATTTAATAGCGTAAATTTGCATAAACCCTCTAATATTTGTTTGAGTTAAAACTACCTTTAATTAGGTCCATTTGAACCTTCATGTATTTGCAAGCGTTTTCAAAAACTTTAATCTTATCTTCCATCAATTGATGCATTGCCTTAAGCATATCGATACGATCTTGAATTTTTTCCAACTCTTGATTTTTTTCTAAAAATGCCTCTCTAAGAGTTGCATTGTCTTTCATATCCACAGTTTTTAAAAACGCTGGATATTCGTCGAGAATGAGTTCGGATTTTTTCTTCCGATACATTTTATCAGCTTGTACGATTTCAAAGCCAATAGATCTAATATTGGCTCTGGCTTCACGATATCCTTCGTTAAAAGCATATGACAATTCTGAATATGTGGACGGATTAACAATTTGAGACTCAACCAAACGACTTTCGCCTTCTTTAATTTTACCGAAATACAGTGTAACTGCTTGACGGTCCTGAAAAGCTGGCACTACCAGCTCTACAGTTTGTAATTTAACAGGAAGGCTAGAATCACTCATGAGCTAAGTGCTCCAATTGATTTTAAAAATTGATCTACGGAAACCTCACCCTTAGGCGGTGCAGCTGGAATCTCAGTTTTAGTGGCCACTAGAGTTTCTGTTGTAGGTACCGCTTGTGCAACTGCTTGTTGTACAACTGGTGGTTGCGTAGTCATTGTTTGGGTAGGTACTTGCTGACTAGCAATTACTGGTGTAGATTGTGTTGTTTCTTCATCATCTCCACCATCATCATCTGAAGCAGTCTCGTTACCTGCACCAAGAAGGCGGTCAACAGCTGTTGCACCTTCTTTAACGATTTGAGAAACTTGAATTGCAGTCAACACTGGATACATACCAGAAAGCTCATAGGCTTCATCAGAAAGACGATCGATAATAGATTGATCAATCACATGAACCTTGTCTTCTTTGTATGTTTTACCGTTAATTTGCACGTTTTCTTGGTATACAGTTACTTGGTAAGCTGTATCGTTAAAATTGCCGGTTGGATTAGATCGATTAAAGTTAAAAAACCGTCCATTTTCAATTGAAAGTGGGTCAACTCCAGTCTTGCGCAAATCTTCAATTTGAGTTTTCAATAACTTGAAAGCACGAGAGCCGATCTTTAACAATCCAATTTTACCCTGAAGGTCAATGGCATTAAGATAATACTTAGCATCAAGATTGTAACGCTTAAGCTCTTCCGTTACTGTTTTAGCACGCGCCAAAGCAGCTGCATCTTGTGGATTTGCACGAAGAGTTTTAACAAGAGCGTCTTTTTCAGCCTTTAAAGCTTCACGTCTAAGGTGAGCATCTGATTCAACCTCAACCATTTTATTTTGATAGTTTACCTTACGAACGTCTTGGAATGGACGATTCTTGCCAGCGGAGTTTTTGTATCCCCACTCAACACGATAGTACTCATACCACTTGCCTTGTTTAGCAAGTTTACCCATAGGAGGAAGAATACGATAAACATTATCTCCGTCCTGAATTTTAAAAACGGTCTTACCTGAGCCGTATTTCGCCTTACCTAATTCCATCTTTCTCTCCTTGTTGGTTATACCAAACTTTGTCTAATTTTTAAAAGGCTTTTTTCAACAGCCTTGGTTGTTACTTTGTCCACTACATCCAGTGAAATGTTTTTAGTTTTATCGTCCACTTCGCCAGTTGCAATAATATGTGTGTTTCTTGTTAGAGAACGCTTTAAGCCTTTTGACAACTCTTCTACCGTTGCTGTATCAGAGGTGTAAAGAACTACCGGAATGGTCTTTCCTGAAAGCTCTGAATTCAAAACTTTATCGGAAATCTTATCCATAGCGTCGATTCCAACAATCTCACTTCCTACTTTCTCATTAATAGCCGACTTTGTCAATGACAAAAGTTCATTTTTATCTTTAATTTGTTTTTTATATTTCGATTCAAAGATAAGTGCTGGATAACTCACGATATCTAGATCGCGAGCCTTGTCTTCCAATGCGTTGCCGATATGCTCAAAGAGATTTCCAGAAGAAATTTTATCTTTGTAAAGTACTTCAGGTACTTTTTCGATCATTTCGTTGTAAAAATCCTCTGCGTTTACAGCAAAGCAATCGTACTTCTCTTCGGCAGTTTTAGCAAACTTGTCAGCTTGATCTCCAGTAACAATAATAAAAGCTGCACTTTTAAGTAGCAATTTTCGATAAGATAATCGCAAATCTTTAAGCTGTTCTTTGGCTTGGGTAATATTTCCCAATCTTACCCTACGCGTTTGTGGGTCATTGCCTGGGTCTGAAGCAGCAATCGCTTTTTGCTGTTTGATCTTTTCGGCAAGTTCTTTCAAAGTACTCATGTACGCTCCTTGTTCATCTTCATTTGTGATAATACCACAAAAAATCACACTTCCATGTTTTTTTGAGGAATTGCTTTAAAATAATGTTGTTTCCAATTTCGAGTGTTTTGGATTTTTCTAACTACCTTGCCGGTCATAACAGCTGTTGATTGGCTGCTACCGGTCATTCGGTCTAAGGCATTGTTTAAGCCTAGAGATAGACGTTTGTCTCCACACTCTGAATAAACATGAGTCTCACCCTTACGATTTAACGAATAATTAGAAGAAGGCAATCTTTTCCCTTTAATATCAACGTTTTGCACAATAATTACTCTTTTATCACACATCGCTGGATAATAAGGATGTTTGTTAATATCGGATCTTTCATTGCCTGCAGCAGCTACAACCTGAATACCACTGTCAAGAGCATATTTTACTAGTTTGCATTCATCGGCGTCAAAGTCATTTCCACCACCAGAATAATTAATCACATCAACACCCAATTCAATTGCCTTTCTCATAGCACGCTTCGAATTTGATTCTGAAAATAAAGTATTGTGATCGTGATAGAATTTTAAAGCTACAATACAATAATCCACATCATCGATGTCCTTACCGATTAAGCCAGCAATGTGTGTGCCATGCCCATGAACATCTTGTGTGCCGTAGCCAGTAAAGTCCTGATGACCTTCGTCACAGATTTTTGGGAGTGTAAAGCCTGCTTTTGTCCAATTGGATTTAAAATCAAAACCAGTATCAATAACTGCAACTTTAATTGTGTTTTTGCCAGCTCTTAACATCAAAGAAGATTCTACTTTAATTTCAGGTTCAGACTGAGGAGTTCTTTTTGAAATTACAAAAACCCCGGTCATGAAACATATAAAAATCGATAAAACCACCCCGATGATTTTCATAATTACCAAGCTTTCTCGTTAGTATACCAGTGATCTGCACTAGCAGATTCCAAAACTGCTTTTTTGATATAAGTTTCAATAGCTTGAGAATCAGTCAATAAGAAATTTTGGTTAGCTATTACATAATCCATTTTAGCTTCACCATAAAAATAACCCAATATCATGCGAGCAATACGGTTGTCATCGTTAAAACGAGAACCTTGTAAGTGTTCATTTTCATTCATAAATTGAACGTAATTTTGCTTAGTAGCTTTAATTTTAAAAACCAAAAGGTCAAATCTTTGTTTATCGAACTTGTTTAAATCTGTCAGCATCATAATGCCTCCTAACAAATACAGAATAACAAAAATTACAAAAAGTGTCAAGCTGTAATTGCAGGTTCTTCCACAATAATCTCAAAAATGTTCGTATACGGCTTATCTGCCTTCTTTTGATACACAAAATATGCAATACACCCTTCTGTTAGATCTGGTGGATAAATTAATTGGCCTGTATTGTAATCGGGCCATAAAACTTTTTCTGAGATGTATCCAGATGAGTCAATGATCATTTTGAGAGCTTTTTTGTTGCCGCCATCATATTTAAAGGTTTCGCATTTTAAGACATATCCAGGCACACAAAACTTCGCATCTTTAGTTAAAAACGTAGAATCAATCTGTTGTAAATGCTCACCTGAGATTAAAATAGTATCCCGACCCCATTTATCCATAATGGTACTATGGTGTCCACCTGTAGTGATTGGTAATTTAGAGTCTTTTTCCAAAACACTTTGTAAATCCAATGTCATGCTAGGAAAGATAGATTTTTTAACAAGAAAGTCTAGTTTTTTCTTATAGGTTAAAGAACCATAAAAATCATCACAATGCTCTTCAGCAGGTCCGGCAGCAATCAGCTTGGCCTTAAGATTCTCAGTTCTTTGGACTCCTTTAAGGTCGCCCTCAGCTTGAAATTTAGCAATGCGAGCATCGTAATCTTTGATTTTTTGCTCATGCTCAACAAGCTTAACCGCTCTTTCATATTTTGAGATCTTACCAATTAAAGATTCTTTTTTGTCAAATAACGAATCCAAAGCACCAACGTGAATTAACTTTTTGGTCATGTTGTAGCCACACGCTTTTTTGCGAACAAAATCTGTGATGTCGCTGTATGGACGTCTAGAGATGATTTTCTCAGCTGCAGCAGTACCAATACCAGAAATCATGGATAGTTTGTTACGAATTTTACCTAGATTGTAATCCACAGTCATTTCTTCATTTGAAGTATTAACGTCTGGTGGAAGAACCATGTCTTTTACGTATTTGTAGAATACTTCGTTAATTTCCTTTTGATCGGCATTGGAAAGCACAGCTGCCCACCATTCAAGGGGGTAATAATACTTAAAAAATGCACAAGCATATGAAACCACAACGTATGCAACGGCATGAGATTTATTAAATCCGTAACGTGCGAACGTTTCCATCATAGACCAGATTTTCTTAGCCGTTTCTGGGTCAGTTCGTTTCGAGGCACCTTCAATAAATACAGGCCCTAAACTATCAAGTAATTTCTTTTTCTTCTTACCCATCCCGATACGAACGTTCTCTGAATCCTCAACGTTCATTTGACCAAGTTCTTTGGCAATCTTTGTGATCTGTTCTTGGAAAACCAAAATACCATAGGTTTCAGGAATCAATTCTTGTAAAATAGGAATGTCAGAGACAGATCTGCCATTTTTACGTTCGATAAATTCTTCCACCATGTTTCGACCGGTTTTAGGGTCTCTAAAGTCTTTTGGACCCGGACGCTCTAAAGATGTGATCGTAGCCAAATCAACGATATTGGTTGGTTTAACTTTTTTGACAGTGGGTGTGGAACCTGCCGAATTCAATTGGAATACAGTTTCTGTTTTTCCACTAGAAAGCATGTCGTAAATTTCTTTATCCTGTGGTAAATCCCATACATAGGTGTTTTTGCCCTTATGCATGAAATAACCAGTTTTCATGTTTTTATCACCATGATGCTGGTTAATGTATTTTAAACACAAGTTGATATCTTTAAGTGATGAAATCACAAGGAAATCGTATTTGACCAGACCTGCATATTCGCATTCTTTGGCTGTGGGTTGGGTGATACGCTTCACACCACCAACTTCAAAGGTAGGGATAATATCTTCAATTGGCCTATCTGCGACAAGGTAGGCGCACGCATGGCGTGAATTCTGTCGGGCTAATGATAGAGCCCTTTTAACAATATCCCACTCTTGTGGACGTTCCTGTGCGTATTTTTGCAGATCTTCGTTCTTATCAAATAATCCTGGGTGATATTCGCCCTTGTCATCCTCATACCCTAGAACATATTCGTAATCATCCACACCTTGAGGGGTATTAGGAAGACTTTTGGCCAAAGCAGAGATTTCTTGAGCAACAACGCCCTTATTCAAGAATCGATTTGCATCCAAGATAGCTGATTTAATACGCAAAAGGGTTCTAGTAGAGACTTGAGCGGCTTTGTCGCCATATTTTTCAAATAAATAGCCAGAAGAGCCGTCTTTACCCACCAAAGGTACGCGAGACTCTAAGTCACAGTCAATATCGGGTAGATTGCCTTGTTTAACACGGTCCATAGTTAAGAAACGTGGTGAAGACAATCCTAGTTTAATAGGGTCAACGTGAGTAATCCCCAATAGATATGAAATTAAAAAACCACCTGCAGAACCTCGACCAGGACCTGTCAAATAGCCATTTTTTTCATAATAATCGTAAACGTCAACAATGGGTAAGAAGTATGGAATAAGATTGATGACTCCATTGCCAGTTAATAATTCTAGCTCTTCTTTGTATTGCTTAACGTATCGTTCATCATCCCAAGGCATACGACCAACCTTAGCGATTTGTTTTTCCAATAATTCAAGCGGGTCGCCTTCAGGGGTGGGCAATCGATAGTCATATTTAAGCTTGAATTCTTTGAACAATCCAGCCCATGCATGAGAATTATTTACCATAGTCTGAATGGAAGTCTCAGGCAATGCAAGTTCACCAGTGAGATATTCTTTAATCTCATCCACAGTGGCAATAAATTGAGATTGATAAATGCGCTTTTCCTCGCCAAGCTTCATATCTTGGACGACTTTATCTTCCTTTGTGGCGTAATAAGAATTGTTGTTGATCAACAAACGATCTTGGTCACCATATCGATGTGCAAGAGCCATAACAAACTGATTGGCTTTCGTTTGAATATCACCACCAGGAATATCCTGATAAGTGTTCAAAAGCTTAGCTTTTCCGATAAGTTGATTCTCTTCTTTAACTTTAAAACGAACACCATCGATAAATACAGCCAAAACTTTTGTATGTTTATTACCACGTCGAGTTAATTCAACAGCCTTAGCTTTTTCGTACTGGTCTGTTTCAATGCGATCGTTAGCTGGGATAAATACTTCTTTTTCTCCCAACTGAACCTTAACAACTGTACTCCAATATTTATCCTGTTTGTAAGGTACAATGCTAGGATAGAAGTTTTCAGCTCCAAATAGATTGCGAAGTTTTTCGTAATATTTTAAACCAAGGTCAGCACGACCAACCAAAAGATGTTTAGAGACCATACACTCCACATTTGAAGTTGTGACAGTGACGTTGGATTTAGCCAATTCTTCCAGGTCTTTCCAGGTAAATAGTCCATAAGAGTTCTCAGCGACCCAAAGTCTTTTTCGCTTTGTGTCTGAGCACATTTTAACGATTTTTTGATATGCATCTTGGTCCTTAGCATGAACGACGATTTTAAAATACTTAATTTGTTCGGATGGTGTGTTTTTGATAATTTCACAATCGTCGTCTTTAAAAAATAACTCGACGCCAGCGATAACTTTCACGCCGACTTTTTCACCGTAGATATAGCCTTTAAGTACAGATGTTAAATATCCTAGGTCTGTAATTGGAAAGTAATTCAAACCCAGCTCTTTACTACGGTCGATCATTGCCTCAACAGTAGAGCCGGTAAGATAACTTTCAGGATGATTAACTGGGGAAATATGATTCATTAGCCCTCAACGATTGCTAGAAGTGAATTGGTGGTTCCACCGATCATATCTTGTTTTTTAGCTTGGATTTGTTTTCTCATGGCGCGATACACATCAATATTCATTCGAACGTCATCTTTAGCAGTATGAGCTTCACGCTTAGGTACGCCATAGTGCTCAACCAAGCTAGAAAGGTTGCCCAAATCCTCAGGTAGAATACCAACATCTTTTAAAAACGTTGTGATAGAAGATGTATCAATTGTGCGATAATGCACGTCTTTTTCAAATTCTTCTTGGGAAATCATTTGATTCCACAACATTTCTTTATCAAAAGCTACGTTGTGTCCAGCTGGCATGAAAGACCTTCGCTTACCCTTAATTTTGTTTCTGCTCAAAAATGCTTGAAGTTTTAACTTGCCCTCTTCATAAGTAATAGTTGCAGGGTCTTTTAGGTGTTCTTCTAAATTGATTTTATTAACATCCATAGCCTCTTGAACCACATTGATTTTAGTGATATCAGAAGGTTTTAGTTGCAAATAAAGCTCATCAAAAACATTTAAGTCTTTATCGCACAAAGCAAAATAAGCAGTTAATAAAGAGTGGATTTTTGGATTAGTTCCACCTGTTTCTGTGTCAAACCATAAATAATGCATCACGACCTCTCTCTATTATACCACAATTATTTTACAAAATCTCGTAATTTTTCCAAAGCAGATTGATAAACTGTTTCAATTTCACTTTTTGTCATCAACAACACCTTTTCAATTCTTTCGTCATCAATACCATCGGGGTGTTTGTTGACCAATTTTGTTAAGGAATTGCCAAGTCGAGGACAATAAATAAAATCGGGGTCTTCCATGATTTTCTTTTTCAAAACTTTCTTATCCTTCATTTTTTCCTTTTAGATGGATCAAACTGAACTATAACTTGTTGATTTTCTTCATTTTTACTTAAACGCTCAAACTCATTCATAGAGTCATCTTTCAACTTCTCGTACTTACTCTGGTCTCTTAATAACTTATTTTTAACGTTAATGTAAAAGGTTAGGTTTTTGTCAAGCGTGGCCTTTTCAGCCATAATCTTTTTATATTCAGCAGCAATCGTTACAATTCCATCTTTTTTTAGAATCTTAATGTTTTCTTCCATATTGAGTTTCATGGACTCTAGAAACACCAAATCACCTTCAACAGCCTTTAGATCACTTTCAATAACCGTCAATTTCATAACAAGTCCCACGATATGATCCTTGAGCTGTTTAAGTTTTTTGTCCTGACTCATTAATTCTATTCCTATATTCACAATCACCACAGGCGATGATTGTCACAACACCCAGATTGACCCTTCTCATGTTTGTGGAGCTACAGCGTGGACAAACTTTGTCAGTTTTAACTTCTGTTTTATCTTGAATTTCTTGTTGAATAAAATCTAGAGTTTTGTCTCTGGAAATCTGCATCAAGTATTCTGCTGTGGCTTTTAAATCTTCTTCTAGAGATTTATTTCTAGATTTCAATTTATTAATATCTCTTTCTAATCGCACAATCACTTTTTCAAGTTTTTCTTCATTATTGTGAGGTTTTTCGGTATGTTTTTTTCTACCCATGTTGCACCTCTCATATTGTTATATTACCATAAAAAAGGCTCCTTTCGGAGCCTCTTAAAAAACAATATTTTTATTTTTAATGTTATTTCTTTTGAACGTAAATTGGAAAACTACGGAAGAAACAAGTGTTTCGCTTTTCAGTTTCAACATAGTAGTTCATAATTTGAACTGCCTCAGAACAAAAAGCTTTTGAATCAGCATAATCATCTTGGCCAGGTACAGAACCATTTACCATCATTCGACCTTGTCCGTACTGAACCGGCTCGTGCCAGTGACCAACTCGAAAGAAATGAACTACTCGACCAAGTTGTACCTGTCTCTTGGCCATTTGATTGGCCATAGTATCTCGATTCAGATTCTTAAGTTCGTCTCCGTGCTCATAAACAACTGTGTTTCCATAGATTGAAATGGCAGTGTACAAACTCTTAGAAATTTGGAAATGAACATTTGTAAGTCCAGAAGCTTTGCAAAGCATTTCTAGGGTGCTGTAAATAATAAAAGTAAGATTATCCTCACCTGGTTTTTGGTAAGTTTTGTTGTGACCAATACGATCGTGATTACCAGTTACGCAAGGAACGTCAATCTTAATCCCTGTGTTTGCAATTGGCAAAATCAAGTCGTAGAACATAGAATTAATTGCTTCTTGAACCTGACGTGAAGTGCTGAATTCACAGCCTTTTTCAGATTCTTGTCCGTGGAAGTCTGCATTCTCAATAATATCACCAATTAAGGCAAGAACAACACGTTCGACATTAAAAGACTTTCCCTCACGGATGATTTCTTTCACCACAGAATCGGAAATCTTGCGAACGCGCTCACGGATTACTTTTATATCAACGAAGTTTCCATCAATATTGTCAATGTATTTGCCGTAATGAACGTCAGAGAATAGCAACTCTAACGTCATGTTCTTTTTGGCTTTGGACTTTGCAGCTTGCTTGGGTACTTTATACTTTGTAAGTGACATTTTCTTGACAGTGTTTTGAATCGTCTCGATTAAATCGTCACGTTCATTCCACTGTTCAATAATAGACTTATTTTCTTTCGCTGTATATCCACTGTTCTTTTTAGTTCGATGGATTTGCTTAAGTGTCTTGACATGAATGTCAGCAGTGTCAAGATAATTTGCATACCTCTGATAACACTTTTTAATGCTTTCAAAGTTACGATCAGTTCTGAACTTTTTATTATACTTATCGGTAATTTCTACCCAAGTAAGATCTGTCGTATCTTTTAAGTTGATAATGTAAGCTATCTCATTATCAGACCATTTTTCAACCATTTGATAGCCTCGCTTTAAAAAACAGCCTATTGTGCAGGCTGTTGATTTTCCTCATAATTTTTTTTAGTCTTGGGGTCAGCAATTTGATAGATCTCTGTAATTTCGAATGGATCTTCTTCTTCACTATAACCTACAACTTCACCCAGTTTTTTACCAATAAGAGCTTTTTTCAGTTCTGGGTCTACAGTACCAACTGCAAACTGAACTCGTGGATTAACGACATTTCCTTGTGCGTCAACAGTTCTTCCAACCAAGAAAGATTTGTCGCTAACTTCACCTTCGTTGTCACCAACCAATGCACCCATATCTAATAGATATTTAATACGACCTGCAAGTTCTTTTTGGTTTTCATCCAAAATGATTTTATTAACAGAATCTGTGTTTAAACCACCATCTTCTGCAGCTTTAATTGAGGCGTTTAAACGCTTATTAAGCGCAACTCCAATTTGACGTGTTTTGTCGATTTCATCGGCAAGAATGTTCACCTTTTCTTCGAGAATTGCAACTAACTCATTAATTTGAGCCTGCAGGTTAATCACCTTGTTTTCAAGGGCCTCGATCTTTTGAGCTGCATTCAACTTTGCTGGTTGGGCTGCTGGCTTAGCTTCGTTACTCATTGTCATCTCCTCTATTTTTCTTGGCAGCGATAGCCTGTGCAATCGCTACATTAAATTGATCTGTTGAACTTTTTGACATCGAACCAGATTGTTGCTGGGTCGCATATTTCATTTCTAATTCAGCTGCTGATGGCATTGGCATTTTAGCAACTGGAGCCTTATTTCTAGCATTTCTTTCATTTGCTTGGCGAATTCTTTCCGCTTTCTCTTTAGGGGTCATTTCATGAAATGGTTTGTTAGAAGCTGTTTTAAGATCTTCTTGTGCAATGGCCATAATTTCATCTTGAGTTAAATCCCTGCCAAGTCCAGAAGGTCTTACCTTAACAGTTTTTTTGGGTTGTGGTTTTGGCTGAGATGGCGGTGCCGCTTGTGTTTTTTGTTGTGGTTGAACTACAACTTTCTTTTGAACTGGCTTAGTTGGTGGTTGTTCAACTGTTTGTTTCACCTCAGTAGGGGGTTCTGTTTTTTTAATTTTAGCCAATGGCTTTAAACCAGAGCTAGGAGTACTTGTTAATGGCTTAACGACCTGTTGTGGATTTGCAACAATCGGTTGCCCAATTGACTTACCTAAAGTGCCTTTATAAGCTAGTTGTTTTAAAAACTCTACTTCAACATCATTAAACTGTGATTCTGCAGGTGCTGTATTAACTTTAGCAGCTGTAGGTTCACGCAAACCAAGTAAAATCTCAAGTCTTTTAACAATGTAAAATTTAAGTTCGTTTTGAACATTTTTAATTGCCTGTGGACTTGCATCCACTCCTTCAAAAAGATTGTGATTAATGAGTAATTCATAAAGTTTGGCTTGTTCTAATCGTAATCTAGCGTTATAGATTACATTAGATTCTGTATTGGTTAATTCAAAAGCAGCCTCATCGGAGATTTCTTCCAAAACCTCTTCGTTTGCCTCTACCAACCCTGGGCTAGAAGCGTATTGCTCCGCAAGCTCTTCTGCTTGCTGCGCATCTTCGGCCATCAGTTGGTATTCTGACACCGATTCTTCTTTATCCCACATATTTGCCATAATTACCTCTCAAGTGTTATTATACCACAAAAATATCAACCTTCGCAGGCCGCACACTCTTCTTTGCTACGAGATGCAAGATCTCCACGAATAACACCCTCACTTCTGCAATAATACAATGATTTAATGCCAGTCTTCCAAGCTTCCATATGCACTTCATGGATATACTTGGGGTCTGAATTGGCACCAAAGAATACATTGATAGATTGACCTTGATCAATCCATTTTTGTCTTTGTGCAGCTTGTTTAATGATAGCAAATTGATTGATTTCCATTGCACTCATAAACACTTGTTTTTCTAAATCTGTTAAGAATTTTAAATGGTTAACAGAGTTATTGTTTTCAATAATAGACTTCCAGATTTCCGGCGTATCCTTGCCTTTTGACTTTAACAGATCTTCAAACACAGGATTTCTGCGAATAAAAGTTCCTTTTGCTGACTTTTGTGAATAAATAGCTGCAGGAATGGGTTCAATACCAGCAGAATGTCCGCCGCTAATTAAACTGTTGCTTACTGTTGGTGCAATAGCGATTAAATGGGTGTTTCTTCTATTATAACCTCTACACCATTCTGGCTCGCCTTTTTCAATAGCCAATGCTGCAGTTTCTTTTTCGGCATTTGTCCTAATGGTTCTAAAGACTTGTGCATTAAGCATCATAGCTTCAAAACTATCGAACGGAAACATATTCTTTTGTAATAGCGTATGCCATCCAAGAACACCAATTCCAATGGCTCGACCTTTAATGGCAGCTCTTCTAGAGGCTTCTAGACCAGGCACCATCTTTGACTTAACAATGTATTCTTCCAACACTGCATCAAGAAAACGAACTGAGGTTTGAACAACATCAGTATCTTTCCATTCTTCCCATTTCACCAAATTAAGTGAAGACAAACAACATACAAAGCTATGATCTGGGTCAGTATAAAGAAAAATCTCAGTACAAATATTAGATGTTTTTACATCTAGTTTGTTTCCTTTGTAGCACTCAGGGTTTTGTTCATTTACATTATCTGTGAAGAAAAGGTATGGCTCACCAGTTTCCACACGTGCCTTAAGGATTTCTTGCCATAACTCGCGCTTCTTTTTATCACCAGCAAGTAAAGCATTCATCCAGTCATTGGTAACACAAACACCATGGTTCAGGTTCATACAGCGACGATTAACATCACCAGTGGGACGACGCATATTAATAAACTCTTCAATGTCTGAGTGATCTGCAGGTAGATAAACAGCTGAGGCACCTCGACGAGTAGAGCCTTGCGAAACACTTACCGTGGTGGTGTCGTAGACTTTTGCCCACGGAATAATGCCTTCTGAACGACCATTGCCACGAATGGCAGTGCCACGACCACGTATATCACCGAGATAGATACCAACACCTGCACCATTTTTTGAAAGCATTGCAAGCTCATGAGATTTGCCGAATATAGAATCGACAGAATCACCCACGTGAATTGAATTGCAAGAGATGGGTAAACCGCGACTTGTTCCCATATTTGACAATACCGGCGAAGCAGGACAGAGCCAGTTTTTCCACATCGCGTTAAAAAACTTCTTAGACCATTTTGAACTTTCTTCATAATAACTCCCAGCAGCATTGGCTACCCTAGTGTACATTTCCAATGGGGTTTCGTTTGGAAGAAGATATCCACCGCTAAGTGTTTTGTAACCTTCTTCTGTCATCCATTCTGGAGCTGCCTTAATATCTTTAAGTTCTTGTAGTGTCATTTTCTTCATCCCAAATTTTAGAAAAATCAATTGTACCTTTAGAGTAATCAGAAACCCTAGAAGCAAAGAAGTCTGAATGGTTTACACCGGCACTCATTACATCAAACCATTCCATGCGTGTAAGTGAGTCTTTGTCGATATTTTTCCAATTAATCTTTAAATCCAAGTCTGTTAGCTTGGTATTAGCTCTATGTCTAATAAAAGCTTTAAGATCAACAGGGTCTAATCCTTCGATAGGGCCGAGTTCAAACGCTTTGTCGATAAATTCGTCTTCTAATTGCACAGTTAAACGAGCTGCGTCATAAATGTCTTTTTTAAGCTCATCCGTCCAAATAGCTGGAAATTCCTTAATAAGAGTCCTAAAAAGCCAACATCCAGCTTCTGAGTGTAAGGATTCATCCTTAATACTAAAGGCAATGATTTGACCTAAGCCCTTCATTTTGTTGAAGCGACTGAAGTTCAATAAAACCGCAAAGGAGCTGAATAGGTTTACACCCTCGTTGAATCCAGAGAAGATAGCAATAGATCTGGCAATTTCTTCCTTTGTTTTACCTTTAGTTTCGATTAAACGATCAATTTTGGCTTTGGCTGTAGGTTCATGCAAGAATGCAGAGAAATCCTCTAGGCCCAGGGATTGATTCAAATATGCATAGGATACGGCGTGTACAGACTCCATACTCGCAAAAGCCGCTGACATCATTTGAATTTCGGGCTTTTTAAACCATTTGGCGATCATTTGTGACCAATATTCTTGAATAAACACTTCTGATTGGGTAAAACCCTTGAGGATGTGACCAATAACATTGCGCTCGGCATCTGTTAAAACCATCTTCCAGTCATTGATGTCTGACGCCATGGCTATTTCTGTATGTAGCCAGTGGCTTTGTTGTTGAAGCTCCCAAAATTTGTATGCTTGTTCATACTCAAAGGGAGCGTAAGTGGCACGAGGTACCAGTAAACTCATTGAAACTCCTCTAGAAAATGAAAATACGGCGCGTAATTAACACTGAAATAAACAATAGGATAATTCGAAAGAATGCCTGGCCATAGCTACGATACATAACCTGGTTAGACACAGCTTCGTTGGAGCCCTGAGCTTGTTGTTCTTTAAGTTCCAAAAGTTTTTCGACAAGTTTGTTTTTTTCTTCGGTTTGCTTACGCACACTGTTTCCCCATCCTTTATCAAGATAAAATTGGATGGTTTTTTGTTTTTCTGCAATTTGCTCTTCCAGGAACTTAACCTGTTCAGTAACTGCAGTTGTGTTACCTTGAAACTTAGTTCCAGATAACAATGTTTGTGAAGAAATTACAAATAGCATTAATGAAAACACACCAGCTCTAAGGGTATTGACCCAGACTTTATTTTTCCAGCCTTCGGTTTTATAGCCACTTAAAAAAATAAAAGCTACTTCTGTAAGAATAGCTTTAATATATGTTTTTGTATCAGGTGTTTGTCCATCAGCATAGAACGTAACAGCTTCACTCACTAGAAATGCTGTAATAGACACCAAGAAAGCAAAATAGAATGTATTTTTATAATTAGAAGTGATGGTCTTTTTAAGCCATCGTTTAAATCTTCCTTTTTTCCATTCTTTTAGGGAATCTTGGTTTAGAGCAGGATAGATGCTTGCAGAATCATCATCCAAAATCAATTGAACAAGTCTATTCAACCTGTCCAAAAAAGACATTTCTTCGTTAACCACATCCTCAGAGCGAAGCTCATATTCAGCTCGCATCGCATTGATTTGGTTGGCGATTTCCTGTCCGTTAGAGATTTTGGAGTCGTTTTTTTCTCGCAAGCTTAGCTTTCCTTTTTTCTTCTTTTTCAGCAAAATACACATCATATTTAGCTGAAGCATTTTTGATCAACTCGTCAATCTCTTCACCAGTATGATCAAGAATATTCATAACTTTTTTCAATTCATCACGGATGAAATTCTCTCTATCCGTTTTTATTTTGTGACAGCTCGGTTCACCATTATTTTTCTTCATGGGGGTTGAGCAAATCACTTGGAGATTGCTGATGTGACAAAATACACGTCTAACAATCTCATCATATGTCATAGTAGACTCGGCTTTCCACAATGGAACTACGGGGTCAATATGATCAACCTGTACATTTGCCTGCTGGTATAGCTTTTGACAAATAGCACAAGTGTAACGAACCTGATTTTTTTTGCCAGGTTCGCCGTCTTTTTTTGTTTTAGGTGGAAGTTCAACCCTAGCAGCTTTAAGGACTTCTTGCATTTGAGGGGACAACCTAAAGACACGACGAATCGCACCTTTAATTTGTCCACGCTCCTCTACCCAACGTCCATTGGCATCGTAGGCTGACTTATTCGGCTTTAGCCTTCTCATCACTGCCGCCTTTTTTCTCAACAATTAAAAGGTGCAGGTAAGCCATTTTAAGCTTAAGGGCCTTTAGTGTTTCATTATAAGGAGCTTGATATTCTTTAACATCGTTTTTGGCTTTAATTAAACCCTTGTCGGTTGATTTAGCCATCTCTGTTTCTTCGCGATAAACAGCATATCGTAGTAAATTTTCATTCAATTTTTCTACAGGTAAATTGTCTACGCTTTCAATAAATTCAGGAAATTCATTGCGTACTTTTGTTTTTAGTACTTCTTCTTTATCCACTTCGCTCATTGTTCTCTCCCTCCGTTTTGGAAAGTTGTATTAATTCTACATTTTGTAATCTACCAGCAAAGGGAAAATATTCAGGTGCTAACTGAAGACGTTCCTTCAAAGGCAGTGTTTTTTCAATATTAGCAAGCATTAAATTGTGTAATTGGCCAATAAACAACTCGGCTTGGTGGGAGTATTTAAACTCTTTATAACCAAGATACTCATCGTTCTCACCTAGTAATAATACCACAACCATACTAATCTCTGTAATCAAATTTAGGAAGTTTTTTAAAACAATCCTTACTATTTAAAACTGTAATTGTACCTTCAATAATAGAAAGTACATTTGCTTCGTATGAATCAACCATACGCTTCTTTTCACCCAAATACTTAGGAAAGGCAGAATTCACGAAGAATCTTTGTGCTGAATCCCTAATTAGCTCGTAATCATGCTTATCAAGCATAACTGGTGTTGACAGTAAATGAGCATATTTATCAATCAACAATTTCAGTGTTTTCTTTCGTGCTTCAGGTAGTTGTTTTTCGATATTTTCAAAAAACTCAATCATATCTGCTTCAAGTCTATCGTTAATGCTCATTTGTCTCTCCTTAGTAATAATACCACAAATCTAGCTCGCAATTGAGCTTGATTCACCATTTTTTACAACCAGAATAACATCCGAGACCATTTCTTTCAACTCAGAACTATGATCTACCATAATAATTTTTTTGTTAGTATCCACTTGTTTTAAGATTTCTAAGCAATTTTCCTTACATACAGAGTCCAAACCATCAAAAGGTTCGTCCATAAAAAAGAAATTGGCACCCTTCGCTACTTTTTGTTCAATGACATCGATAACTGCTAAATCGACTGCTAAATCGACAGCTGTCTTCTCACCACCCGATAGGGAATTGATGGGAATGTCATTATTACCGTCTATATTGATAATGGCGGTAATTTCGTCTTTAATTGAGCCAGTTTTGGTTTCCTTGCAATTCTCAAAATAGATCGTTGAGGTGTTCATATTTGGAATGGCTGACAAAATATTAGTCGCTGTTTCTCCGATAGCATCTAATGTATCTTGGAAGGTCTGTAAAACATAAGCCTTGATTAATCTTTGAGATTCTTTGGCCACTACCAGCTTTTTACCCAAATCGTTTAATTTGGTGGTTGAGTTTTGAATCTCGTTTTGTTTTCTGGTAATTGAGCCTTGTAAAGCCTCTACATCCTTCTCATAAGACCTCATGGCGATCAAATAGCTGTTACGCTTGATTTCTTCACCATTTAAGGCAATTTCAGCATCCTTGAGCTTCTGGTTGATTGCATCGATGTTTTTTTGAGAATTCACTTCAATAGTTTTGATTTTTTCGTTATATTTCTGTCTAGCAATCGCATTTTCACTACCAACAGCTTCCATCATGGCATATTTAGTTGCATCATAACCGGCACGTTGTTCCTGTAATTGGATAAGTTCTTGATTATGCGTAGCAATTTCATTAATGACAGTCAAAAGTTTACTTTCTAGATCAGGCTTTGTGTCAATCTTACTTTTTAAGGCAAGAGCTTCGCTAATTTTTTGATCAATTTCACCCTTAATAGATTCAATAGAAGCTTTTGCGGAGTCACCGACCCAGTTTTGCATACATTTAGGACATTGTGATTGTTCTATATGGGCCATTTCAGCCCTAAGATCAGAAATTCTTTTTCCAGCCTTTTGAGCATCAGCAAGATAAAAAGGAATTTTATTGATTTCAGCTTGCAGGTTAACCTTAACATTCTCTAAATCTTTAATAAACCCATTCAATTCATTTCGTCGTGGTACCAAAGCTGAAATTTTTTGATTCAATTCTGTAGCGTCGATAGTTTTGTCCACAACAACTGGCACCTCAGCCACATCCTCTTTTACTTGCATTTTTAGAGCACGAAGGGTAATCTGAAGACCCTGAACGTCCTTGTTCATTTGCTCAATTTGCTCATCGGAATAGTTTTGAACTGGTTTTTGTTTTTCTGACAAAATTCTTTCTAGATCTAATAAAGAACTGCGATCTAAATCTAAAGTCCGTTGTGCGGCTGTGGCCTCTTCGTCCCATCTTTTAATATCAGCGACAATGGCATCGATATCAGTAATATGTTTTTCCAAACCTAATACAGAAACAAGAAATTTGTAGGTTTTAGAAGCGCCCAGGCCAAGAAAAAACCCACCTTCTTTTTGACGCTTATGAATCATTTTCTTAAAAATGGGCATCGGAAGACCGATTAATTCTTGTAATTTTTCTTCAGCTTGATCTGAATTTCCAGAAACCTTATTATCACCCATAGTGATTGAAAGACCATCTTTTTTACTACGAGAGATCGTCACAGGTTGCCCATCAATAACAAAATCACCCTCAGCCCACATCCCACTTTTAGTAAGACGAGATTGCAACAATGTTGCTGGAACATCGTTTAATCCCAAAAGATAATCCAATACCATCAACACTGTACTTTTACCAGAACCAGATGACCCACCGGTATTTAGATTTTTACCATCAATCTGAATGAGCTTTTCACGATTGGCAAATACAATTTCTTGATCATCCACAAAAGATCTAATTTGTCCAAAACGAAGGGCTAATAATTGAATCATTTATTCCTCTGTTTGTAGGCGTTCACGTTCTTTTTCAACAACGTCGTTCATAATCTCTAATCTTTTTGTCTGCAAACCATCGTCCAAGATTTGGGTAGACTTAGAGCTTGGAGCACCTAATTGTCTTTCTAGTTTACCAGTACCACACTCTCCGCAATTTAGAAATGGTGGGATTGATTTAACATCAGTAAAAAGTTTAGTGATATGGTTCTCACAATCTGGATTGTTGCACTGAAATTTAATCATTGGCATAATTCACCTCTGAAGCATCATACCATAAAAAAAGGCCCCTTGCGGAGCCTTTTGAAAAATATTTTTTAAAGTATTGATTAGTAACCTTTAATTACTTGTCGATTTTGCTTATCTTCCTGTTGTTTTTTAGCTTTTTGTTGGATTTCAAACAATTGCTCTGCAGTTAAAGCTGGTTTCTTTTCTTCTGAAGATGAAGAATACGAAGATCCATATCCACCGAAATATGAAGACCACATACTAGGGCCTGAAGACCCAGCCGTTGTATCTTGTGCTTTCTTATCATCTTTTTTCGTGTTATCTTTGAATAATGGCTCACCATCAATCAAAATATGCCAAGCTAGATAGTTTGTATTTACCGGGCATAAGTCATAATCAGAAGTAAATTCAATAACATGACCCATGTAAATAAATTTAGCTTCACTAACGGTTTTAGTTCCAGATAAAGACTTATCACATTGAGCTGTTACTACTCTATCCGCAAATCCTTCTGCAACACAATCTTTACCATCGCACCAAAATTCATTTTCGATTAAATCTGCATAGCTCTTCATTGTGTGTTTACCGTTTGTACGAGCAACCGCTTGCTCATTCATTCGATTTACACGCTTTAAATAATAGCTATATCGACTATCAAGTTGCCCTGGGAATTCACCATAGAATCCGCCGCGAGCTTTATGTGACATAAGAGTACCATCTCTTACAACCAAGCGTTCTCCTAGACCTTGTACGGTTTGAAAACCCATACTAGCTGAAAAAATACTGATTGTTTTAACCGGTCGTTTAAGACTTGATAAAATTTCAATCAACTCTAAACCTGCATCAATGGAACCACCTGGACTATTTAGAACTAAATAGATTGGATCTGTTGATTCTGTTCTAGAATCTAACTCTTTAGCTTCTTTAGCTAAATTAGCCACGGTATCACCATAAAACGCATTATTAAGCGTGATGGTATTATCTTTTGTCAAGATAATGGGTTGTTCGGACGCTGGCTTCCCAGCAGCTTCTTTTTTCTTGTCGGCCTCATTTTGGGCTGACGCCAATGCCAGGGTACTCACCATGAGTAAACTCAGCATAATTGCGATAACGTTTTTCATTTTCACCTCTGCCTCAATGGGCTTATATGTATAATACCACAAAATTAGCGACGCTCTGCTTGTTTTTTCATACTAGCAAGGGCTTTTACCAGATCACCGGCTGTTTCATCGGTAATTTCTAGAGTTTTGGCGTCTGTTTGTTTAATAGTTGCCGAAGCACCTAAACCAACATTGACATTCACCAGCGGTCCTTTTGGCTTGGTTTCTTCATCACCAGGCTCTTCACTTAATACCTTATCCAACAATTCAATTGCTTTGAAGTATTGGGTTACAATCTTACTGTCAATTTTTTCGATTACTTCTTGGTTTTTAGTAGATAGAAAGCTATTGTATTTCATCTCACAATATTGACCAAGAGCTTTTACAATTGTCACCAGGTTATTGGCACTATCAAGCTTTACCTGCTTAATCTTATCTAGAATGTTTAAGGAGATGTTTTCATAGTGTTTAAAACGATGCTCCATCCATCTAGAGCGATAGGCTAGATACATGATCAAATCCTTAGGAGCTTTTGTGATAGTTGCAATTTCAGCGTATGTTTTTCCAGACATGTAGAGTTGAAAAAACTTAAAAATATCGCCATCTTGCACACGAACAATACCAGGACAACCGTTGTTGATAAATTCCTGAACGGCTTCTTTTTCTTCCTTGGTCATGTCTTGAGGTAAATCAGGTAGAATTAAATCTGCCACTTTTTACCTTCTTTGAGAATTCTAACTTCAGTTTCTTTCCAAAACATAAATTTTACCCACATTCTCAGGTGTTCTATTCTTTTTTTAACGTCAGCTCGATTTAACTTGGTTCCTGGTTTAAAATAAAAATCATACTGAACTGCACCGGGCGATAAAGATTCTTCTTCTGCAACAAGCTTGGTAAAATCATAAGTAATTTTGGCGTTTACCAGCACTTCTTTGTCAAAGATCAAAAAAGCCCAATTTTTAAGGTTTTCAAGTTGAAAATCAGAAAGATTGCCAGTCATAATTACCATTTTTCTATGTTCATCTACAATAGACTGCTCTTCTTTTTTTACTTCTTCAGACACGAATCACCTCTTTTAAATATTGTTCAATATCTTGCTTTTTTACACCATCAATCGGCTGAAAAGCAGAATTAAGAAATTCATAAACAGACTGTGCTTTTTCTTTATTCGCACTGGATGTCTTACGATCAGAAGGTCTGGCTTTAATAGAAGCCAAACCCTTATATTTCTTTTTCATTTCATTAATCCAAGCGGTGGAACCAACCAGCTCTACATAATTCTTGGCACCTGGGATTAATTCTGGTTCTGGGTCGCCTTCTTTAATGGTATGTTTTTCAATTACAGTAACCACTTCTTTGGTAGAAATAAATTGCTTGGCTTTTACAGAACCGTCTTCATTATGGTCATAAATCCAAACTCCTTTAGATTCATTTGCATCTGTTAGGGTATCCCACTTAGGAGTTCCAACCTGAAAAACCTTTCCCATTTGCTTTTGTTCGTGAATGTGGCCAGTAATGATGTGTTCTTGAGGCACCAGTTCTGGGTTGAACATATCTGAGTACAAAGGTACGGTAAAATTTTGATGAGCAACCAATGTTTTTACAGCGCCATTGTAGTGTAGATCAGAAGCAGCTTTAAGAAATTCACCCTCATCGCTGTGGTATGGAATATAACCAATATTATCAATTACCACTGGTTTGCTGACAATTGTAACGTCTTCAATACCCTTAAATGCATTTAAAGCATTCATCAACTGTTCTTTTTCTTTACTACCAGGTTGGTCGTGATTTCCCACCAGAGCAATAACAAAGTATCCCTGAGAAAGTTTTTTGAAGTGTCTTTGCCAAAAATCAAGGACTTCAACACGAATAACAGCGTGAGTGTGCATTAGATCGCCAAGAAATTCGATCTTGTGTACATTAAATTCTTCAGCTTTTTTCAAAATAAAAGCCATTAGTTTTTCAGAGTCTTCTAAATTTCTTACAGTGACGTGGGGGTCTCCCACCCTTAAAATTCGCATATTATTCCTTTGGCGAAATAGTCAGCTTATAATACTCACAATTATAAACAGATTCAAGTGTCAAATTCAAATCTAACATTTCAGTTTGTTTATCAAAATCTCTGTATTTTTCTTTAAAATAAACCACCTTAATACCAGCCTGGTACATCGCACGACAACAATTAACACAAGGGGAAAGGGTACAAAATACAAAGCATTTGTCTGTGCTTACCCCATGTCTAGCTGAATTGTAAATCATGTTGGTTTCAGCATGAACAATGTAGTCGTACTTTTCAGGGCGAGTCTTGGGCAGTTTAGCATCTGGAGCACCACGAACAAAACCATTAAATCCATTTCCAAGAACCGCTCTGGTTTCGGAATGGATAAGTAACGAAGCGACTTTCGTCTGTTCGTCTGGAGATTGTTCTGCAATCGCCAAGGCTTGTTTATAATAACTATCCAAATGCTTTTGTTTAATCATACTACCGCTACAGCATGAACAGCATCTGCAAGAATAAAACGTTGCTCATTGCCTTCTAAATGAAGTGTTTTTTTAGACCATTCGAAAGTTGCAAGAACATCTTCTGGAAAATACACAGTTTGTCCCTTCTTCACGTCGATAGTATCCTTACCAATATTTACACGACCATCAGCTAAAGCTTTTAATCCAACTAACGTGTCTTTTTGCTTAATGGTAGCGTAGCCAGCATTTTTATTACTTGCCTCAATTTTCCCACTCCCTTTATAAGGCTCTAACATTAGCTTTCCGTTTACAGTGATCATAGATTAACTCCTTTTAGTCTAATAATTTTTCTTTCAATGTTTGTCAAAATTTTAGAACCTTCTTTGATTCTATCCATTAAATCGTCATGAATCAAGCGGTCTTCCGCACTTTCTGTATTGTCGTGCGCTAAATCATAAACACTCAACGCACTTTCTTCCTCTTCTTCATTTGCACTAGGATCTGCAGATACATAACTAGAACTATTCATTAATGTTCTAATGTGTAATTCAGAAATGGGTAATTTAGGTGCGCTTTTGCCTTCTTCTTTGTCTTGTTTAAAAGATTCATTAACGGCCTTTGTAAGCTCACCAATATCTTCTAATTTTAATCTATATTTCAATGCGTTAGCTCTATAGAGAATTTTCTTATCACTAGGGTACATTCTCAAGAATGTCTTGGAATACTCCTCAATCATAAAACCAACCATACGACCAATACATACGGAACGCCAAACCTTAGTATATTCGCCTTCATATTTATCAATACCGGCAATCAGTCCGTAAGTACAAATATCAATCAAATCCAATAGAGTTAGGTGTGACTTGGGGGTTTTGCGATAAAATAATTTTGCTCGATTGATCGCTAGTGGTAGATTGTTTTCAATCAATACGCGTCTAGCATCCAAAAAATCTTCATAATATCTTCGGGCTCTCTCAGGTACATTTCCACGCCAATTTTTAACAATAAAATCAATCATTTGAAAGTTAATGTTATATTGCATTAAAGCAACTGGGTCGTTTTCTTTAATAGCCTTAGAGATCTTACTAAAAACCTCATTCTTCTCACGAAAATACGGCTGGGCACTTAAAATGTTTTCTAGCTCCGAATTTTCTTGCTGCTGTTCTTCATCGTCATCATTATTAAATTTTTTGATAAATTTTCTATAGATTTCAACAGTTTGCTGATATTTTGAGATATGATATTTGAACTTCTTTTCCAATTCGACCACAAGCTCTACCTGGTCTTCTTGATTGCCAACCAATCCATCATTTTTAACAATAGTAGAATTGACAAGTGCTGCCAACTCTTGGAACTCTCTATCTGTAAAATTGTTAGGATTTTTTTTCATGTATATATATTACCACACTTTAAACATAATGAAGCTTACCACCAGCTTCTTTGTAGTAACCACATCGTTTAGCCAATGACTTGTCAAGGTCTGGTACATTCTTAACTCTAAAATCGTACACCATTGTATATGGTTTAGGTTGGTGTAAGTGTTTAAATTTTGAAATCTCTAGTTTTCTCGTAGATCTACCCATTGCACCTTGCTTTGTAGTAATCTCCGAAGCTCCACCCATCCAATTGATTGTGGCATGTGTAGGGTAGATATTGGTTCCAGTGGCAATAGCTTTAGTTCCAATAAGAATTTTAACCTCACCCTTATTAAACCTAGCAACTTCTTCCTTTGAAGACACTTTATTAAGTTTAAACTCTTGAGCTTTCTTTTTATCAGCAGAATGAACATAAGTAAAGGGAACGGTTAGGAGGGAAGCTAACATTTCGATTTGTTCAAGTTCCTCCACCAAGATAAGGGTGGAGTGTTGCTTCATTGTCCAATTCGCATTGGCAATTTTAGAAACGATCGAAGCAATGTTTCTATTGTATAAGAAATGAACTCGTTTACATTTAGTGGGATCTGCAATTTTTCTGGTATCTGGGGAAAATGTTTCGATGACTGTAAAATTTAATGGACACAAATATCCATCAGAAATTGCCTCTTCTAAACTCATATCCAACACATTCTTACCAATAATGGCATTTAAAAGTTTCTCAGTCCCATCATTACGAGTTTGGGTAGCAGAAACAAACATTCGATAAGGAGTGTCTTTTAAAACACCATGACATACATCATTAAGCTGCTCGGCTGCAAAAGTGTGAGATTCGTCCACCAGCATTACTTTTTTGTTTTTAAAGAAATTGTAGGCTGGTGTATCAGGCTCTAACATAGTCAATGACTTACCAATAGCAATTGTAATTTTTTTCTTAATATCCTTATAACCATCACCATAACCACCCACCATATTTTCACCCAGACGTAATTGAAACTCTTCCAAAAGCTCCGTAAAGATAGATTGACTTGGGGTTACAACAACCACATCTAATCCCATTTGCTGTGCCAATAAAAGCAGAATGTAGCTTTTACCACATCCTGTGGGTAAGCTGATATTTCCATGCTTAATATTGATTAAACGCTCAACCGCAGTGGTTTGATAAGAGTATGGTTCAAAGTCAGGCTTAACAGCCCATTTTAAGGGTTTAAGTGCTGGATATTCGATTTGATTTTCATATTTGTCAACATACTCCCCAACCGAAGGAATGGAGCCGGGTCTAAGCCAATATTCGCCATTTTCGTACTCAAGTAGGCAATTTTTCACTTTTGGTTGTAAAGCATCATGTAGTTCTTGCCATCCAATGGGATCTTTTTGCTTAAACCATCGATTTTTATAGTGTTTATTCAATTGAAAAGCCACACTAGTGTTGGTATAAGTTAATTTTTTTGTTAAGGCTACAACCTCACCCTCGTCAATTCTAGTAACAATGGCTTTGGTTGGACTGATTACTTTTACATCCATACCCTATATTACCACAAAAAATACAATCTTTAGTGTATAGGAGAGGCCATGGACGAAAAAAAACCGTACCTAATCACCGAAAAAGAATTGCTTAAAAATTACAAGCGTGAAAATATGCCAGAAGATCATCAAAAGAATCTGGATGAGCTTTTGGAAAAGATTAATAAAGTTCGATATGCATACAACAAGCCTATGTCTCCAACCTCAGGCTATCGTTCTAAAGAAGATCAAATTAGAATCTACAAAGAATTAGCGGTTAAGAGAAAAAAAGAATTTAAGGAATCAGACATTCCTTGGGGTTCAGCCCATTTAAAGGGAGCTGCTGTTGATATTTCAGACCCTAAAGGTGAATTAGATCAGTGGTGTCACGACAACGAAGATAAGCTAGAAGAAATTGGCTTATGGATGGAAGAAAAAGACGACCAAGCTCGCGTTCATTTTCAAATCTATCCACCTGCATCAGGAAAACGTTGGTTTAAGCCCTAGTTTATTCACCTAGGGCAACATCGTTAATGACCACTGGAGCATTTCCAAGATCGCCCACTGCGATATTTTCATATCGCATAGCATCAAAAGCATCGTTCTCTTGGTTGCCAGCTACAAATTCCATTCGATAAGAGTAAGTACCATCTTCCTCAAAAGCTGCATTACCATCGATCTGTAATGCCTCTCTCAGCAATTCTCTTACAATACCTCGTGTTTTGGTATCGCCTAAATCTTCAGGGCGTCTATTGTTTTTGGCATAAAACTGCACAATATTAAATGAATAGTGTTTTTTTCTTTCAGGCGGTTGCAAACCAGGTAGTTCTTCAAGCTTATCAACTACCATTTGTTTAGATGCTACCAAAACCTCTTTATAGGTTAATCGAAGTTCAACTGTATAAGTGTGAATTCCATTTACCTTCACGCCCATAATAATACATTCTTTATTGGCTGCCTTGTCTGCATAAGAAGCAACACAATGCTGTTGATCTGCACCCCAAGCCACAAGGGTTTTTCCTTCACTTGGTAAAACAAGTTCTACGTTATCCTTGGTCATGCCATGGATGGCCCATTCATCGGCTGTATAAGGAATTGTTTTGTTGTTGTCTTCAGCCTTGATGATATTAAAATCAGCAGAAACCTTGTCGTGTAGTTCTTTCAGAGTTTTCCAGTTTTTAGGAACACGAAGTCCTTCTGGATATTCAAATCTTAACTTATAAGGAATTTTATCAACCGTATCATACTTGCTAATTTGATCAGCAACGTCCCGTAATTGATAATCAAGCACTTCGGAATCAGTCATTAGTTTCATGCGCTTTTGGGGTGAAAATTGACTGTTTAAAAAACGCATAATTTTTAAGGTAGGTTCCGTAAATACATGTTTTTCTTTTGAATTTAGGTATTTTTGTGTGTAATCCACATTATTATCAAAAACATCCATGACATATTTAACATAGGTAATGACTTCAAAAAAGATATCTTCATAAGAAGTTAAAATTTTTGTCTCTGTGCTGATACCAAAGATTTTACTGCTATTACCAATGAGTAGTTTAAGAAGCTCTGGACTTAAACTTTTAACCAAGTCTGTTTTTACAACTAATCTATTTGCAATAAACTTAGTGATTTCCTTAGAACCAGTTCCTAAATAGCCCTTAAGAACATCATTGAGATTGTCATGGTCTAACAGTTCCATCGGAAATTTATATTTACCTTCGTTAACATCTGTAAAATGTTTTAAATCTTCCAACACTTTATGGAAATTTGTTTCACTGTTGGCCATTGAGCGAATAAAAGGATACATGTACAAAATCAAACGATCGTTGAAATACCCCATATTTTCAGGGAGTTTAATTCCATTTGCTAATGCAAGATCGTCGATTGCTTTTTGAAGTGTCTTTTTTTCAACATCTGTTAAAACAACTTTTTTGGAAATTGCCTCTCCAGCACTTTCATAACCGCGCTGATAAAGGTTGCGCTGTGCAGCTGCAACCTCAGATTCATTCATTAAGAAAAATAAGCTGCTAATAGATCTAATTCTTTCACCACCCGAAAAAAACTTTAAAATTCCATTTTCAAAAAGAAGGATAGGATTTTCAATTTTCGTAATTGAAGCTTCTTCTGGAGAGGTATCTTCTCTCATTGCAAAAGAAACCGGCTCGCTTGACATTTCTAACATAGCAATACCTTCGATTGTTAAGCGATCATTTCGAAAATCGTCTTTAAATGTTTTTGTTAGGTAGTTAAAAATCATGATGAAAACACTTCCAATTCACCTTTTTCTGCACGTGATACAACTTCAAGAAGGTCAGCTTTAGATTTTAAAGTAATATTCTTAATAGTTCCATCTTCGATAACTGCAATCATGCCCATTCCTTGAGCGCCATCTGGAATTTGAGCTGCAAGCTCTTTCAATCTAGTCAAACGCTTAGTAGCTCCAGAATTAGCCAATTGTTCCTTTAATTTTGCATTTTCTGACTCAAGTTCAACCAAACGAGCTGAATCGTCTGCCTTTCCTGATTGTTTGGTCAGTTCTTCACCAACAATCTTTTTAATTAAACCTCGTAACATCCTTATCCTCCTCTGGAAATTTCCAGTTTTAAATTTTTACCCGTATATTGGGTAAATATGTTTTTCTTCATTAGAGCAAGCATTTTGTGTAAAGTCAATACCTGTTTATTAAAATCTTTATCTGCAATTCTATAGTACGTTTTTACCACACCTTTTGGGTGTTTGCGCAAGACCCGTGCAAACAATTGATATGAGTTGTCAAGATTTTCTGATGATTTAAAGTCAAACAAAGCTGTGATATTTGGGTCATTAAAGCCCAAGATGCCCTTACCAACAACGATTAAAGCATTTGCTTTACCTGAAGTGAAACGAGCAATTTCAGAATCGTCTTGATCGTTCTTAGAAGTTGAAAGTGCCGTATCATAACCAAAGATTTTTAAAACAGCGTTTACCTCTAAAGCATACTCAATATTAGGGCAGGCAATCATGATTTTGCTTAAATCGTCACCTTTCCATTTGGCCATGGTCAAGGCTTGAGATGTAGTTGTGCGTGGAGATTTTTTATCACCAACTTTAACCACATCCATATTCACAGCACTGAAAACACCCATTTCTTGTAATTCTTCCGCTGAGATATAATAAATACCATATTCATCTTTACCATTAAAATCAGTGGGAGAGCCAGTCATCAGAAAGATATGTTTTGGGTTATATTTTTTAATGATATCTTGAACCATTTCAGCTTTATAGAAACGGTGCGCTTCGTCAACGATTAAAAGGTCAAATCCACCTTTTAATTGACTGATTGATTGGGGAAGACCAACACGCACTTGAGCTTCGGTTGTAAAGTCACCGAAAGTGAAGTTTAATTTGATGTGGGATTTTTCTAATTCTTGAAGATACTGAGTTTTAAGAGTGTTTTGACCTTCAGTCAGAACAACTACCTTAGCATTTGATGACATGGTGGTATAACTATTGATAACCATTTGTGAAATGGTAGTTTTGCCAGCACCAGGACAGGCAGCAAGAACTGTTGCAACATGCTTGTGACTAAACATCATTTCTATTATCTTTGTAGCGGCTTTTTGTTGATATGAATAATTTGTTTTCATGCTCTTAGTATAAACAACAATACAAGTTATAGCAACATAATTCTATAAAATGCATCATTAAAATACAATAAACGCATAAAATGAATATTCATAGACGCTTTTGCGCATAAATACGTATAAGACTGTAAATAGTTGATTTTATTAAGAATGCATATGCGTTTTATACGCATTATGTTTAAACATACGTATAATTAACGCGGTTTGCCGTACTTTTCTCGTTGATTTTCAAATTCATCATGTTCCAAACTGATAAATTTTACCTTACCCTCAGAACTAAAACCCCATCCTTTTGCAAGGTAGGTCAATTTGCAACGACAATTTGGATGTAAGCCAGGTAGTTTTGGATTTGGGTCGCCTACCTTATGGTATTCAGCACCCAGTTCCGATAGCTTCCAAACACGTGGTGTTTTTCGATCTGGCAGTAAGTGAAGAACGAACTCTTCAGGTCCTGTCACATCGTCCACGGTCACAACAAAGAAAACTGTAGGGTCGTCAATACCCTTTTGCTCAGCGAGTTTAGAGATCTGTAAAGCTGTGCCTGTGTTGGCAGCTTTGTTTGATTCACTATTCACGATAAGTTTTAAATTGTTTCCAGCTTTTGACATTTCTTTATTAATGATTTTTTCAATCTGTTTGGAAGATGGCACTTCTTTTTTAAGACTTTGAGTTTGTACATAACTATCGATATCATGCATGATTCGAGCGGCTGTACGATCACGCAAGCCATCCATATAACCACCGGTTACACGTAGCATAGTCTTTAGGGTTTGTTCCTCTAGCTCATTAGGGTTTTGACTACCCAATGCCTTTAAGAACAAACCAATCATATTGTCTTCGTTTGAAGTGCTGAAGGTGATTTGCTTACTTCTAGAGGGTTTTGGAACCATACCTAGAAATTTCATAGAAATAGAATCAAAGCGATTCTTAATCATCCTCTCAATAGCCTCAAAAGCTTTTAACGACAATCCCCTCATAAAATTTTATTTCCCTTTTTCAAATTCTCTGAAGCTGGTAAGTATTGCAAATTATCAGGAACATGTAAGCCACACACTAGATCGTTAGTTAATGGAATGATGTGATCAACATGATATCCAACAGGGCAATTTTTATAAATCTCTTTGATCTTTTCCAAATCTGCCCATTTTGGAGTTGCGTTTGCAATCTGTGCTCTTCTAGCAGCTCTTTTAAAACGATAATAAGGCAAATTGTTAATTCTGTGATTGCGAACACTTTGCTGGGCTTTTTCTTTGTTTTTTAAAAACCAATTGTAATTACTATCTCTTTTTTGATCTAAATGATTTAAAGTCCATTCTTTTTTTTGAGCAGCAATTCGTGTTTTATTTTTTGAACGATATTGTTTTTGAAAAACAGATACACAAGCCTTGCATTCATTTCTAAAACCAACACATTTTTTATATTTTCTTTTTGGAAAACAATCTGTTGATTTATCTAAATGACATACAATGCAGGTCTTATTCTGTGTCAATCTTCAATCCATGTTCTTTAATAATAGCTTCAATTTCAGACGATGGTCGTTTACTTTCTGTTTCCCATTTCTTTAAAATCGAATCAACCACTTTCTTTTGTGCAGGTACAATTTTATTGACTTTTTTAGCCCAAGAATCTTTTTGATGTTTTCTAATTCCAGCCAAATTATCCACTACCTTACGAATATCAACAACTGATGGTTTTTGTCCTTTAGAAACCAACGATTGAAGTTCGTTGATATGGTTGTCTAGTTCAGAACCACCACCAGCTTCTTCCCCACCAGCTTCATCGGGAGCACCCATGCCCATTTGTGCATCGTCACCACCCTCTTCTGCACCTGGAGGCATACCACCAGCTGCACCTTGTGCCATTGGGTCACCACCAGCCATTGGGTCTTGTCCAGGAGCACCGGGTTGTCCAGGTTGCCCACCACCCATCATTGCAGCTTGTTGTTGCTGCATCTGAGCCATTTGTTGCATTTGCGCTTGTTGAGTTCCATCTTTCATGCCACGTTCATAGCCTAAACGCCATGCGACGTCGGTAGCTTCTTTAAGCTTTCCACGAATTTCTTGGTACTTCATTTTCCAGTCTGCAGCCATTTTAAACTCCTATTATCCTAATTCTTCTTCAGTTAAATAATCATCCAAGTACATTTTTAAAATGTCTAAAGAATCGTCTCTAGACGCAAAGAAAGCTGCAGCAGCCTCTGGATTTGCATTAGAAAGTACTTCTAACCATTGGAAGAAAAATTGATCACGTTTATATTTTAACATTGGATCAACAATTGCAGCGGGTGAATCCGCAAAGAAACCTACGATGTCATTGACGCTTGAGTAAGCATCTAAAGCTTGTCGATAGTGCTCATTGAATGGGATATTTCCCATCATGTGCTGTCCAACTTGTTCTTTATCTACCTCTTCCATTACCTCATCATAAGCGTAATGAATAGGCATATCTCTTAATAGACGATTTGACTCTTGTTCTTTTGTTTCTGCGTCAAAACCAGCCAATACGATATTGCAAAGTTGTGAAAGCTCAGAATCAATAAGAGGGAATAATTTCTCATTCAAGAAATCTTGAATTTTAAGTAACAATGGACGGATACCAGTATCGCGAGCAGCGATTAACTTAAATTCGTTATTAGCTTCTGATAAACCTTGTTGGTTTGTACCTTTTGACAAGTGTGAAAAACCAGGTAATTCATCAGGAGACATGTTGAATGCTGATAAAATATTGCGAGTCGTTTGATCAAATAAGAATTCAAACTCACCATCTTTTTTATTAGGTGTTGTTTGCATCCATTCAACAGTATCACCCTTAGCAACACCAAAAATAGGGGTTCTAAAAGAATTACTTACATTGTTGATAGAAGCATTGAATTGTTGCTTAATGTCCTCAACCGCTGCTTGATCAATGTCATCAGAACTGATAACAAGCATACCCTTGGCAGCGCGACCATTTTGGAAGTATAATTTATTGTAGATCTCAATCGACATATGTGTTGTCACAGATGTCATTGCAGTATCTAGTGGAGTAACTGGATAGCCATTGTGTTCAACGTCAGATGAAGGATAAAGATTGTAAACAATCATTTCCTTAGAAGTGAACGCTTGTTTTGGCATACCATTGATAGCTTGAATCCATGCATATTCGTCTTTTTCTAACATTGACTGATCGATTTCAACACCAGTCAAATACTGCAATGCTTTTAATGAACTTCTGCGTACAGATTCTGCAGCCTCACCTTTCTTAACAGAGTGAAAAATAGTTCCAGCGTCGACTGGACGGAATCTATGGAATTCGTCGTCATTGTCACCTTTGTAGATGATTTCAGTAGCAAACCAACCAAAAGCCAAACCATTTCTAGTTTGCAAATCCAAAAATTCTGGAAGGGTCATTTTATCTTCTTCATCTAAGCCGTCTGTTCGACCGCAATTGATAAGAAGTTTAACGAAACGGTCAATTCTCTCTTGAATTTTAACCATTTGTTCTGGTTCGATATGATCTTTAAATTCTGGTTTGATATCCACTTCAATACCGACGTCAAATCGATCTTTGCGGATATGACCCATCATTGATAGTGTATTACCACGAGCGCGAAGGATACCGGCGATTAAGAAATTTTGAGTACGAATGTTTTTAATAACGTTTGGAGGTAATAAGCCTCGACGTAATTTGTACAACCCTGCATAGTTATCATGAAGTGTTGGGTCTTCAGCAAAAGCTAAACGTGGGATTTTACCTTTTTTGCCTACTGCACCAGTTGCATGGCGCAATAGGGATTTCATCATGTCAGAATTAATATCACCCCGACTTGCATTCATAACCATAGCTTGATTAAATTGATCTTGCTGTTCTTGTGCGGAGCCAGCAGCTTCCATGATAATCTTCTTTTTATCTTCACTCATAGATTATCCTATTCCGCCGTCACGTAAAAAATATTGGCAGTTTCCATTGACAAGTTTGTAATTTCCAAGCTCTTCATTGAAGAACTTGACATAAACATTCCAGGAGCATTTGAACTACCTGCTTGCATTGGTTCGATTGTATTGGGAGTTGCAGAGTTGTTAATCTTAACTTCTAATTTTTTATTCGATTCGATATAAACAAATTGCTTTGCATCTCGATATACCATTAATGCTGCAGGGTTGTTTGAAACAGCCGACTCTACCGGCAAGGCATCGCTGCTATAAAATTCAATATAATCAGGAGAAACATCGGTAATTTCATAAGTACCAAAACTGACGGAGCTAAACCCAGCTACCAAGTCAACCTTGTCGCCTACCTGAACACCAGCTGCGCTAAAAATACTTAATTGATCAGCAAAACCAACACCTAATGTAATAGGTCCTTCAGCTTGTCCAGAATTATTTTCAATTGTAACACTCGTAGCTGTTCGAGAAAGAATTTTGTATTTTCCACGATTTACTGGGCTAAACAAACTACCTAATCTAATTTCATCTCCAACAATGACACCACCAACAATAAGATTTAGGGCTGTTCCACCAGTCGAAGCAATTGTCAATAAACTGGCATTCTTAGTAATTGTAATTTCAGTTGTGGCGTCGGCAGAGCTTCCCCTTGCTGTTCTAAAAGCCGGTGAAGTACCTGCATTTTTAGAAATTTTATAAGTATTGCTTGTACCGGCTTTTAAAGCAATATCCCATGTGGTAGTGTTGTCAGAAGCGTTTGACACAGTACCTGAAAATAAGGTCATGCTTTGACCTGCAGGTAAGGATAAAGACTGAGAAGTTGGCTCAGAAATATCAATCCCTTGTTGATCCCTATTCCACTTAAAATTGTTGCGAGACGGGTTATTAGTAGGATTTGAGTCCTCATATGCGTTAACGTGAATTAAAAGGTTCAACTTAGACATTTTTTCTCCAAAATCTATGAGCTTTTATATAAAGATTGTATTTTTTGCGAATTTTTAGACCCAAATGGCTGTTTTTGCGCAAAAAAATGAAAATCAACCCCAATATATACGCCCTTTTCGCCTAACATTGGCTGCTGGGTTCGCACCTTGCGTAAGCTCTTGAATTTTATTCTTCATGATATTGTTGTTTACTTGTGTTACGATTTCCTTATTCTTTTCAATAGTTTGTACTGGTTTCATGTCTTTTGGATTACCAGTTGAGGTATGGATGACTTTTTTGCCCTTAATAAACATATTTTGAGCTGGGTATCTAATGGCATCCATAACATCGGCAACGCCATCCTTATCATGGTATGGCTTACCCTCAATGATTTCACCCTTGCCGTCTAATTGCCATTTATACTCACCAAAAGAGTCGATTACAATTTTATTGTTTGGGGTGTCAACAACAAAAAAACGACGAACATTCATAGAATCAACAATTTTACCCTGTAGACCAGTAATGCCATCTTCGACCACTTTGTCAAAAGAAGGACACTTCATTCCAGCCTTACGCTTTAAAGTCTTTAAATAAGCAGGGTAGTTTTGGTCGACAAACCAACGGTCGACATTCCATGTATTTTGCAGCTCACTGCCATATTTCACAATATCGTCAAGTTCCAAATGTTGTTGGATAAAGGTATCTAACAGCCAAGCTTCACCACCAGGCATTAAAGCAATAACAACCAAAACCGTGTAATCCGTATATCCCCAGTCACCACCACCAATAATCGTAACACCAAGGGATTTTAAATGGTCTTTTAGGTATTCAAAACTATCAATATTGACATCTTCACCTAAAAGTCTTTGAATTGCTTCTTTGACACTTAAGACGTTCTTTTGATTATCAAAGCGTGGATACACCAAGCCACTAGATGAAGGTTTATTACACAAAAGCTGTGCTTCACCCATATCTGCAGGTACTTGTTTAAAGTTATTTCTAACCGCAGCTACCTTTTTATAAAGCCCACCAACATCGTCACCCGGTCTATCAACCAAATAATTATGCATAACTGGAAGCATTGGGTGTAGAGCAATTCCAGCATAAGCTTCAAATCTTTCATAATCGTTCTTTTTTTCATCCTGAAGCTTATTCCAGTCCTCAGGAGAAAGATTTTCCATTGGAAGTTGACGCGAAAGGTAGCGAACAACCTTCGGCTCATCAGCCCTAGCCTCTTCCCTGGTAATTCTTTCTGTTACATCCAAGATGTTCCAACGCAGAACCTCTCCACCAGCGGCTAAAGTTTCCTTTAGTGTTTTTTCCATCAATCCACCGGCAAATTTACGAGTGGAAAGATAAACAGTTAAGGGAAAGTATTCTTTATAAAGCGAAGGAACCATCTTTGCTTCTTTAAGGGCTCGCACGTCTTGTACAATGTCAACCTCATCGATAAAAAGCATAGGTAAATGTTCAGAGTTCATACCACGAATGCTCATTACTAGAATTCGTAGATAAATGGATTCACCTGTATCGGTAATCCACTCAATTTTCTTTTTATTATCAGTAGCACGTTGCCAACCGTGATATTCAAGATATGGTCTCAATTCACGGAAAAATCCATTGGCATATTGAACAGCTTTGTCAGATTGATCAACCACAGCTGCAGCGTGTGCAATACTGATTTTGAAATGGATAAAGCACAACACCTCAAGTGCAGCAGCACTTAAGGTTTTAAAGGAGTCTCGACTTGAAAGCATGGTCACCTGTGGCGTGTCTTGAGACTGACCTGTTTTCATTAATTCATAAATACGCCACATAGCATCGGCTGGACCATGTGTGGATGTTGGATATACAACACCCGATGGAAAGTCAATATTAAAAAACAAATACATCCAAGCTCTCAACTCTTGTACGTTGTTGAGAGGCTTGAGTACCAGTTTTTTCTTGATCTCTTCAAGTTCCTGAGGAGAGTATAGACTTAACGCTTGAGCATCCATTTAATTTTGTTTAAAACCTTTTGGTAGAAAGATGTATTCAGAGCATCTTCTAATTTTTTAATACGTTCCATTGTTTCATGATCTACCTTAACAATATCATTAAGAATTTTCATTGATTTGGCGTATGTTTCACGCTCAAATTCAAGTTTAGCAATCAATTCTTTCATTCTATTGTCAAGGTCCATTAGCTTTAAATTTGTGTCACTTTCACGTAAAACCACACCTTGAAGTTGTGGTTGCATTTTTCTAAAAGCATTAATTAAAACCTGATATTGCTGACGCAAATCAACTTCGACAGCTTCCTTAACCATATTTTCTTCAAGACGCTTATGTGCCTCTTCTTCAGAAATGTTTTTTACGCGAGCGTATTGTTTTACCAATTCTGGGTCAATTTTAATAGCTGTCATTATGGCCTCTCATTTGCTTCGTTTGCCAAAGACTGTGCATTGTCAATAGTTCTTTGGAAATTCATAGCTTCTTTATGTTCTTGATTTTCTAATTGATTGTCTCTAGGGAAAGCAACAATACCACCTAGAGTTCCCATAACCGATGAAATAGAAACTGCATTTTTTAGAGCCTGTTCAACGGCCATGGCAGCATCATACACTCCCATTTTTTTGAAATCTCCAAAAGTAGCATTTTCAACATCATAAACATGATTTGGCTTTTCGATCATTTTAACAATAAGCTTCTCGATCTCTTCAGGACTATATCCAGCATTTTCAAGTAATCTATGAAACGGTGCAAATAAAGAAGGGATGATGACAGAATGAACCATAGGGTCTGTTTCTTCTGACAAACTCATTGCTAAATTAATCAGTGTTCGACATCCACCAGGTAAACAACCATGGTTAATGGCAGCTCGAACTGCACAAACAGCATCTTCTGCTCGATCTGATTTCTCTTTTAATTCACCATTAGAGGCACCATAAATCTTTAACTGTGCAATGCCACTGGTTAATTTACCAAGACGCTCTTCTAAAATATTCTTTTCAAGTTTAGAGGCTGCATTTTTAATCATTGTTTGAATTTCTTCAGCTCTCACTTCTACATTTGTAGCGTCTGATTCTCCAACAATAGTAGTGCGAAAACGACTAATTTCGATCTTACTCATGTTTTTACCAAGATCGTCAGGAGTAGCCTCGATCAAAGGATTGTTCATATCAAAAATTTTTGCGCCCGTGAACGCTGATAGATCCATTAAGAATTGCATTTGACCGTTAACCATAGGTACCATAGGTGTTTGCAGAGGAACAACATTAATGGTGTTGGGATTACTAAAATTCCATGCCCAGTTGGTTAAAACTTGATCTTGGAATTTATGAGCAACAACGACTACGTTTTTAAAATCAGCATTTCCAGATACATATTCTTGACCAATATGTGTTAAAATTTCATGTACCTGTACTAAATCATTGATATTTCCATCAAATAAAATAAATAGAGGATTGTCAAGAACGCATCTTTGGTGTCCCTGGTCGTTAATAAAACTAGCATGAAATTTACCAATTGATTCTTCATATCCTTTTTCGATAGGAAAGCCACGAATCAATTCTGTTTCATATCCAGAAGGGCCAGAAAGCTCTTGAATAGTAACATGTGAATTACTTCCAAAGCCAACCTTTTCAAAGGCTTCCATCACAGCCTTGGCCATTTCCTTATCGCCGTTTGCAGATACAGTGGCTACTTTTTCTAATAGATCTTGGTTTTTAGGAGTTACTTTAATTGCAGATTCTCGAATTTGTGGGATTAGCTTACCCTCAACAATCTTTTGGATTTCACGTGTAACTTTTTGAGGGCTGTTTTTTCTATTTTCTGCGCAATAACGAAAAAGATTCTTAATAAAAGCTGAGGCTACAACTGTGGCTGTGGTAGTTCCATCACCAGCTTCGTTTACCGTTCGAATAGCCACATCACGAGTCTGTTCGATAATGAGATGTTCATATGCGTCATTTGACCCTAATGATTTAAAGATCGTCACTCCGTCCTTAGTGTTCTTATTCGGAATGCCGGGTAATTCGGACTCAATAATCACATTGCGTCCACCTGGACCCAGTGAAGAGCCTACAATGCGGTCAATTTTATCGATAGTTCTCACTACGATATTTTCTAACTCGACTAAATTGCTGTTAAACATTTTAGCAGGTGTTTTAACTTTTTTCATGAATATACGTCTCCTTTTGATACCAACGCTTGAAAAATTATCTCTACCTTGTTATATTACCATAAAAGGGAGGAATTTTATGACTCAAGAACAACAAAATTTAGCTTTAAAGGAAGTAATGGACGAAGAATCAATAGCAACTCCAGACCAAACGGCACTTTTCGATCTTTTTGAGGCTTTTTTAAAGACAAAAGATGAAAATGGCAACGATCTTCCTAATCTGCCCCGTGGCTTTGGCCAATAATAAGACGGTCCCAGTCAAATCTAAACGGTTTTTCTGGATACGGCTTATATCTAAGGTCTAGCGACGATGCATTGCAATAAGTAATTGGGCCGTGTAGTGGGTCAAATTCAACTTTAACACCACGGTCCTCGTGAATATGACCTGCTACGTGAAGTACCGGTCTAATCTCTTCAATTTTTTTGCGCAATAATCCACAACCTACATGTTCACCAAGTCGATCATATCGATCGGCTGTTTTGTCTAAAATACCACCAGCTGGCCCATGGGTAAGCAAAATATCTGTATTTTTAGGAATCATATCCCAATGAGTACCAATGAACGGGTGTTTTGCAGTGGCCGCAGCTTCCGTTCTATGGCGATTGAACGCCCAATTGAAAAACCAAGGTTGAACAGGCGAACCCCAAATATTCAAACCTTTAAATTTAACACCAGAGTCGTTAAGTAAAACAACTCCGTAGTTTTTACACAATTCTTCACAAAACTTAGGAGTGCTTTCAAATCCAAAATCATGGTTTCCAGCAATTAAAACTTTCATTTCAAAGTCTAAATCACCATACCATCGAAGAAAATTTTCAATGGCGTCCATGTCACCGCGAGACGTGCAATCCCCAGCATGTAAAATAAGGTCTCCCGACCCCACATCAATCTTATCATGTTGACCATGGGTGTCGGAAATTGTAGTGATTGTAATCATAACTAATCTTGTCTGCCGATTCCTAACAATCGAGTGTCTTGAAATGCGCTTTTTACTCTTGCTTTGTGCGCTACCAATTGTTCAACAACGGCTAACATAGACACATCATCAAGGCGCGATCTAACAACAACTTCTTGTAAATGGGCAATGGAAAATTTGTTTTTAGCGGCTAATCTAGCTGCATCTTCATCTTCTTCTGTCAATTTTTTACCTGCAATAAATGCAAGCAAATCAAGACATTCTTTTTCATTTGGTGTTTTAAGCTCAATAACCTTATCAAAACGACCAGGTCTATCAATCAACGCACCTACAGATTGCTCAGGATTGTTAGTTGTAGCAATAATAAAAGTTGGAACTCCTTTAAAAGGATTTCCGATACCATCAAGCAAATTTAACAATGAAGAATCAGTTCCACGAGGTCCGTGGTTTTCTTCAACAGTCCCACCACCAATATCTTCCATTACGAAGATAAAACGCTCTGTTTTCTTGTGAAATTGACTGTATTGCAAAAAGAAACGATTAATAGAAGATGATCTTGTTGCAGAAGTATCCCAAGTCACAACACTTGTATTTTTATCTTTCAAGAAATGTTGACAAACATCTGTAATAGCTGCTGTTTTACCAACTCCTGGAGGAGAGCAAAGAAGTACTGCACGCTTAGGATCACGTTTCAATTCTTTATAAACATCAAGCTTGCTGAAAAATTTATTAGCTTCTGCTAAAATTGCCTTGGTGTTGTCAATAGACTTCAATAAATTGTAGTTTCTAAGAGGCATTTTCTTGAGTTTAATTCCAAACGAAGTATCCTCAAGTGTAAAAGAACCGGGCTTGATTAACTCTGCTGGTCTTTCTTCTTCTGGCTCTACGTGCTCAAACTGATAAATTTTACCATTTTCTTGAATGGTCAAGTCTGATTCTGGAATCTTGGAATCTTTTTTAAGATCTTTTACATCTGTAATGCTTTTAACCTTAAAAAAACCAGACTTATCTTTTTGTTCTTCGCTCATGAATTCTCCTCGTTAATTTCCATTTCTTCTAAAATATCCAATAATTCACCAACATCAATATCACCAATAGATTCAATATCTTCTCGACGAAAGAAGGGTTGGTCTTTTAATTCATCAAACCAACTATTGTCATGGGCTTTGTATTTAGCCTTATTGACACCTATTTCACCATCATACACATAATCGCCATCATCGTCAACTTCATTTGCATACAAATATGTGTAGTCATTTGTAAAAAATGTTTTTTTCTTGTTTAGTCTAAATTCACAACTACCATGAATCTTATCCTTAAGATTGACAATGTTGGTTCCATCAGAATCCGAACCTGAATAACGTTTTTTTCTTAAAATTGACATTAAAATTCATCCCAAATATTTTTTTTAGCTGTATCTTCCGATTGCCTTACCTGTTCTTCAAAAGACTCGGTTAAATCTTTAATATGATAGGCTTTTTCAATTTCTTCGGCTTTTTTACCGGTAATTTTTTCTTGCACTTCCTGAAGCTTCAATTCCAGGTAATTGACCTCATTTTTGGCCATTTCCAACATATAAAATAGTCGGCTGGCTTCCATTTCAAGGTCTGTGGGTAAGCGATTGCTCTTTTGATAATTAGAATTGGCAGGCACTTTATTTGCCCAATTATGGCGAGCTTCGTCATTCCTTTTGGGAATCACAGAATCTGTATAATTGGCTTCTTGGCCTGTATAGATGCATTTTCGCCTTTCCATATAGTGATAATACCACAAAAAAGGCAAAAAAAAGGGTTGTAGCAAAAACTACAACCCTTTTTAAGGACTAATATTTAGTCGTTATCAATTAAGATAACTGACCTTCGATGTTCTCAGCCAATACGTTTTTGCGTGGTTGGTAAGCAGCCAAGCAAAGGAATCGGAAGTGAGCTTCTGGAAGTGACAAGTCACTAAGAGCTAATTTCAATCGGCTATATGGAGACAATTGGTGCATACCCATTGTGTTAGCTTGGATTAAGAATCCAGTAACAGAACCAGGTCGGCGATTGCCAAGGTCGATGAAAGAAGTATTACCAGAACCAGCAGCCTTAACTTTACCGATGAATTTTGCAGAAGCTGCGCTTCCACCGTCTTCAGAACGATATACGTTAAAGTATTTAGCACCAGAAACAGGAGCGATAGTTAAAGTAACAGCTTCACCAGCGGCAACAGCTTGTGCTCCACCATCATCAACTTTCTCAACTGACTCACCACGCTCATTAACTGCAGTTGCTTTGTACACGTATGTACCAGCAGCCAAGTTAGAAGCAGGGTTAGCAGCAGCAGCACTTGTTAAAGTAGCAGGAGCCGCAGGAGAACCAGCGCGAGAACGTGCAGGGCGAGTTTTTCCAGAAAGGAAACGAGAAGGCTCTAATGAAACAAGAGCAGAGCTTGTCCATTGTTTTCTCAACTCAGCACCAGTAGCTTCTTGAGGTGAACCTGACAACATGATACGCTCTTTTGCAAAAGCAATTTTGTTGTAAGCACTTAAAGAAATTGGGTCAAGAATTAATTTATCTGCAGAACCATGTTGCATTGCAGATTTAACTGACATATCTTCGATTGAAGTTTGAGTCAAAGTTCCGTTTACAGAAACGATAACTGTTTGATCTGAACCGTATTCAGCAAACATCAAATCTTGTGTGTTTGACAAGCTGTCAGACATACGGATTTGAGCATCAACACCAACCATGTTAGGGATATCAGCGATAGCATTTGGGTTACCATCGAAAATACCAGCATTGCTGAAATCTGCTTGTCCACGGAAAGAATCGAATTCGATATCCGCAGAAAGTTTCATAGCAGCATCAGAAGCTGATCTATCTTCCGCTTTTTTACCATCTACTGCACCAATTAGGTTAGCTGCAACAGAAACTCGTCGAGTTGTGCTGTAGTAAGCCATTGGAACGATAGCACGAACGTAGTTCGATGTATCTTCTTCACCGATTCCGCCTTCATACTGAGCAGATCCGCCGAAAATACCGTAGTCAAGCTGACGGTTGAATTGGATCAGAGTGCTTTTTGCATCTTTAATGCTAAGCATCTTCTGAAGTTTGATGTGGCTGTCGTCAAAAGTGACGTTTTCCATCACAGGAGAAAGATCTTCCACCTGCAACGCAGCTCCTTGTACAAGCTGACCTGGAGCAGCGTTGTATGAACCTGCTTCAAGGGCTTTTAATAGATCGTTTAGTTGTTCGACCATTTTAGTTTCCTCCTGTTAATAGATGTCTAATAGACTCAATATTTTTACTACCTGATTGGTAGAAATTGTTGATTTTTTCGCGCTCGCTTTTTTCTAGTTTTCCAGAACGGATTTGAGCAGTAAGTCTTCGAGAAATTTCAGTTTTGTCTAATTTAGACACATCTTCTTTTTTCTCTTCAACCTTAACCTCATCTTCAGATTTTGCTACATATTGCAATTGAGTAACGGCTTTTTGCTTTGGAGCTTTAGAGCCTTTAACAAACGCAATCAATTTTGCAGTTAGATCGTTAAATGATTTTTCCAGTTTTTCTTTTTCTGATTTCAGTGTTTCAATTTCTGACTTTAAAAGTTTTGTTTCGTCGTTTTCAGAAGCTTGAACTTCTTTGATTTCAGACTTAGCAATAACCTCTTCTTTAGCAGGAGCTTCTTGAGTTTCTTGAAAGTGGGCAGCTTTCAGAGCTTCAAAGTGAGCTTTAGCTTCAGATTTTGTCATAGATGAATACATTTCGTTCATTTCTTGAATGTCTTTTTCGTCGTAACCAAATTCAGTAGGAGCAGGTGTAGCTACTTGAGTTTCCTCAACTTTTACTTCATTTGCTTCTTCAGATTTTTTAAGATCTGTTGGTTCAGTTTGTGACTTCAACACAGTGTTGAAATGAGTTTCAATTTCACCAATCAGAGCGGCCATATCTTTATCAGAATATTTTTTCTTCATAAATATGCACTCCTTCCAGTGTTAATTAAACGCCCTTAGTAGGCCATTGAACATCAAAATTGATTTCAGTTCCAGCAGCAGCTTCGGCAGTAGCCAAAACAGTAGCGTGGGTTTTTACGATTTGCTTTTCGATTCCACATTTAACAAGTTCAGTTTGAATTTGAGCTACTTTTAACGTGCTCATAGCATCGTCACGAGAAGCGAATTCAACTTTGTGTGGTGCGAAAGCAACTAGACTGTTTCCAAAAATATCTTTAGAAACTGCGTCAGCAGCAACGATCTTCAATGAAGCTTCGTTAGTGTTAAGTGTTAGCTTTGGCCAGCCTTCAGCGTCTCTTGATTCAGCGACTGAATAGCCACGGAATTGAAGACGTTCTTTTAAGCCACGAGCCAATGCATCAGCTTTTGCAAGTGATTTCATAGTTTTTCCTCCAAAAATTGGTTGATTTATGCCCTAGACGTTTTGAATCGTCAATACAAGGTAAATGATTAGTATTTTTGACCTTTTATAGGTCTAACCTATTGATTTTATTCAGTTTTGGAAAACCAAATCTTCCCAAAATAAAAAACCAAAACCTAGTGTTTTTAAGTATTTAGGGTGATTTGTTGACTAAAACACAATCTTTAAGATGTAAAATCACTTTCTATCACAAAGGTCTAAAATGTCTGATCAAAAACGTGGAACTTTCATTCATGGCATCGCTGCCTCAGAACACTTAGATAGTTCTGGCGAACGTATTCAAATTGAAGGCGTAGATATTACAAGTCTTACAAAAGATGGAACTTTTAACTACGAACATGACTCTAAAAGCCCTTCTTCTATTGTAGGTAAGATTTGGGAAGCCAAGAAAATCTTAAAACGCTCTGATTGCGAAAATGAACATCAAAAGGAATTTTGGGATAAGCTTAAAATGCCTTTTATTTATGTTGCTGGTGAATTATTTGATTCGGTTGGTCACAAAGCTGCTAGTGAAGTAGCTGCAATGCTCAAGTACGACCAAATGACACCTCTTAACAAAGAAGCCAAAAAACTAATCAATTTTTCTATCGAAGGCTCTCGTGTTGAAAAACAAGGTGCTATTATTACAAAATGTATTGCAAGAAAAGTATCTGTTACTTTGACTCCTTGCAATAAAGTTTGTGAAGCTTACGAATTGAAAGTAGACGACAAAGCCCAAAAACAGTCAGATTCTGGTAAATTTGCATTTATTCAAGATGTTATGTCTAAAGCAGACGAAGCTTCGTGTCAAATCATGAAAGGTGAGATTCCTTTCATTTACAAAGCAGATTTGAATTCTCCTCCTGGAAGTGGTCGTATCCCTAAACGCATCTTCAGTCCAAAAAATGCTCCGAGCACTATGCACGTTGGTGATAAAATCAATTATGCAGCTGAACCAAAAGCCAAAACTGGCACTCAAATTTACGGTAAAATGCCAAAAATGAAACCAGCATGGCAAAAGAACGAGAAAAAACAGCTTAGTAAATACGATTCAAATGTTCGTAAAGCTCTTGTTGCGTCTTGTGGTGCTGGAGTTTCATCTGAAAAAGTACAGGGTGACGCATTGGCAAAAGATTTAAAGGGAGTTCATACGTCGGATGTTGGGACTGGAACTCATAGTAGAGCTGGTGTCATGGCTATCGCAGGAAGTAATAAAAAAACACCTATTAAATCTGGTGGAAAAGAAAGACAAAAACAAGTTGCACGTCAAATGCATTCTAGAAAATTGAAAGAATTGAAAGATATGCCAAAACCAAACCTTCCTAAGTCTGAAGTCGATGTTGTTAAATCTGAATTTGTTATTGTTCGTAAGCTTGGACACTCAGATATTAACAAAGCCTCTAAAAATGTACGCGAACAACGTAAAAAGGTATTTGGAACCAATTCTCAACCTGCAGCGAAATCTGCAATGCGTGATAAGCACATCAATCATATCAAAAAATTCGTTGATAAGTTTTTAGGTCTTGATTTGCAACCATCAGGTGGTAAGGTAAACGACAAGACAGGTGAGCGTAGAAAAGCAGACAATGAAATTGGTGTGGATAAACCAGATTGGCGTTCAGGTAAATTCGAAGCTCAATGGAATCCTGAAGCAATTGTTCATGAAATTGCACATTTAATGTTAATGCCTGAAGGTGTTAGTCTTGAAGATGGACAGCGTTTAATGGATAAGCAATATTCGGATGTTCAAAAGCAATATGGATATATGCAACAAAAACGATCTCAAGGTGAAGTGCAACCAATGGCTGCAGAGCAGTTGATTCGTCGTTTTCTTGGGATGCCAGCAAGTCAGGTGTCAATTCCAGTAAAGGATAAAAATGCACCTCAGAGAACTTCCGTTGAAGATCCAAATAAGGTGATTGCCACTCGTGTTAAGGTTCCAGGCAAAAAGGAAAAGTATGTCGATTTAATTCGTCAAGCGAGAAACCTTTCTCCTGAAAACAAAGCACGATTACATGCTATTTTTAGTGGTCAAATGAAATTTCACCCAGATAAAGGATGGTCTAAGGCAGACAGAACCTTAGACGCTGCTATTACAAATAGGCAGCCAGGTGCTGTGTTGGATAGACAAGCTAAAAAACAAGCCGTTCAACCACAAATGCAGCAAGAATTGCCTCCAAATGTAGTGCGAATGAAACCGCGTCCAGCTCCAATGCCTACACAACAACCGGTAGCTCAAAATCAACCAGCTCCAATGCCTGCTCAACCAGAAATGCCACAGGCACAGCCAAAAATGAAAATTGCCAAATCTGAATTTCTTTACAAAAACGAAAAAAAGAAGTAGGATAAATGGCTAATTCGCGAAGAGTTGCAATTTGTCTATTAACAGATCATAGCGATAATATCTTAATGGGCGTTCGCAACGACAATAAAAAATGGACAGTTCCGGGTGGACACTTGAATGAGGGCGAAGATCCATATGAAGGTGCTATTAGAGAACTAAAAGAAGAAACAGGTTTGGATGTAGAAGATATCAAGCTTGTTGCTTCGCATTGGGATAAAGAACAAAATCTTTTATTGTATTTGTTCCATGTGACCCCAGACCCAAAGCAAATGTTAGATGCATCGAAAGACCCGGACAAAGAGGTAGATTCATGGCACTATATGAATCCAAATTATGTTGTGTCAGATTTGCACGTGCCTATCCAACACAACATTGCATTAAAATACTGGATGAATAATTAGATATTATATCCAAGCTTTTGAGCTTCACTCTTAGCCAAAGAACCTTTATCCTCGCCAACCTTTTTAGTACGAGTGTAAGTGATAGGGTCAAAAGACACATAAGTTCCAGTCGGAACTTCAATGCGATAAACAAGTTGTGTTTCTGGGTCTTGAAAATGAGTTCCAACTTTTAATTCAGTCATCAACTCTTGAAGAGTAGGTTTTAAAGCCTTCATTTCTTCTTTAAGAGCTTCATATCGCTTTGAGATTTCTAAAAATTTTTGTTGTGTGTCTGTCATAAAGATCTCCTTGTTTTGTTGATTTCTTTTTCTAATTGTCTAATTTGATTACGAATTACAAACCAATCCTTAAGTAAAGGATTTGGTGTTGATTGCTCTCTTTCTCTTAAAATACGCAATAATTTAGCCATATCATCACGCGTCAGCGGTTTTTTACTATTGATATAAGTTACATTTGTTTCCATAGGATAATAATAACAGATCTGATAGAAAAATCAATTATCTTTTTTTAAGCGTATTCTTTTGATACGTTTTGGGTCCACAGGTCGTGGTTTAGAGGTCTCTTTGTGAATTTTGTCAGTTTTAGCGTTCACTAAAATATGAGGTGGAATATAGTCATATTCGGGTGATAAAGCTTTGGTTGTAGAAATAAGATTGATATTTACAAGACTATCAAACATTTTATCATAAGCTTTTCTAAATTCTTTAGCAGCCTGATTACTAGCTAGGGCAAGGATTAAGGCTTCAAATGCCACCTTATCCATTTTTTCACCCATTAACTCTTGGATATTAGGTGTTTGTCCGGCCTTGGCCTGTTCAAGAACTTTAAGACAGCCATTCAATCCCTTGGCGATTTCTAGGCCACACTCACCATGGTCATAATTAGCCATTTTAGTTTTAAATACCTGAGTGATCTTATCATCAAACTGTGCAAAGGTCGTTTCACCAATGGCATTGGCTTGTTCCATTGTTCTAATTGGCTCACCAAAACAAGTAAGGCGAGAAACAATTTCATCACGTAAGACTTCATTGTCCAGCATAACTCCAAGCTTAAAAATAGTATCTTGTGACAACTCTACCAATCGTTTTTATCCTTTTTAAGCTCTGGCAACTCATAGTTGTTAGACAATGAATCCATAATTTTTTTGTGAATTTGCATCATTGTGTCTTCATTTTCAATATCAATGATACGAAACGTCATGTTTTTGGAAGCCACGTGATTGTTAAAAAAACGCATACCATTTACAATATCAGCCTCATATCCTGGGTCGTACTCTTCAGCCTCAATTCCGAGCAAAGCCTTTCTTTTGACAAGTCGACGTTCGCCCTCTTTTAGATCGTCCATAATCATCAAAAATGAAGCAATTCCAAATTCATGATCTAGCCTTTCATAATCATGAGTTAGATACTTATATTCGTCGATCACCTTCTCTTTGGCCTTTCCAATCATGAGATCGGCAACCATCATTCTAGCAATAGAACCATCTAAAATAGCGACTCCATTGGGGTTTTCAGAGACAAAAGTACGAATTTTTTGTATAGAAACCTGTCCAGTGGCAATATCCCTACCGGCTTGAACAACTAAACAAGGGATGGAATTGTCCTTAAATAAACGAGCTAACATGCCGATTTGACTGGTCTTTCCAGAACCTTTAGTACCGTCAATACTGATAATTTTGAGTGGTCTTGCCATACCCTATATTACCACAAAAATTGCAATCTTTATAGAAGACCTCAAAGGAGCCTAAATTTTATGCGATTAAGTGCCAAAGTTCTTAAAAATGTAGCCAATGTAAACAATTGGGAGTATGCAAACTCTGCATCTGTCCAAGAAGGCCAAGCTAACGAAATTTACGTCCAATTGGTTGATTTGGACAAAGTCCCTGGACCAGATAAATCTGTTGCACTGCCTGAACATCCTATGAGATACATCCCTCAAGGAACCACTATTGGTGCGGAAGCAACATTCCCATCGATTGACGATGCAGATGTTTTGGTTATTATTGGAACGCAACCATTTGCAGATGACAAAAGTATTTGGAAATTTGATTTAACAGATGCTCAATTGCCTAAATCTGGAAACTTTAAAATCAAACTAACTGAAGATGCTAATGAAAAAAACATCCTTGTTAAGGGTGGGGTTTCGGCAAGCCTTCTTAACGTGGGGTCTTGCTAATGGCCGATTACAGTAAATCCAAATCGTTTGGTACTAAGGTTTATCCAGTCCAGGCGTTCGCAACGTCTGACTTGATGGCAAGAACAGAAGAATTGTTAACACCAGATCTTTTAATTTCTCGTTACCTTAAAAGCCAAGAAAAAGAAATCAGAGCAAAGTACTCAACTGCTGAATTGCAAGATCAAATCAATTTGGCTATGAATGAATTTGAAACCATGACGGGTCTTAGAATTACTGCGGTCCAAGACATGGAAAGAATTCCTTTTGACAGAGATCTTTACAAATCCTTTGTGTTTATGAAAACTAAGCATGGGCCTATCATGTCTATCGAAAGCATCGACATTATGAGTTCTAATGGCGAAAACATTTACCACCTTCCACCCGATTGGATTGAAGTGGGATTGGCACATCAACGTCAATTAAATTTAATTCCTATTTTGAGTATTTTTGGAGCTGCTGGTTTACAAGACGGTCGAGCTTCAAACGCAGGTCTCATTTTCTTACAAGCAATTAATAATTTTCAATGGTTGCCTGCTTTTTTCACAATCAAGTATACCTATGGTTTAAGCAACACTGAAGGTCAAGTTCCAATTCCAGTAAATGCGATTGTTGGCATGATTGCTGCTATTGAGATTTTAAGCGACTTGCAATCGGCCAACAAATACAATTCAACCAGTATTTCTCAGGATGGGATTTCTCAATCTGCTTCTTCTGCTGGACCTAAAATTTACGCCCAACGTATTGAAGATCTTGAGAAAAAACGAGATTTAGCTGTATCAAAGCTTAAGGCTATTTTCTCAAATAAATACTTTCTTTCAAATATTTAGCTTTTATGTTACACTAGAGGCGTATGTATAAAAAGACACTGCAATCAGTTAAAAATCCATTAACAACCGAGGTTGATTCTGTCAACGCTCGAAAGCCTCATTTTATCTTTTCTGCAGAAAATCCACGTTATCCAGTTAAATACAATCTTGATCATCAAGGTGTGCAAGACTTGCTTACTAAAAAAGGCTATCGTTTCGATGTAATACAAGGTCATTATGGTAGTCCAGAAAACTCCATTTTGGTTCACAATCCAAATAAACACGCAGTTAGATATTTACAAAAGCTTGCTGAAGGACTTGGTCAAGAATCGAGTATTTACTCAGACGGTTACAATCATGAGATGCATTTCCACCACGGTGAACACGCAGGCCAACATTTAAAAGGTCAAGGCACAAACTTCCATAAACGACCACCTGAAGATTATTTTTCGACCTTAAAAGACGGTACTACCTTTACCCATTCTTTTGACATGGAAAATTTCCATGAACCAGAAATGTCTAAATTGAAACCAGAAGGTTATGTTAAAAAGAGCGAAGATGAATTAACCTTGATTCATTATTCACCAACTCAAGGTTTGAAGTCAATCAACCCAATTCATCAGGGCAATCGAATCAAAGATTCATCTTCTAAATACGGTCGTCCAGAACATCCTGTGTCTTTTTTCTATAGACAGGATTCTCCAACAGAAGATTTGGTTACTCAAGGTTCGAATTCTAAATATCATGTTAAAACACAAGAAGCTAAATTATACGATCTTGGTCTAGACAAAGACAAGGTCAGTCAACACCTGAAGCAATCAGGTCAAACCCTTAATCCAGGGATCGTTACCCGTGACGAATTACACGGAGAGCTAAAAAAGCGAGGGTTTCATGGTTTTTATAACTCTCAACATGAGCGTGAAGATATGCGTGGTGTTGTTGGTTTGTACCATGAAACTCCTGTGGAGTCAGAAGAGTCCTTAAATAACATTCAAAAGGGTATTCAGTCACCATCAAAGCATATTGGTTTAGATCGACTTAAACAGATCAAGTCTGACAACCATATTGGTGCTGGTGGTAAGGAATACTCTGAAGAAGAAGTTGGCCATGCCATAAATGAACGACAAACCAACGTTGCCAATAAAATGGTAGCCGGTGCTTCTAAGCAAGAAAAAATACGTGCTCAAAATGAAGAAAACGCAGCCAAGGGTATTGGTGGTGCATTACCAACCGATTTTCCATGGATGAATAAGCCTAAACCTACTGACAAAGGTAGTGATAAAATTAGAGGTGTTGCTGATCGGTATGCAGCTTCTAAAGGAATGAGATTACAACACAAGATGCCAGCTGTCAAAGTTGACCCGACGCGTGCGAAGCGTATTGCTGATGCCTATCATCAAGCAAATCACGAACCTCAAGCCCAACACGTCCAACAAGCTTATCAGGCTCTAGTTAAAGAAACTAACGATCAGTTTAAACATATTTTAAATTCAGGTTTAAAGATTTCTAAAATCAAACCTGGACAAGAAAATCCATATAAAACTTCTAAAGACCTGTTTCACGACATTCACAATAATAATCATATTTGGTATTTCCCAACGGAAAGTGGATATGGCTCCGACCCCAATCAGGCGGATTCTGCACATCCAATGTTACAACCAACTGAACACATGCATGAAGGTCAACCAATGGTTGCCAACGATGTGTTTAGAATTGTACATGATTATTTTGGCCATGCTAAAGAAGGCCATGGATTTGGTGCTGAAGGTGAAGAGAATGCATGGAAAAACCATATGCAAATGTATTCTCCAATGGCTCAGAAAGCATTGACGGCAGAAACTCGCGGTCAAAATTCATGGGTTAATTTTGGACCCCATGGAGAGAACAATAGAAAAAATCCTGCAAATACAATTTATGCAGATCAAAAAGCTACTGTATTGCCAGATTGGGCCATGGACAGCGAGCACAACTCTATTTACAAACAGCTTGGTGGTTTAAAGAAACGTGAAATCATTATGATGAAAGGTGCTAAACAAAGATTATTTCCGTTTAACCCTAATGCAGATATAACCGATCAGAATCACAACAATACAAAACAATGGGTAAATGCTTCATCTTTTAATAGGGATAATGTTCCTTCTGTAGTGGGAAATGCTAGACAAAGAGCATTGCTTAATCTTTATAAAAAAACACAAACAAGAAAAAATCCAAATAGTGGAGAGCTTGAGGTTTTATTACATAGAGGAATGCATCCAATAGAACATCACAATACAATAGAAAATAATAATCATACATATGATAAAACTTCTTGGACGCCTAATTACAATACAGCACATAACTTCGCTCAAGATTATTTTAGAAATGCCATGGAAAATCCAAATGATATTCAAGAACAAGAATCAACATATGGAAAAAAGATTGATATGTCTGGTCCAAAAACCATGTCTTCTTGGATTCCTGTAAAACACATACATAGCATTCCAATGTTTTCTATTAAAAATCAAAATCAACAAGATCATTCTTTAAGGGAAAATTTAAAAAATGAACATGAGGTTATAGTTAATCCGCATAAATTAAACACACATCAACCAGAAAAAAATACTACTAAAAATAGCGTACAATCTGTTTACAGTCAAATGCAATTAAAGAAACGTGAAATTATCATGATGAAGGGTGCAATGAACAGACTCGCACCTTTTAATCCTGATAAAAACTTAAATCCTGAAGATCACAAGGCTACTGAAAACTGGACTAAAGAAGGTGATGATCAAGATGCTCGTCAAAACGTCCCTGAAATTCACGCCAATGCGAAAATCAGAGCCCTACATAAATTAACAGGAAAAACACAGGTTAGACGTCATCCAAAAACAGGCGAGAGAATGTTCTTGTTACATCGAGGTATGGCGGAATCTGAATTTCAAACAAATCATATCAATGGCGTTGCCAACTATCCTCCAAATTCTTTTACATCTTGGACACCAAGTTACAAAGTAGCTAGTGGTTTTGCTAGTGACCACCTTGAAAATCTTGGCAAAAGCCCACGTGTGGTATCGGCTTGGATTCCAGAATCACACATTCATAACGTACCAAATGCTACATTAATTCCAGACGAAAACACTCAGTTTAGAACAGAACACGAAGTTATTGTAAACCACAAAGGTAAAATAGCACACGCAAACCCTAAAATTGTAGAATTAGCAAAGGAACCTAGAAAAGATCTCAATCAAAAAATTAACCTAACTGCACAGGCAAAAGCTTCTGAAAAAGAATTACCAAATGCTTGGCAAGACGACCATAAAAGAATGGTACAGCGTCAACAAAGAGCTGAAGAATTCAAACGTAAAAAGTTTGGAAAGCGAGAGGCAATCGTGTTACAACCATTACAAAAAGGTGATATTTCAAACAAGATCAAATCAGGGATTGCAGGACTAGCAATTGCCGCTGGAACTATGGCTCCGATGGATACTTCTAAACAAACTCAGGTACCACAGCCAACCCAACCAAAAGTTGTCGAAAACAAGCCAACTACTCCTACAAAAAAAGATCGGGTGTTGAGCGGAATTAAATTTATCGAATCATCTAATGGTAAAAACACAGACCATGCAGAAATGAAATCTGGACTCTTTAAGGGTGACAAAGCCTACGGAAGTTATGGATTAATGCCGGTTGTTATTCGAGAGACAATTAAAAGAATTCCAAATTTAATGCAAGCTCACTCAGCTGCTTTAGGTTTAACAGGTCAAGAGTTTCATGATTATATGGACAAAAACCCAAAACTTGAGCATTTAATTGCTTCTAAGCATTATGACCATATCGTAAAAGCACTAGGTGAAAACCCAATGCATATTGGTTACGCATGGTTAAATGGGATTGCAGGTACGAAAAAAGCAATCAAAAATGGTAGACAATTTAAAGATCATCATTATGTCCAAAAGCTTATGAATCAGCTACACCCACCGGTAAAAAACATTAAAAAACAAGAAAAATGAACACAACACATTTTTGCAAAAAATGCCAAAATATTAAAGAAATAACTGAGTTTAACAAACATTGTTCTTCAAAAACAGGTTTTCGAGATATTTGTAAAATTTGTCAAAAACAATACAGACAAGTGTATTACAACAAAAACAAAACAAAAGAATTGGCTAAAAATGGTTTTTATAGAAAAAACAATGTAGAAAAAATGAAAACTATTTATAAAAACTATAGCCTGAAAAATCCAGATAAAATTAAAGCAAAAAGCAAGGCATATTACGAAGCTAATAGAAATATTTTAATTAAAAAAAGCGTTACTAATCACAAAAAGAGAAAAAAAGAAGATTTACAATTTCGCATTGCTTGTAATCTAAGAACTAGGCTAAATAACGCAATCAATAGAAATAAACCTGGTTCTGCTATAAAAGATCTAGGTTGTACTCTAGATTTTTTTAAAAAATACATAGAAACAAAATTTGAGAAAAATATGTCTTGGAATAACTACGGTAAATTTGGTTGGCATATCGATCACATCAAGCCATTGTCAAGTTTTAATCTAACGGACAGAGAAGAAATCATTAAGGCGTGTCATTATACGAATTTACAACCTCTTTGGATGGTTGATAATTTAAAGAAAAGCAATAAAATCAATTAGTTATCTGTTATTTTCATCAATAATCACAATCTTTTATATAGATAAGTAATACAGAGGTAAAAAATGAATATACTTCCATCAGAGGTTGAATCAATTAAGGTTATTGGAAATTTACACGGAGATGACGTCAAGGTCGTTAAAACCCACGGTGGTTTTTATGTAGCTGTAGGCAAAAAGAAGAAATCTTCTTCTCAAGCTGAAGCCTTGGCTGCAGGTTCTCACCAAGCCCTAGTTGCACATCAATTAACAAAAGAATACGGTGCTGATTTCGAACCAGCAATTTTTAAATCAGAGCAAGATCAACTAGAGAAAGTTGAAGCAAGAACAGAATATTTACCTAGCGAAATGATCGCAAAAGGTGTTGAATTGTACATCCTTTCTAAGGGCAATAAAATTGATTTTGTTCTTTATAAACACGGACTTACACTAGGTCAATATTCTAGCGAAATTGAAGATCAAACATTAGTTTTAAAAAACGGTGGTTTTGATTACAAAGAAGTTGTCGACAAAAACGTAGGAACAGCTAAAGGCATTGCAAGAGCCCTAAAAGAAAAAGTACACGAGTTAAATCTTAAAGGCATTAAAAAGGGATACTAATGGCCACTGGTGAAGATATCAAGGCATTACCTGACATTATACCTGATATAAAATTCAATTTGGAATCTCAAGAACAATTTGGCAAAGACAAGGGTGTTGTTTTTGAGCATTTTGCTGCTATTCCATCTACAGTTGGAAAGATTGATCGTGGTGATTTGCGTAGACCTGAAGCGTTGGATACAATTGCTGAAAACGGATATATTTACACAAAAGTAGGCGAATTCGTTGGAACCATTATTGGTAATAGCAAAAAGCACAATCACTCTGAAGGTGGTATTATGGATACCTCAGAAGCGAGATTGGTGTTGCCAAAGTTCTACAATGAAGATTGCGGTGGTGGAAAAGAAATTGCCTTACTTCCAGGTGACAGAATCTACCCTAAAAAAATTGAAGTTAGGGTGCCAAATTATCAAGAGGTTGAATACAGACCTAAAGCATCGGATACGCTACAGTTTCCAGCCAAATGCGTTCAAATTTTGAGAGATTCAAACAACGTCCAATATAACGAAGGTGTTGATTTTATTGTAAATTCCGATGGTGACATTCAATGGATTGACGGCAAAAGAAACCCTGGAATTGACCCATCGACCGGAAAAGGTCGCTTATACGGTGTTAGATATATGTATGTGGCTTTTTGGTATGTCCAGCGCCTTATTAATGAGGTTAGGATTACAAATACCAGTGATGCAAATGCACCGGCTAGACTGCCCTATCATGCGATTATTCAAAGAGAATACGTTTACCACAACAAACCACGTGGTGACAAAAAAGAAACAAATGTTAAGACGGAAACCCCAAGAACTCAGGACGAACCGGTAGAAAATATAGAGCCTAACGACTACCAAATCCGCGTAGATGTTAGGGATTTTGAAGATTAACCATCTAAATGACAATCTTTAAGGTATAATTAGGAGATTTGAACATGGCAAAGAAACCAAATAGAAGTGTCAATACAAACCAAGACTTAGGTGCTATTGATGCTATTAAATACAACGACGCTGTTGGAGCTGACAAAGTTATTGTGGTTCAACCTACACCTGCGCGTGCTTATTCAGCAAACGAGCCTGTTGGAGCTGGTAAATTAATTCTAATTGCTGCTGGTCCTTACACTCTTTCAATGCTTGGTAAGGCGTATGATTCGGCTAGAACCTATCAACAAGGCGACGTTGTTACTCAAGGTGGTTTTGTATACTTAGCCATGCAAGATGCAATCACTGGCACTTTTGATTCTGCAAAATGGAAAAATGTAGCGCCTGATGTTATTGCAGCAATTCCATGTCCTGCTAATTCTGTTGTTTCCACTGGTCGATGGCACAATGCTATTTCTGTTGCTGGTTTTTTAATCGATGACGATTCAAGTATTGAGTATACACGCATTAGAGATTAAAAATGAAACTTAAAGACGTCAAAATCGTCAAAAGTATTCTAGGTAAAGATATATTCGATGAATTGAAAAAATCAGCGATTTATAAACCAGAAACTAAGACGGCTCTACAACCCGAAGAAATCAGAGTAGCTCTGGAGATTGTTCCACGAGCAGTTTTGTCGTTTCTATTCTTTAATCTTAAGCATTTATCGGCTAATGACATTGCTGACTTAGATATTCCATGGGCACTTGGTGCAAAACTTCATGTTAACAAACTTGGTGCTGACAACTACAGTGGTAATATTACACAAGAAGGTAAGGTCAAATATGAATTCTATCATAGATCTCTTCCTTCAATTGGCTTAATTTTATTAAGTGTATTTGAGCTTTATGATTTAGATAAAATCGAAGATCTTAAAAAAGAACCTTCTGAACCAGAACAACAAAAAATCGATAAACTACAAGACCTGATCGATCAACGTTTAATGATGCACAACATGATTAAGGATGTGGTTGATAAGCGTATCTCTGAACGAGAGGCTATTCAAAAGATGATTCAGGCAAGATTACATAGTCATTTTGAATCTGTACAAGAAAAGCCTGAACCAAAGGAAGAAACGCCAATGGAAGATAATAAAAAGAGTAAGTTGCGACAATTCCTTGACAATTTAGAAAAAAAGCGTCAAGAGTCTGTAGAAATGGACAAGAGTGAAGATGTTAAATGTCCAGATTGTAAAACCACAATTCATAAAAAAGAATCAGAAGAAATTATTCCGTGTATTTGCTACGGTGAATTTATGGCCAAGTCTATCAAAATTATGAAAAATGTAGATGGTACCGTAAAAATCAAATTTCCTAAAAATTTTGATATTGAAAATGTAGAAATGCTTTTAGAGGCTTTGAGAGCTAAAAAATGAAAAAATGTACGAAATGCAAAGTAGAGAAAAATCTAACAGAGTTTACACAGAGATGGTGTAAAACTTGTCATTATACTTATCAAAAACAATATAGAGCAAGGAATAAAGATAAGGTAAAATCTTGGCAATCCAAAGCAGATAAAAAATATAGATCAAGTGACTATGGTATTTCAAAAATGAAAGAATATTCAAGATTGATTGCAATCAAGCCAGAAATACTTGAGTATCGTAAAAACTATTATTTAGCAAATAAAGAAAAGTATAGAGCTAGAGAAAAACAATGGGCTTCAAATAACAAAAGTAAAATTGCTTATAAAGCAAGTATTAGAAGAGCTAAAGTTCAAAAAGCTACTTTTACAAATGTAATGAATGAAATTAAAGATATTTACAACAATTGTCCAAAAGGATTTCATGTCGATCATATCATTCCTTTAAATCATCCAGATGTTTGTGGATTGCATGTTCCTTGGAATTTGCAGTATTTGCCAGCTTCAGAAAATTTAAAGAAAAGTAATAAAATTAAGGAGTTGCAAAATGGGTAATGTCTACTTGGCGGTGAACGGAGATGATGTTGGTACTAGAATTGGTAACGCAATTGCCAATGATGATCACCAGGATTTAGCGAACGCAAGTTCTACTATTGATCAAGCACACAAAAAGATCGATGAATGGGCAGAGGGAATTGGTGGTAAAAAAATCACTGGCTCTGGAGATGAAGCTATTTATTTAGTTCCAGACGACGCTCTTGCGCAAATGGATTCCATCAGACAAGATTATCAAGAATCGTCTGGTCATGGTTTAACTGTTGGTGTGGGCGCTTCTATGTCACAGGCTTCTAAAGCCCTAATCTATGGCAAAATGAATGGTAAAAATCAAACGATTCACTATGATCCTAATATGGAAGATTATCTTTCAGACGAATCTAGTGATGAAGATCCATCACAAGATATTGACCAAGCTCCAGAAATTCCAGCTGAAGGTGATCTAGAAGATCAAGCTATGGAAGATAACGAATCACAAGCTGAAGAAGTAGCACCAGAAGAAGGTGCTGAGGAAGACAGTATTGTTCCAAAAGCTCCTGCTGAAGAAGGTGCAGAGGCTGAAGCAAATACAAATATTCAAGATAACAAAGCTATGCCAAAAAACAAAGCTATGAATAAACCTGCACCTGCTACACCACCAGCAGCTGACCCTAACGCACAAGATGCTGATTCAGATTCTGATGATTCTGATGAAGCTCCAATTGGAAATGAGGATGATGTGTCCGACGACAACGAAGAAGCTTTAAATAGTCCTGATGATTCTGCACCTGCAAACAAATCTCCTAAACAAAAACACGGAGAAATCGATGGAAAAACTGAAGAAGATTTTGGAACGGCTGACGGTGAGCAACAAGAAGACGAGGCAGATATGGAAGACGCTCCAGACCAAAGCGACGACCTTCCAGATAATGATTCTGAAGATGATTCTTTTGATGGTCATCATGCTCCTCATGAAGGTGAGTTCGAAGACTCCGAAGAAGATTCAGACGATCAAGAATTAAGTTCTGAAGATACAGCTTCTGGCGACGAAGATCCATTAGCAGATATGATTCATGACGATATGTCTGATGATCAAGAAGGTGATGAAATGTCGCCTGAAGGTGATGATTCTGCTGATGATGCTGATCATCAAGAATTGAAACAAGATATTGCAAATGCATTGTTAGCTTTCAAAGACAACAAAATGATGCTAGAGCAAGCACGCGAACAAAATCCTGATCTATATAATGCAACATTAACCATGTTACGTTCTATGATTTCTATGGCTAAAAAATTAGGTTTTGCTCCAGAGCAAGATATGCAACAAGCTGCTGATACTAATCAAATGGCTGAGGCAATGCCTGAAGCTGATGATCAAGGTGAAGACCAGGTAGCTCAACCAGCTAACCAAGATGCACAACCTAATGATGAAAAACCATCTGAAAAAAAGTAAACGGGCAGGCTCCGAAAGACCCTAAGAACCTGCCAGACAAGGGTACGAAACACATTCCCAAGCCGCAACCGCCGCTTGGTGCTGTGCATCACGGTAAATTAAAAGTTATCGATGGTCGTACTGGCTCTGAATCCTGGAGACAAGGAACTACTGGATTTTTGAAAGATTTTGACGGCGATCCAACTGCAACCAACCACAATAAGGCTGGTTTGAAAAACAGACCTCAACATCATCCAAAAATGGGTGGAAAATCTAAGAGTCATAAACCATACATGGGTGATCGACCGACACATCAAGCTGGTCAGTCAAGTCAAGACGATGAGTAATTTAAAGTTTAATGTTGATATTGAAAGACTTTCCAAGCATTTAGACGGTGTTAAAAAAGATGTTCAAGAAGACCTTACCAAGGGTGTAGAAAATCTTGCATCAATGACTCACGCTAAAACTTTGGAACTTGCTACAGAAGAACTTACAAGTCTTTCTAAAATGTATAAGGACAATGTTGAATTCTCAAATCCAGCTCCAAATTTTTGGGTAGTTACTTTAAAAGAACCAGCGATGTGGATTGAAGAAGGTCGCAAATCTGGATTTATGGAAGAGTTACTGAACGGTAAATCTGCCAGACAGGGTAAGAATGGAAAATATGCCATTATACCATTTAAACATAATAAAAATCCAACAGAACAATCTCCCAAAGCTTATGACTTGGCTAAAGAGATTCAGTACGAGTTGAAAAAAAAGGGCGTTGCCTGGAAGAAAATTGAAAAAAATGAAGATGGAAGTCCACGAATCGGAAGATTACATTCGTTTCAATTTAACAATCCAAGAGCAATTGCCCAAAAAGATATTCACAAAAACCCTTTAACTAAGGGCGTTAGTGTTTATCAAACAAAACAAAAAGATGGAAGTGTTCGCAGAGATATTATGACCTTTCGTGTAATAAGCGAAAAACATAAAAATGAAGGTCTGTGGGTACACCCAGGTCGACAAGGCAATAAGATTCTCGATAAGGCTTTTGATTGGGCCATGCAAACTTGGGAAAAAGACATTCTTCCAGCAATTTTTGAGAAGTATAACGGAAAGGATTAACCATGTCAGAATACGATGATATCATTGGTATTTTTCAGGGTGACTTGATTATCAAGACAGCAATTGAGTTATCTTTAGAAGATATGCGTAAAAATCCTTGGTTGATAGAGGATGTCTTTGCATCTTTAAATGAAAATCCAATTCTTGCTAAACGCTACGGTATGAAAGAAATTACCAGAGCTAAAGAATTTATTTTAAATACAAACATTCCTGTATATATGCACCATCGTTTAGATAAGATGGAATACCCATGCATTACAATTTCAATCGGTAATTCAAACGAAGATAAAAGCCTTTCTACATTAGGCGATGCATCTATTGCCTTTGAAGATTATTCGCCAAATGAAATTGGCAAGCCAATCAAACCTATAGTTTCTTCATTTACACCAGTCTCTTATGACAAAGATACTGGCATCGTTGAACTTCCAACGGATATTCCTGAATATCGATATGTTGGTAAGGGTATGCTTTTAGCTGATCCTAAAACAGGCAATGCTTTTGAAATTATCGATAAGGCCGGAATCAATGGCGTTCAAATTACAGCAGGCTCTAAACTGCCCAAGGGTAAATTGGTAATTATTCCACAATACCCAACCTACAGAGCCAGAAGAGAAAGAGCTACATCTCAAGAACAATACAACATTGGATGTCATGCTCATGGAGACCCATCTTTACTGATCTTCCTGTTCAGCGTTGTCAAATACTCTTTATTTCGTTATCGCGAAGGTCTGCTAGAATACAATAACTTTCAATTGTCAAATTTATCCTGCACCGACATGATGCGAAACGAAATGATGCAAGAAGAAAATATTTATTCTCGTTGGATTACCCTTTCTGGACAAGTAGAGGAAAGCTGGGTTAAAACCCCAAAACGATTTATTGAGGCTATAGATTTAAACGACCCTGATAGAGATGAGGGTGTGGTATTCAAATCTGGCATTAAAATTTTAAGCAACAAAAACACTCAAACAGAAGAAGATGATGAAGTTTGGGTTACAATCGAACAAAAATAGCAATCTTTAGTGTATGAAAACAGAAAAAGAACAAGAAAATACAGACTTAGAGAAAGCTCTTTATAAGGTAGTCAAAGCTGCTTTAGAAAAGGGTGGACCGAAGGTTGCCCAAGAAGTAATTCGGGATGTTTTGGACAGAAATTACACAGCTCAGGTTGACCCTGATAAAATTCCTCCTGCAACCAAAGAGGGTGTTGTTAACAAGTCTAAGTCTGCGGAATCACAAGAGAAAGGCGTTTCAAAGCTAAAGAAATTTATGCATAAAAAACGCAAAAAATAAATTATTGTATACCATAAAATCCCAAAGAAATCGCAATCTTTAGGGATGTAAGTGAAAAAATATTTGAGGGAAAATATGGCTCAAAAACCTAAAAATGAAGAGAAGTTCTATACAGCCCAAGAAGTGGCAGTTGCTGTCCTTAAAAAGACACACGAAATGCTTAAGGCCGCTCAATTGGCTAAAGCAAACACTTCTCATGAAATCGAACCTGGTGGTGAGCCATCAAATGACGATGCTGAAGCACCTGCTTATTTGGCTGAAGCTGACATCGAAAACTCTGGTGGTCATGAAGATCGTAAGGGTGGAAAAAAACAAGCTAAACCTGCATCAGCTGATAAAGATGGTGACGGTGATGTAGACGGTGCTGACGCTATGGCAGCTGCTGATAAAGACGGCGACGGCGATATTGATGGTGCTGATGCTATGGAAGCTGAAGAAGAGGCTTCTGGACAAGATCTTGATGGTGACAAGGAAGCTGGTGAAGCTCCCGAACACAAAGCAAAGATTGACGCTGCTGCTAAATCAAAACCTTCTGATGATTCAAGTAAAGAAGACAAGATTAAAGCTGCTGTAGGTGGAGATAAAAAACCTCCATTTGCAAAATCAGAAACTGAAAAATGTGGTGAAATGCGACCAAGCCTGAAGAAATTCATGCTACAACGCAAAATGAAAAAAGCTGGTAATTCAGACGAGCAAGCTGCGGCTAAATTAGCCGACGCTCCACCGGTAGAAACACCGGCACAGCAAGTCAAGAAAGACCCAAAACTTGAGATGGAAAAAAACAAATCGGTGGAAAAACTAATGGGAATCGCACCGAAGGCTGGTAAATAATGGCTAAAAAACAAGAAACCCAAGAATTGTCGCCTGCTGAAGTGCGACGAGCTAATCACGAAGCAAAGATGCAGGCCAAAAAACTTGTAGATGCTTCGAGAGAAGAATTTAGGACTTACTTTGTTGAATTAAAAAGAAAGTTAAACCTTGCGCCTGAAATTGAAGATGTAATGTGGTTACATTTGAAAGCAATAGGTATGAACCAAAAAGAAAAATTCAACGAAGGCGTAAAACACTTCGGATATAAGATTTAAGGCAAGGAGAGTTAAAAAATGGCACAAAGACTAACTACCGATACAGTAAACACTAACAGACCTGGTTCGTATTTTGACGTTAATGTCAAATCCACACCAGTAGGTGTTGCTAGTTCTGGAAACATCGTAATCATGGGCGAGGCTTCTGGTGGAGCTGCTTCTAAAGGTATCGATTCAGCAAATGGTGATTTACTGAAAGATAACTTCTATACACCAGATCAATTGCAAGAAGTGCAAAAGAAATATATCAGCGGTCCAATCGTTGATGCTTTCCGAGCATTAGCTTCTCCTTCTTCTGATGCAAACATCAGTGGAGCTGCTAACAGAATTTATATTTCTAAAACCAACATTAGCGGTAAAGCACAGGCTATTATCCCTACCAACTACGGTACTTTAAAAGACAAGAACTGGGGTTTAGATGGAAACAAATACTCTTATCAAGTATTTCAATCTATTTCCGAGGTTGCTCCTAGTATTACAGGTTCTGTAATCTCTGCTTTCGGTGCTGCTTTAAATGGTTTAAACTTTGCCATCCGTTTAAACGGTGGAGCTTCTGCTTCTGTAACATTGAGCAACACTCCTGCTGACCATGCTGACCTTGCTACTTTGATTGTAGAATTAAATGCCTTATTACCTGCTGGTATCGAAGCTTCTGCTGGAACTGCAACTGATACATTAAAATTTACAATGGATGCTGATGCAAATGCTAACTTAAAAGGTTGGGGTAAAGCTTTTGAGCTTATCGACTCTACACCTGGTGATTTAGATGCTATTGGCCATGATCCAGGATTAAATGTTTCTGCCCAAGAACCTGAAGTTGAACTTGACATTAATAGACAAGACAACAACACCAATGAGGCTTTCCTTGTTGCTGCTGAAATCGCTCTATTAATTGGATACGAAGGAACTACTGCAACTGTAACTATCTCTGATAGTACATTGTCTACTACCGTAACTGGTGGTTCTGGTGCAAACTTATCAATCAGCTTAAATCAATATTTGACATTATCTGATCTAGCTGCGTATATCAATTCACAAACAGGATACACTTGCTCTGTTGTTGCTGCTTCTACACAAACATCACCAGTTGCATTGGACAACATGTCGGCTCAGCCAATCTGTTCAACAGCTGCTGATTTGACTCCAGGTCGAATCAAAAAAGCTGCTGCAAATTTTGCAAAAGCTGCTGGTCAATCTGCTGCACTTAGCTATTCCGCTACTGCAACAGCTGGATTGCCACTTCCAATGGCTTCAAAGGTATTTTTATCTGGTGGTTCTAAAGGAAGTACTTCAGCTGCAAATATCGTATCTGCGGTTACAGAAATGGAAAGCATTGATGTAAATTTTGTTGTTCCTTTATTTAGTCGAGATGCTTCTGAAGATATCGCCGAAGGATTATCAGAATCTGGTTCTACATATACTATCGATGCTGTAAATGCATTGGTTAAGAGTCACGTACTTAAAATGTCAACTTCTAAGATCAAAAAGCACAGATCTGCTTTCTTATCTTTCTGGGGTTCTTATGCTGACGCTAAGTCTCGCGCTCAATCATTAGCAAATGCTCGTGTTTCATTGGCTATGCAAAAAACTAGTCAGGCAAACTCTGCTGGTGTTGTAGTAAATCAATTACCTTGGCACACTGCGGCTATCGCTGCTGGTATGCAAGCTGCTGGATTCTACAAATCTATCACTAATAAGTTTGCAAATGTAATTGCTTACACAGATCCTTCTGGTTTCGATTCTGGTTCTCCAGGTCAAATCGAAGAAGCTTTGGATGCTGGATTGCTTTTCCTTGAAAAAGCAGTTGTTGGTGTTAAATGGGTTTGTGATCAAACTACTTATGGTATTGATACAAACTTCGTTTACAACTCAATCCAAGCTATGTATGCTGCTGATTTAGTTGCTCTTGATTTAGCTGCAAGTTTTCAAGTTGCTTTCGTTGGTCAATCTTTGGCTGATGTAGATGCTTCTACTGCAGTTGCTTTCTTGGCTTCTAAAATGGACCAATACAAAAAACAAAAATTGATTGCTGCTTCTGACGATGCTCCTTTGGGTTTCAAAAACGCTAAAGTTAAGATTTCAGGTCCAATCATGGAAGTTAAAGTTGAAATCAAGCTTGCTACTGCAATCTTGTTCATCCCAATTAACATTGACATCAGCCAAGTTCAAAGTGCTGCGTAATAGATAGGAGATTTAAAACATGGCAAAAGCAAAAGTTTTTACAGGTGCGAGAGCTAAAGTATACGTTGATAACGTATTGGTTGGTATCTTTGACAGCTGTTCATACGCGGTAAACATCGGAGCTGAAGCAATCCACATTCTGGGTCGCTACAGTCCTGCTGAAATTACACAAACATCTTACGAAGCTGTAACAGTTAACTGTTCCGGCTTCCGAATTATCGGTAATGGTGGACACGTTTTACCTAAAGTGCCTAAGTTACAAGATTTGTTAAATCTTGAAACAATCACACTGGCAATGCTTGATCGTCAAGATCAATCAAATACTCCAGTAATGATTGTTCAAAACTGCATTCCAATTAATTACTCAACTGGTGCAAATGGAAAAGCAACTTCAAGAATTCAAATCACATATATGGGAACGCACGCTTCTGATGAGTCTGGTGCTCAAGATGAAGGTGGAGCGGTTAATCTTCCGTAATCGCTAGATAGGGTGGTCCTGTATGCCAAATACAGAAGAATTAAGATACATTCGCGAACTTCTTAAAGAGGTTCGCGATGATCAAAAAAGACACGGTACCGAATTAGCCAAACAAAGTGTTTATTTAGAACAAATGGACATGGATGTAAAAGAGCTAAAAACTACCGTGAGTATCAATACAAAAGATATTGCACATCATATTAAAAGAACTGATGATTTACAAGATTTATATCAATCATACGTGACTAAAATTGATCAGTCACATGAAAGATTAAATAAACTTGAAGAACCGGTGAAAGCTAAGGCATGGGTCAAAGCTCATTTGGTTTCAATCATTTCTGTACTTACAGCTATCGCTAGTATCGTGGCGCTGGTACTTGAACATACGAACAAGTAACTAAAAACGATTAACGCAGCCGAAGGGTCGGCTGTTAGAGGTTTGGAAATGGCTAATGAAAGATTATGGGATTCCATAGGCCCTATTGCGTTTACAGCAAATGGTGGTGCTGATGGTGTCGTTACACTTACATCTACACAAGGATTGCGTGTAAAACAGCAAGTGAAGATCTATTCTGCAAGCTTACAACCACCCGAACAAAAATTAGAAATCAAAAAAGTATTATCATTCACCAAAGCTATTATTGGTCCAATTGAAACCAAGGGTGAATTCATGAGTCGGTATGACTTGTCAGGCTATTTAGTTGCTGACAGCGCCACTCTTACTGTCATTGAACAGAAAAAATCAAAACCAAGACCAGAAGATATTATTCAGGCTATTTATGAACAAGAGCCTGTTGTTGCTATTCGTACACACGCTGTGGATGAATTAGGACGATCGTATAATGATGGAAATCCACTTCCAATTGTTGAAGGTGGTAATCAAATTGGTCCAGCAGAATTTGATGAAGTTGTTATAGTGCGTGATGGGGAAGATTTTCCAACACAATATCAATTTTTCTTAAACGGTGTGCAAATTCACCACATTGATGTTTCTTACAATCCTAATAAATTTGCTATTCGATATAAAGGATTTGAGGATACATAATGGCTGACATTAAAAGACCTGCTGATCGAGAAGAGTTATCTTTAAATCCAATTACTAAAAAATTAGATTTGGTTCGCCAATTCAATCCCGATAGGATTGTAACTGCCAATAGGAATTCTGCTGGACACAAATTTCAAACATATGATGTGCAAACAAACAACTATCTTGAGGATGGGCCTCGCGTCGTTATTGATAACGATGGAAATGTAGTGGTGATGTAATGTTACATAGTAGATTAAGAGGAAGAGATCTCCACGCACCAACAAACGAGGTAATTGAAAACCAATCCGGTGGTTCAATAAATGCCTTAAAGGTGGTTAGACTTGATGGTATGGGAACGTCCTATCCAAAAGTTGTGATTGCCGACCCCAATACATATCCAAATTTTGGTGTGATGTACGACACAACACCAAATGGAAAAAGTGGAAATGTATGTTGTTTTGGATTCATGTTTGAAGTCAACACTTCAGCATGGGCACCAGGCACTCAATTATATTCCGATGCCGGTGGAAATTTAACCACCACACCGCTTGGTGGTATCGTAGCACAAGTAATTAAACAAAGTATTGACGATGGTATTTTGTACGTAACAACAGAAGCTGCAGATAGCGTCAATTCTGTCTCTTGGCGATTAGAAGGAAATAATGGTACAGACCCAAATGTCAATTTCCTTGGAACTATTGATAGCAAGCCTTTAAAAATTCGCACCAATAATCTTCACAGAGCTTTAGTTGATAGTAATGGTCGTTTTGGTTTAGGACCAGATCTAACAGCTCCTGCAAACCATTATCATCAAAAATCACACACTGCCTTTGCAGGCTCTGGATTCAGACAAGAAACCTGGTCTCTTTTAACCCAGGCAAGTACAGCTCAATTGGCTTTTACCATTCCAATTGCTCAAAATTCGATAGTTAAGGTCGAATTCCATGCGATTGGTAGGCTTTCAGACCAAAGTGGCTTTGGTGTTTTTAAAAGAACCGCCACTTTTTACAGAGCTAACTCAAACGTACAAACCCCAAGGGTTTGGCAAAGTGATTACACTGAAAAAACAGCAGCTGGCTTTGATGTCTCTTATTCCATGTCTGTGTCAGAAGTTACAATTTATGTAAAATCTCCAGTAATTTTAGATACTTATTGGACTGGACATGTAGAGATTGAAGCTGTAGAAACAAATGAATAGGATTTGAGAATTATGAAAGACTTACGAAAAACGCAATCTTTAGGGAAGGAAATGACATCGGTCGTTTCCGTAATGAGGTAGTACAATGGCTAATATTATCGGTCGTTTGACCAACAATGAAGTAGAGGTATTGCAGGTCGATGCTGTACCTAGTGCAGGTGCTGGAACAAGTGCGCCCATTGGTGCCATTGCTGCTTACAATTCTGGTTCAACTGGAACTGCATATCTTAAAACCGGTGCTCTCGACACAGCATGGGATTTGATTAATACTGCAGCTGTAGCCGGTGGTGTTTTGACTGGTGTTGCCGGTCGATTGCCTGTTTATCCTTCAAGCGGAAACCAGGTTGATGATGAGTATATCCAAAATGCCAACTCAATCGTTGTCTCTCACGTTGCCCAAGCAGGTCGTGCTGTAGCTATCGTTTACAGCATTCCTAATCCAGGCAACTCTGTAAGTGCGGCTGATTTCGTATTGACTGAAGGTGGACAGATCATTAATGGTCCAAAAACTTTCGGCAATGACATGACAATCAATGGTAACTTGACAGTTAATGGTACGATGACTACCATTAACTCAACAGTTACTGAAATTTCAGATCCGACCATCACTTTAAATAATGGTGGTGCTGCTGCTTCTGGTGGTGGAGCTGGTATTGAAGTTGAAGAAAATGCTGTAATCACTGCATTTGCTACTGTAGCAGCTGCTCGTAACGGATGGTCTTTTAAAGCTCCAACCAATGCAAACACTGCAACAATTCTACTTACCTCTTTAACATCTAATAGATCTTACACATTGCCAGATGTTTCAGATACTTTTGCAATGGGTTCTGGTGCTGCTGGTCGAGTTTCTTACTGGACCTCTTCTAGTCAAATTGGTTCTAACGCAAACTTTTTCTGGGATAACACTAACACTCGATTAGGCATTGGTAATGGTGCTCCTTCGGATACTTTACATGTAACTGGTACTGCAAGAATTTCTTCTTTGAATTCAGCTGCTCCAGTACGATCTAGTGCAACAGGTGTTTTGTCAAACGGTACAATTGTTTTGACAGCCGCTTCTGACGTTTCTGGCGTATTGCCAATTGCAAACGGTGGTACGAATTCTGGCACTACTCTAAACAACAATCGAATCATTGTTTCTTCTGGTGGAGCTATTGTTGAAGCTGCGGCTTTAACAAACGGTCAATTATTGATTGGTTCTACTGGTGCTGCTCCTGTAGCAGCAAACATCACCCAAGGTGCATTCAATAGCGTTATTGTTTCAAACGGCGCTGGTTCAATCACACTTGACACTGTTCAAGACATCCGAATTTCTGCATCTCCAACTTTTGTTAATGCTACACTCAGTGGTAAAACCGCTGGCTCTATCATTTTTGCTGGCACAAGTGGAGTTTTAAGCGAAAGCAACGCTCAATTATTCTGGGATAACACAAACTCTAGATTGGGTGTTGGAACAAATACTCCAGTTGCCGGTCGTAAGATCGATGTCAACGGAGCTTCTATTTTCCGTGGATCTGTGCGCTATGCTGATGCTGGTGCTTCAAATGCTAACTGGGAAATGTTCCAAGCACAAGTTAACACCACAGACGCTACTGCAACAACTCTTCAGTCAATCACTGTGCCTACAGATTCAACAATGGTAGTTATTGCGAAAATTGTTGGACGTAGAACTGGTGGTGCATCTGGTTCAAATGGTGATTCTGCAACTTATATTCGTACAGCTCGGTTCAAGAATATCGGTGGAACTGTAACAATTAACGGTCTACAAACTGATTACACAAATGAAGATCAGCTTGGATGGAACGGAACTATGGACGTGTCTGGAACTTCAGCGCGTATCAGAGTTACTGGTGCTGCAAACAACAACATCACTTGGACTGTTACTTACGAAATTATCACACTAAGCTAAGGTAGGTTTTAAATGGCTATCTTAGGTCAAATGACAGTTGATCAAATCTCGGTACTGACCGTCGACACTGACCCAACAGTGAGCGGCGTTTCTGCTAAGATTGGCTCGATTGCTCTATTAGATAACAACACACTTGGTGCAATGTGGGTAAAGTCTGCTGCTGGAGATACTGGCTGGACTCCAATCCCACGCCTTCCAACTGGCACAACATCTCTTCAAGCAAATACAATTGTTTACACAGATTCTAATGGTTTTGTTAAAACAGACACCACCAAATTTACATGGGACCAAACGAATGGTCGCTTAGGAATTGGTTTGTCTGCACCTGCAACTCCACAATCAACTATTCATATTGATCGTGGAACTGGTGTTGGTGGACACATTCGTTTTACAGCAGGCACTACTACTGGACAAACAGCCGGTGATGGGTTAGAAATTGGAATTGACAATGCTGGAAACGCAGAAATTATTCAATATGAAAATAGCGCGTTAAATTTTTTCACAAACAATATTCGCTATGGTCAGTTTAGCGCATCTGGAAAATTTATCCTAGGTGAAAACGCTACTCCTATAGATATTACCGGTATCTCTACAGTACCAGCTTTTCAAATTATTGGAACTACTGGTGCAAACACTCAAATGGCAGCAATTCACTACTCTGCTGATTCTATACCCCCAGTATTCAACTTGGTTAAATCAAGAGGAGCTACAATTGGCACTCAAGGTTTATTGTCAGCAGATGATGAGCTTGGTAGGCTTCAATTTCGTGGATCTGATGGTGTAAATTTTCAAGCAGGCGCTTCTGTAAGAGCTGCTGTGGATGGAACAGCTGCTGCTGGTTCAATGCCTGGTAGATTAATTTTTATGACCACTCCTTCTGGCTCTACTGGACCAGTAGAAAGAATGAGAATTAGTCAAAACGGAGACGTAAGGATTGTAGATTTATTGCAGAAACGTAGAACGGTAATGGATTTTGACACCTTTGCCAGTGCGAATACCACAACCACACTAACAACAGCAAGTGCATCTATTCAAATCATTACAGGCTCAACAGCTGGACAAATCATTCGTATGCCAGATGCAACTACTTTAACTGTAGGTGCAGAATATGAAATTAGAAATAGTTCGACAAAAACACTTGCTGTTCAAGACAATGCCGGTGGAGTATTAGACACAACTCCAGCTGTGACTGGCACGACATATTTAATATTGACAGGAAATGGAACTGCAGCTGGAACTTGGTATGCAAGAACTAGATTTGAACCTTACGCAAATGAGGTAAGTGCAACAGCTGGCATGTCAATTGCGTCTACGACAAATGTTTTGATTACTGGAATGACGATTACACCACCTGCTGGAACCTACAGGGTTCATTTTGATGCAGCGGTAACTGCGACAAACGCCAATTCCACATTAGGTTTTGCAATTTATGCAGGTGGAACAATTAATACCAATTCCAATAAATCATTTACCTATTCAAACGCAGGTACTCCAGGCTCTCCATATTTTGGAACTACTGGAACAGTTACAGTCGATGGAACTCAGGCAATTGAAATTAGAGGTAGACGCTCAGCTGGAACCACCACTGTTCAAGTTAGAACAATGCATATTTTGAGGGTAGGCTAATGTACAGTTATTCATACAACAAAGAATACAATCTTGAAAAATTGAATTTAGAAATAGCAGCTGCTGGAATTCCAATGATGAGCATGGACTTGATCTCCAATACACATTTTGTTGTTAACACTGCTGTTCAATTAAGCAATAACCAACAGGCTGTTCTAAATCAAGTAGTCGCATCTCATGTACCAATAAGCACTTTGCTAGATACAGTGGCAAACAGAATCTTAGCAGCCAGATCTTTTGGAACTAGAGTGATAGCTCGATATGGGGCTGCAAATGTTCTGGCTGGGTATTCTATTGAACAGATTCAAGAAATCACGATAAAGACAGCAAAGGTTCAGGCAGCTTTAAATACCGGCTCTCTTTACGTTGCCATAACTGAGATCAACAATATCCAACCAGATGGTGTTTTGATTACGACTGAGAAATTAAAAGCTGTTCGCAATGAAATTGAAGATTATCTTCAAATACCACGCACATGAGAAAAATAACCATTGGATTTTCTAAATCTACTAAAAAATTTGCAATTGGTAGCTGGATAATCCGGTGTTATATGGGTACGCCCTACAGCCATGTTTACATGAAGTTTGATTCACAAAGTTTCAACAGAACGTTAATTTATGAAGCTGTTGGATCTGGTGTGAGATTTATTGGTTTTGATAGATGGAAAAATCATGCTGTTGAGGTAAAATCTTATTCTTTTGAAGTTTGTGAAAAGAGCTATACAAAATTAATGCAATATTGCATAGATAATTCTGGTATTGAGTATGGTTTTTTTCAAAATATAGGAATTGTTATAGCCAATATTTTTAGAAAAAAATACAACGCACTGACTGACGGGGAAAATTGCTCCGAAATAATTGGAGAAATATTGGCACTAAACGGATATAAATTCGACAAAGAATTTAACCTTCTAATGCCAATAGACATTGACAAAGCTCTAGCAACTAAGCTTTCTTAGACTCTTCAGGGTCTTCCAAACCATCCAAAATTGGCTCCAAAGCCAGCAAATCTTCAACAGATAAATTAGCACTCTCTAAATGAGCAAATGGAATTTTATCCATTGGAACATCAATGTTCACTAGTTCTTGGTAATCTTTCATAAAAGCATTTTGATCAACCTGACCATCCTCACCTTTATGTTTTTCTTGCATTTTAGACAAAACATCGTCGTAATTGGCTAATTCTCGATTAATTTTATCAATGATTTTTTTTAACCTAAAAGCTGTTACTGCAGGAATTCTGGCCTTAGCCAACAGACTAGCTGCTTGGTGCATATTTCTATTTAACATTGCCGCAATTTTCATCGGTCACCTCCATAAATTTGTTTAGCTGCATAACCTGCAGCAAATACTGTTAAAACTCCTAAACCAAAGTAAATCCATTTCTGTGTATTGGCAGCAGACTCAACTTTATTAAGCCTATCTTCCATCTTGACAGCTGTTGTTTGCCACAATTCAACTCTTTGATCAGCCTTGGTCAATGCCAAATCTTTTAGGTCAATTGTCTTGCGCAACTCAGTGACTTCAATCTTATAGTCATCCACATCTTTAACTAGCAAGCCGACTCTACCATGACAATCATTGCTATACAAATAACCAGTCTCGACCTTTGTTACGCCTGTGGCCCATTTACATTCGGCCATGGCAATATTGCTAAACATACCAAATGCTATAATTAAACATACTAACTTTTTCATTTAATCCTCATTCGATTCGTATTTGGTGTACACCGGACCATTCTTTCTAATCTTCTCAATCAAATTACTTACCTCTTGGATATTCACCGGACGAAATTTCCAAGCATCAACTCCGACGTGTATAGCTCTCCCATTAACCTGGTGTTTGCTGTGCGTGTGACCATGAATTAAGAATTGACCACGATCTACTGGACGCTTGTGGTGGTATTTTTCTAAAAAAATAGGCTTTAGATCAATACCAAGCCACTTGAGTGCATTCTTCATATTTCGCTTAAATTTAACCCATTGATAAAGCATTGGTTTCATCCTGAATGGGTAATGTGAGATCTGTACTTTCTCACCAGCAATAGTCATAACCATTTCGTCCACACAAATCTCAAAGCCTGCATTCATCATGATACGAGCTTCAAAGTCATGATTGCCCTTAACCAGGACCTTACGACCATTCATGCGACTAAGTGTTTCTTTCATTTGTTCTTTGGTATGATAAAAGAAAATATCACCAACAAAAATAGCTAGATCTTCTTTACGAACAAGCTTATTCCAATCTTCAATAAACTTTTCTTTAAACACATCGACATTTTCAAATGGACGATTGCAATACTCAATACAATTGTGATGCCCGAAATGTATATCACTACAAAACCAGGTAGTCCAATGTTTAGGAGGTTTAAACCATTGATTATTATTTGACATTAATCCTCTCTCTTTTTATGCCAATCCATGTCAACAGCGCCTTCATCAGCACGATTCTCTCGTCGTTGAGCAGCTTTATCAGCCTCAGCAAGCGAAGTATCTGCTGCTTTCTTTAATGCGTCTTCTTCAGCTAAAAGCTTTTTGTCTTGCTCTTTAGCCTTTTCCATTTCTTTGTGTGCAGCGCCCACTTGAAACATCATATACAACTTCAAACCAATAATTGCAATAGCAATTGGAAATAAAATCACACCAATGATGATCGTAGCTGTCCTGTGGTTTTGCCACATATTGTCAATAAAACTCATAACTTACCTCCGGTATTTCGATTGTGCCATTCATTTACAAACATTGATCTAAGCATACTACCCGTTGTATGAACTTCTTTGATGGTCAAAATACTAACGTTAGGACCAAACTTCTGCTTGCACCAAGCTACGATGTTTGGGTCTTCTTTGAACGTCTGAGATACCTTGTAGTGCAAATCTTCAGTTTGATATTCAGGAACATATGCCAATTGAATAACATCGTCAAAATCATTCTCAGCATTCTCTTTCCAATTGCTATATTCACCACCACGACCTGACTCTTTCATTCCCTTTTTACTAACAAGTTGTTCAACAACCTTACGTTTCATCAATTGAGCATCGTCTTGCTCTATACCATTTCTTTTAAACCCTCCAATTAACCGCTCTAAGTGTTTTCTGCGCTCTCCATACTTATATTGTAGAGACTTATCCTCATGTAGCGAAGCACACCATCTTTTAAAGATATCTTCTGCTGTCGGTTTATTTTGGTTTGAAGATTGCATCAGCCGCCTCCTGGTCTTTTTGATTTTCTAAACGATCTTTTTCAGTCAATTCGTATTCATAATCAGGATTGTTTTTGTCAAACCATTCGATAAATTTATTTCGTTTGGCCAATAAATTGTTAGCTCCAATTGATCTAGACATTGCAGATAAAATATCCTCATCAATAATCTCATACAATCCAGCCTTACCACTCACACCCAAATCATTCCTAACTGGTTTTCTTAAACAAGCGATAATTTTAAGATCAAACATAGCTTTTAAGATTTTTTTATAAGTTTTCCCATCACAACTATTTGCCGTAATCAATGGGTCTTTTTCCAATAAATCATCTGTTATTTTTTGAGTAACCACAAATACATTATGACCATGGGTAACGATTGAATTCAAAATCGTAGCAATACGCCTATAAACCATATTATCTGAATCGTAATACGCCTTTAAAATACCCAAGATTTCCCCATCGTTGAAGTCTTCAAGGCTGGAAATCTCCAAAAGTCGAGGATCATCCTCACCATTTTCTAGCTGTTTCTTAATCTTATTAGCTATTTTATCGTACATTTTTTTATTAATCTTGTCATCCATTACATGGTCTCCATAGTGTTATTATACCACAAAAAAACGCTCTTGTTGTGATATCTTGTAATTTATCTGGCTACGTATCTTGTTTTTATACTGCCTTTTTTATCTTGAAAACGTATCTTGTGCTCATATAAGAAAAATGTATCTGGCTATCGTATCTGGCTACGTATCTTGTTTTCGTATCTTACATTAACATAAACAAAGACAGAAACAGCAAATCTTATTTTTCAAGAATAAATAAAAACCAGTATTTCCCTTGGTCCAAAAAATAAAAATTAATTATGAGGCCGCCTATACTTTAGTCTAGTACGCTTTTTATAGACTTGTGGTAATATACCTGTATGAGCTACGAAATCAAAATTGTCAGAACAAACAGACTTTTGGTTCAGAAAATGGATACGGCTTTAGTGAGTACGCATTTTCGACCGATTTACAGATTTGTTGAGCCCGTTCCAACACCTTGGCAGACAGAGGCTGTTTTTTCAGCAATTAATTTTACCGGTGGTCCATCTTTACAAGAGATTATGGCAAAATATTTCATGAATCGTTGGAATGACATTGTTGCTAATTCTATGACCCCCATGCTTAGCGATGAAGAAAAACAACAATTTGCATGGTTAAGTGAAATGGAAACCATAGAGATTGTGGATGTAGATGTTGTGGCTAGTTCAGATGAAAATAAGCGTACTTTATTGCCAGTGATAGAGGCATGGAGAAAGAGGTTAAATAATGGAAATTAAAGATGATTTTGCAACGTTTTCTGTAAATATTATCGGTAGACATTCAAAGTCTAGCTATATGGGAACATTCACTGTTAAATGCTTGTTGTCTCCAATGGAAGAGATTGCAGCTGATAAACGTTATCGCGATCTACTTGGGACCAATTCGCATTTGGCTACACAGAATGTTCGAGAGAAGGCTTTTGCCCTTGCTCAATTAGAGCAGCGTGTTTCTGAAATGCCTCCGTTCTGGGAAAATGATCACATGCCTGGTGGACATATTAAAGACGACAATGTTATCCTTGAAATCCTTGATCTTGCTGTTGAAGCCCAAGAAACATATATTGCCGAGAAAGAAGCTGAGCTTAAGGAACGTCAAGAACGATTGACTAAGGCTATCAAAAAGAAAAAGATTGAAAAAGAGCCAGAGATTGAGGTTGCTGATAAAACAGAAGAGCCAGACGAAGTGGAGATTGAATAATGGGAACAACACATCACATCACAATGATTGTTACTAGCTTTGATGAGAAAAAACTCACACGAACACGTAATAAAGCATTGAAATTACTAAAGAAACAGAATATTACTCGTATTATTGGCGAAGGCATTAATGGCTATAAATCATTTGTCATTGTTCCTAATGGTTCACAAGCTGGTTGGTCGTCTTATGTAGAACATAGAGAGGGTATTTTAAAATTAAAAGAATGGATTGATGAGACAATGCCCTATGAAGATGGTTCAACGTCTGTGAAGTATGTTATCAGTGAGTTCGGGGAATATGGCTTACAATCAACAAACGATAAGGGCTATGATTTGGACAGCAATGAGGTTTACCCTGAATCAGGTGCATGGTGAGAACGTCATTCTACATTGGTCATTTAAAGATCTCAATCGATAGCTATGTGTCAAAGTACATGTTTGGGATTACTGTAATCCCTAGATATAAACAGTTCGAGATTAATGTAGGCAAATATGCCTTAAACTTTTGGTGGAGAAAATAATGCTAACATATTTAGCCTTTGGTCTAGGATTCTATTTGGGTGCTGCTGTAATGATGCTTAAGGATATGATTCGCTCATACCAAGCTGGCACAACAATCCTACAATTTTTGATGGGTGCGGTTGGTGGAATTTTATTTTGGCCGGTTATGGTCGTAGCTGTAGCTTATCATCAATATATGGATTATAGAAGTGAGCAGGAATTCAATGAAGAAGAAACCCAAGGATAATTCAGTAGTTATTGAGAATCAACAGCTCAAGGCTATAGAATCCGTCCTATCCAACACTTATGAGTATTTCGAACGAAAGGTCCGTAGATGGTTTTCTAAGGAATATTCAACTCCATACCTAGATACATTCAAGATGAGTTGGCCAGAACTCCTATTGCATTATTACGAGGCTGGTTTTGAAAAGCTGGAATACAATGAAATCTATGATATGGCTGTGAAGGAATACTTGCCAGAATTTATCCAAAAAGCTGATGAAGAAGACCAGGCATTCGCAGACTCGTTATTGGAAGAGCAGCAGGCCACTATAGCAAAGAAAAAAGCCAAGGATGGGTCTAAGGACCCTTTACAAGAAAGTCTCGGTAAAATGGTGAATAGTGCGTCTAATGTGGTGCAAAAAGCTCAATCTTTAAAGAAGACCCTAGATAAACGTAAAACTACTCTACCCAAGCCTAAAGCAATGAGTTTAAAGTTTGAAGATGAGGGAGACCCTGAAAACTTCTAATATGGGTTTTATAACCGAAAGTGGTTAGAAACTACATATTAGAAATATAACAAAGGATATTATAAGAATCATTAAGATGTCTTATGCCTTGTAAATTAGTCAAATTAGTGAGGTATGACCTGACTGACTTAATTAATTACTAGACTAAACTAGCGAAAACACTAGTTCAATCTATTGAGGCCAATTAGTTTAATAACTTTAAAGTGATCGTTTTAATTACTTTAAAGTAACCGGTGTGAAAAACCGGATTTTCAGCCACACATCGAATTATCGAAACAGTAAATAAAACTGTGATTTCAATGTGATGGCATTTGTGCGTCCAAAAATGGCACAATTCCCACATTTCCCTTTACTTTAGTCGAGTATATTGCTATTCTGTATTCATCGGAGGCAAACATGGACAACAAAACAGTAGCTAACACAATCTGGACTCAAATGAAAGAAATCGACCGCAATCTGTGTATGTGCATGGGTGTTCAAGCTCTTACAGTTATTGAGCAAGGTCTTCAGTTCAAAGTTAATGGCCTGTCATTCAAGGGATATGTTCAAATCGTTTTGACTCCAGCTGATCTTTATGAAGTCAAATTCCTAAAAGCTAAACGTACACAAAATCAAGCTCTTAAGCAAATTGGCATCAAGTCTTTCGATACTACTTTGGAAGTTGTTTCATTGACTGGTGGAATCTATGTTGAAGATCTTATGCCATTACTTGAGTCATTCGTTGAAAACAGAGAAAAGGCAGGTTAATATGAATCAATTCATGAAATACGCAAAAACATATAGCTGCACACTTCCACAGGCCATTGCTGATCGCGATTGGCCAATGAATCGCACTCAATGCATCCAGGCTTTTGTTGAAGCTTTAGATCGTCAGCCTACAGAAGATGAAATCATTGAAATGCGACCAGATCGTGAACGCGCTATGCGTAAAGAGTCTGAATTGCAAGACTGGGAAGACTTTGACATGGGGAGACGATAATATGAAAATCCAATATATTCGACTTCACACACTTTCAGGTCAATCGGTCACTAAAGACTTTCCACAAGAAAGCAAAAACTGGACAGTGTCTCAATTTGAGGAAAAGATAGCCCAATGGAATAAAACTGGAGTGGTCGACGGCATTCAATTGTGGCATTATAGACTAACCGTATCTATTTGAGATAATTCAAAATAATTGTCGATTCAAGAGCAAAGTCTTGCTATAGTATTTATATGGAGGCAATATGAATTTAAGACAAGAACGAATGCAAAACAAATTCAGCATCCCTGAGCTTTCTCAGGCTACACGCATTGAAGCCTCTGTTTTGCGTGACTACGAATTTAATAATTCACCTATTTCAAAAAACCACGAATATCGCATTAAAGCTGTTTTTAAATATCCAAAAACTTTCTTTGGTATGGATGCTGGTGAAGCCAATCTATATACAGAATGGAAATTGAAAAATGATCAATAATACTTTTTTCATAGTTTGTCGCGAAAAAGACATGAACAGTCCAAATCATAACTTACCCGGTCGTGATCGATGGGGATGGGAATTTGTGGACCTGGTTGAGCGAATGGACTGGAAAACAGCCGAAAAAGAACTTCGTGAATATCAAGCGGCAATGCCGCACCATCATGTTCGAATTCGTGCTTGCAGAATTGGGGAGAATTATGGCCGTCCAGCAAATTGATAAAAAACAACGCGCCGAAGCCATTAAACAATTGACCAACAATGGCAAGAAGCGCAAGGTCGTGCGTGATCTCAATCATATGATGTCTAATGATGAGACACTCGGTATTCTCAATGCATTATTTGCTGCTTGTGCTCCAAAACAAGACACCATAAAATAATTGTTGACACTAGCCTTTAGTCTTGCTATTCTGTATTCACTGGAGGCAATATGAAACAAAGAGTACATAATGAATTAGAAGCAAAAGTTCTAATCGAAGAAGCTTTTAGCCAGGGTACTGAAGATCAGTACGATGGATCTGCGTTTTATACACACGACGAAAAATTGTTATTTGTTTGTCGCATTGACCTGGTTGGATACTATCGTGATTTACCAAATGGCGATTCTATCTACAAGGAGCTGTAATATGTCAGTCAATCCTTACACTGAAATTCTAGCTCGCGCACTTTATCGCAAGGAAACAAGAATCGAATATCCTCTCCAGGATATGGACTTGGTTAAGAGAGCTATTGAATTTATGAATAGCCAGACTTATGTTGCCAAGTTCCAAAGAGATGGACTGGCTGTGCTTATTAGTTATGTGGAGGAAGTATGATCACAGTTGGCCAAAAATACACAAAACGAGGCTTTGTATTCACAGTTATTAAAACCACTGAAAAATCTGTCACATTACAATACGAACAGCTTACATGGGGATTTGATTACGATTATATGAAGGTTAAGCGTGGAGTTGTCTCAAAACAGCACTTATTGGAGTTTTATCAATTAATCGCTTGACACTAAACTAAAGTAGAGGTATTCTGTATTTAACAAGGAGCAATTATGAAAAAAGTATACAAAATTCAAATCGGTGAGAAAAACTTCTGGATTGGCATGGCTGGTCAGTTAATGACTGATATCCGCTTGGCAGTTCCTTGCACTGAAGAAGAACACTTGATGGTTATGGAAAAAATCAATATTGAAGCTACTGCCTACAATGACACATTAGCTTGGAGCAAACTTCAGGCTAATGATTCGCTTCCTACTGATCATTCAAAAATTGCACACAAAATGAAATTCAATTTCCATTCAGATGCAGGCCATGGCTGGTTGGCAGTTAAAAACTGCCTAGTTCGTGAGCTTGGTCTTGCTACACAAATCAGCCAATGTTCATATATGCAAGGTCAATCATCTTATCTTGAAGAAGATTGCGACATGGCTAAATTCATCAACGCATTCACTGCAAAGTTTGGCTTTGCACCAACAATCGTGCATCTTGATTCAAAAAACTACAGTCCTATTCGTTCATTTAAACGCTTTGTGATGGAGGTATAGTGTGAAAATGCAATCGACAATTAACGTGTTAAAACCTATGAAGCAAGAAATCGAGGTCAAACACAGATACGACAAAGAGTGGCAAACTAATTTTGTGGCACTTTATGTTACAGAACATAGTCCACATCGTCCAGCGCCATTTTCGGAAGAGGTGACGATTTGTTTTAACACAAAAAAAGAGTTCAAATCGTTTATAGCGTATTTAAAACAATTAGAAAAGAAAATGAAATAGGAGGCAAGATGGATTATTTATTTATTATAAACACGGTTTTGATCGGTTTGTTCCATGTTATGTGGAAGCGTGAAGATTGGTTTAATATGATGATCAAGGTCATCTTATTTACTGTTTTTGTATTAAATGTAATTCGATTGACTACAGGAAAGGTTTGACATGTCAGCATTAAATAAGTTTTTGGAAGAAAAAGGTCTATCAGGTCGTGATGCTATGGTTGCCACATTGGTGACTCGTGGATTGTCCAACAAGGCAATTGGCGAAGCTCTTGCAATCAAAACATCAACGGCTAAGTTTCACGTGACCAATATTCTTTCTAAGTTTCAATTGACTTCACGTGCCCAACTTATTGTTAAATTGCTCCCGTTGATTACTGACAAAGATATGGGCGCGGAATTGGTGAAATAATGGCTGAAGAAACAAAAATTCGATTGATTGGTTATTCATTGTTAACAGTGGGCCTATTGGTTTACGCCCATTGGATGGGATGGTTATGATTATCAAAAAACGACAAATTGTGTCGCTTTTTAAGAAAGCCCACAATGGGACATCTGCCACAAATTACTTGTATTTTTTGTGGCTATTGCTATACTTTAGTAGTGGAGGTTACGATGACAAACGAACAAGTGATCACAGCAATCTACAAAATGTGTGTGAAAATAGCTAATGTTGATCTGTCAACAGCACGCATTCAAGGCAAACACGTAATCGTTGGAACTAAAAAAGGTAACGTGGAAGTACGCTATACTAAAGGCCAGTATATGATATTAGATTTCAACAACACAAACTTTGCTTATTACATTGGTAAGAAACAAGGTGCAGTTGAGTTTTTGGCTGATAACTATGAGGTTGTAAGGTGAAAACAGTATTGGTTAAACGGTATCAATGCAGCGTGTGTGATTATGCGTCTGACAATGAACAATCGGTAGTTGATCACGAATCCAAGCACACTTGCATCCATCCAAATATTCATGCCAAACTTGAGATTCAAGAGTTGCCAGGTGATACGCCTAATGGTGGGTATGATCACTATTTGTTTTCTGTTATTCGTGAATGTAAAGACTGTTATAAGACAGTTGAAGAGTCTTCAATGATGGTGACAGGTTTTAACAATTCAGATTTTGTCGATGAACTAGAACAGTTGGTCAAGAAGCATGGTCGCACTTGGAGACCGGAGGTTGTCAAATGAAGAAGAAAAAGAAAGATAAATTCACAACAGGACTACATTTCGCCAAGCCAGCACCAAAACCAATTAAGACAGAAACGGTTGAAGAGTTCTTAAAACGTGGTGGAAAGATCAAAACAATTAAGATTGAAGGTGGTCAGGTTTATGAAGAATCTAATTAAAAACCTATTCCTTGGTAAACAGTGTCCACATTGTAAAGTTCGTGGTCATGTTGAAACTAGAACTAATGGCTGGTTTTGGTATGATTATTGTAACTGGTGTTTTAAACGAAGTAACGAGAGGTAGTATATGGATAAATACAAAAAGATCTTAAAGTTATTGAATGAAGGCAAAACACTACAATTATTTGTTGAAGATATTGATCGTGAATGGGGTGGCGAATACGACCGCATTAGAGTGTTGAGTGGCAATGAAAGTTCTTATATTTGGATTGAAGCCAATTCTGCATTCAGACCTTCTTGTTTTACAGTGCGTGGTGGTGGATATCGTAAACCTAAAACCAGTGCAGAACTGGTAAACACCATGCGTAGTTACGATAGTTACCAGGCTTTAAGAATCAAAAACATTCGAGTGGTGTAACATGAGAAATTACGAACGATTACAGAAACTTAACCAAGCAATTGCATTGATTCGTGAAGTGGAATTCAGCTATAAGAACGGTGACCCAACACGTAGACAGCTATATTCATTCGTGATAGAGCCAACAAATGGTTTGGCACTGACAATTGCAGGGCTTCGTAATAAGGTTGAGATTGAAAACGAATTCAACAACTCAATCTGTGGTGACGAACAATGTCGTGTATCCATGTTTGTTGATGAAGAGACCTTGACCTTTGGCAAGGGCCAGCTTGGTGGAATGGGTGACTGGGAACATGAGTGCAAAACTTGCACAGAAGCGTATAATAAAAGGAGAGGTCTGTAATGAAATATCCACCGATTAAAACAAAATTTAAGCGCAAAACAACATCAACTAAGGTCTTGGTTAAAAAGACAGAAATTCTTGATTTTATTGCCCAGTATGGTCGACACCCAAGTATTCATTCCGATAATCCATTGGAATCAAAAATGGGTTGGAATTTGAAGAATTACACAAATAAGCTCGTTCTGAGCTACGACCCTATTTTTCATGCAAAGGTCAAACAAGTACCTACCAGAAGGGACTTTGATACGATTAATGACCATACGACTATTATTAAATTTGTAAGGACACACAAGCGCCTACCATCTTGGAACAGCACTGGAGATGAGCAAGTTTTGTATAAAATGTTTTATAGTCGAAGACAACATAAAATGAGAAAGCGCAACGTGGCATTTTTCAAGATGTTGGGTAAATTACTGGACAAGTATAACACTAAACCGGATTGGTTTTAATGGACCTAATCAATTGGCCATTCGCTGTATCCATAACTGTCGTTTGTATTACGATCTATAATGTAGTACAATTAAAGCTAAAACATGAGATTAGGCTTGAGGCTATGCGTACAGGCAAGTTTGAAGCCCTAATGGAGGTAGAAGAGTATGACCAGTAAAGTTAAAGGAACAATCACAATTTCCAATCCTTCTGATGGTATGGTATCTATTGAGCTGAGAGATGATAAATCATCAGCGCGATTCATTCAATTGCGTATGTCACACGAAGATCTAGCCAAAGGTCTAATGGGATTAGCAGAACGCCCAATGACATATGAGATTAAAAACACGGAAAAGTTGAATAAAAAGAAGATCATTGATGAGGTTGTAGCTCGTATGCCAAATGATCACGACTATAGCAAACGCGAAGAAATAGCCAAGTCAGTAATCTTGGCAGCAACTTTGAAGAAGATAGAAGAAACAGGCAAACCATGGGTAGCTGAAATGTATTTCAACTCACAGAATTCATTCTTCTATGATCGTGGTGATTATTACGTTAGAACGAATGTGGTGTATTATGAGTAGATTAAGTGTTAAAACAGATGACCAAAAGTACGAATATAGAATGGAAGATGATGGTTCAGCGATTGGCTATAGGTATGGCGAGCCTTGCGTAAACTTTACAGGTGATAAAATCATCTTAACCTTTGCTCAAGACCTAGAATCAACACGCGAGAAATTAGCTAATATCTCCGAAATGTTCACGTTGGCTCATGGCTTGCTAACTATAGAACAAAAGATGCAAGTTTCTGAAATGATGGAAAAGCGTCAACAAGCAAGGACAAATGGAAAAGACTAGGCATTTTTTAGCATTTAAGTGTGAATATAGTGCTGGTGCTGAACAATTAGCGCATCCTTCAGATTGCGAAGGTTGTGTCAAATGGCGAAATGCAATGACAGCTTATGATTATAGTGGTGAGAAAAACACAATTGACGATCCAAACAGAGATGTGCTATTGTGTGATAAGCACTGGCAAGATTACGAGTATTATTGGAATGATCAATGGTCTAATGTATCAAGGTGTTATTACTAGGAGGATTTATGAGATATTTTTTTAGATGGTTTGTGGCAGGATTCGGTGCTGCAGCCTTATTTAGAACTTTATTTGAGTCAGAAAATAGTGGTTTTAACTTTGCAACGTTTATGTTAGCAAGTTTTATCTTGGCTGTTGACTATACACTTGAGCAGCAAAAGAACAAAGAAGCTGATCAAAAACTTAATAGGGCGATTGCTAGGCAATTTGAGAGGGTGGATAAGGAATGAAACGCGAAACAATGATTCTCAAGATTGCCACACTAATTGTCTTGGGTGATATTCAGTTTAAAGATCAAAAGAAAGAAAGTCCAGAGACTACAGCTGCCAACATATTAAACATGGTTGAAAAACTTGGTATGAAACCACCATCACTTCCGTCAGACCATCAACAAGCTATTATGCAAGTTTATTACGATGGATACACCATGAATCAATGGGAAGAGGATTTTGATAAAGACCCCAAAGTGGTAGCGGCTTTGCAACGACGATTAGAAGCAGCTCAAAAACGTAAGGAAAAATATGAAAAGAAGTGAAGCGTTAAAGATTATCTCAGACGAACTACAAATTGTAGTCCAAGTCACTGGTATGTTTTCAGATTCATTTCCCCAAACAACAGCAAAAGAAATCCTTGCTAAGCTTGAAAAAGCTGGGATGAAACCACCAGCAGTTGAAACCAAGGAAACGGTAAATATTCCAACTTCTGATGGGCCAGCAACATCACATGAAATGACATTTACGAAATATGAATGGGAGAAAGAATGAAAGAAAAAGCATATAAGGTCAGAACATATCAAGAAAAAGAATTGTCACCAAAAGAGTATTTAGCTTATCTTTTGGAACAAAAAGAAATGTATAGACGTTTGGCATCAAATGAGCGCCATGAGTTGGCTAAGCTTGCATTAAAGAAACAAAAGAAAGCCAAAGAATACGATGAAAAGGCTGATCAATTTGTCGAAAGAGCTAAACAAATCGCTAAGTTACACAAGTTGAGTGTGTAATGAAAGAACTATTAGAAAAGTATTTAAACAAAGAAATTACGGCGATACATACCATCAGAACGTTATCTGGTATCGTCAATCCTGATTACGCTATTGACATTTTGGTGATTATCTGCCAGATTACTCGTATGGAAGAAGGCGACTTAGACGCTGAGACTTTTAGAGCAATGTTAGGATTAGACAAAGAGGGATAATATGAATGTACTTGTAAAATATATCGATTTTCATTCGGACAACTATCAGGGTGGAAGTGGTAAAAGTTTTGAATTAAAAACCTTGGTAAGGTTAGAGCCAGGAACTTTAGCAATTGATATTAAGGATGTAGTCATGGATCATTTATATGATTTGGCTAAAGAACAAAAACCATTTCGTATAGACCACGATTAAAAGCCAACAATTGTAAGTATGGAGATTTTATGACAAATATAGAAAAAATGAGAGAGTTAATTAGAGGCGAAGATCGCAAAAATGATTTGCTTAAATCTTTGATGGGATTTAAAAACGCAGAGGTAATTAGCGAAGGTCATTCTGAATTTTATTATAGAGCTAAAAACCCATATATTAAGCTAGGCTTGATTAGCACATATTCAGAATCTCATACAGAAAAAACAATCGCAGAGGTAAAAAAACTTACCAAGGGTTTAACCGATGGTATCGTTGGTGGTTATTCAGATGCATGGGATAGTTCTGACTGGGCAGTGATCACGGTACAATTGACAGATCTTAAATCAACGACAATCAAAAAGGTATTGAAGAAGATCAAGAAATATTCGCCTGAAGTAACAGTGACATTTAAACGTGTAATTGATGAGGTATACAAATAATGTACGAACATCACAATGGCACATGGTTTGAAGTGGATTATCATTGGAACGGTAAAACTTATTGGAAGGTATATTATGAAATCCAAACGACTGTATAGGTTATTAACACAAATGCAAGGTCACAATATCGGTGACCTTTTTACGTTCGAGGAAAAACACAAACTAATGGCTAGTATTCCATGGCAAATGTCACGCGAGATTTTGTGGGAAACTGTTGAAGTGGCAGAAACATTGCATTAGAGGATTGTATGGCAAAAGAAAGACCTTTTAATACTGTAGGAATTATTGATCAATATGGTGAAGATCTCACTGTTGGTGATCTAAAAGAAGCTCTCAAGAATGTACCAGATGATTATCAGGTGAGTTTCGATTCGTTTTCTATTGTGCCAGCTAAAGAACAACTTTCAATTGATCATGATTCTAGAATGATCTGTATTAACGATTAGGAGTTTTTATGCATTTACGCTATGGTGATCAAATTCATGTGTTTTCTGAATGGCAAGATTATGAATCTGGTGGAATGACTCATGAAGTGTTTAAATACCAAGAAGAGTTTCAGGCATGGCTTGATAAAAAGACTGATGGAATGGATGAGCAAAAAGCTTTGTATTTCGTTAGCAATTTGAAAGTTGTAATTGGCTCAGTTTATACATTGACGGTTACTGAGGTGGTTAAGCAAGTTAAAGTCAAGTGAGGTTATATGATCACAGCAAAACAAATCGAAATCCTTAGACACACAGTGGGTGCTGATTCTAAAAACCCAGGATACAGAAATAGATATGTATCTGATATGACTGATGATATTCAGGCATTGATCGATATGGGTTTGATGTCAGGGCCATTCTTTTCTGGTGAGTTTGGTGGAAACTCAATGTTTTGTGTGACAGAAAGTGGCAGACAATTGATGGGTATTTCAAAGCTTAGTAAAATGCAAAAGACAATTAATCAGTTACAATATCAACGTGACTCATACCGTGAATTCTGGTTATCTAAGAATGTCATGCATGAATGGGAAGCTAGAGGTCGAATTGCAGAAGATCAAAAAGATCTAGAAGAGGCAGTCAATGGGAAAGGGTAATAAATATTTTGTCACATATTTCCAGAATGCTAATTTCCATACCGATACTTTCATTGATAAGAAGACACTGAATGCATTCCTCTCTAATTTCACCATTAAAGAACCAGGTGATGAGATCATGGGTGTTTTTTACGGAAAACAGTTGACATTGAAAGCGCCAGTGAGTAAATTGTCTTATGAGCTAGATAGCTCAGAACAGGCGACAACATGAAATACATATTTTTAGCAATATTACTGGCATTGACTGGTTGTGGCAACAAAGTTGAAGTTCCACAAAAGGTTGAGCAGTGTTTCAAAGACCCTAAAACAGGCGATTGCACCAACCAAGTCAACGTGACAATCACTCATATCATTACGATACAGTTGCCAGATGCATTTACAGACGAATGTAAGCGTATTTGGAACGAAACTGACTATCCTGACAAATCTATTCGCGATGCAGGCTATAATCAATGTATTGCTGATTATCTCGATCAAATTGCAGATATTATTAACGGTTTAAACCCATCAGACATTCCACCGGTAGCGCCATGATTAAATTAATGATTGGCTTCCTAGTGTTAACTTCTTCGACAGGTGTATTCCTAAATTCCATTATTCTATGCCAAATCATCCTTCAATTCGCAAATAAACCACTTTTAGCTTACACGTCTTTTGCATTAAATATTTTTGCAACCTTGGTTCTAGTAAAACTTGGGTTAAATTTAATCATTGACGAGGAGTCTAAAAATGAAACTAATGGCGGTTAGAGGCAAAAAATTTAATAGATTTACAACTGATGGCGAATTACTTCCAGAAGGTCACTTTGAATTCGAAGTGTATGGAGAAATACCATTCAATGACGGTCGCAAGCCAACTATGATTAGAATGACCGTTACAGCACCCAATAAAGCTAGAGCTATTATGACTGCTAGAAAGCTTTTTTCTAGAAGTGTTCGATTCACAGTTGAGAAAAACTTAACCAAAGTTGTGAAGTAATGGGTCAAGACCAACGAATTTATTTTAAAGACAAATGCTGCGCTCCTACATGGGGTCAGCAAGACGATCGACTTAATGATTTGTTGGCTAAACAGTGTCGTGGGTCGATTATTTGTGTTCAAATGACGATTAGAGAACACACCAAACATGAATTTCTTTGTGAATATCATGGTTATAAATATGCAGAATCTTTGCGAGAAAATGGTGCGTATATGGAAGTAAAGGTTTATTGATGCAAGACATAAGAAAATATTTCAAAGTAGAGTGTATATCCTATTATTGGGGTGTTGAAAATAGCCAAAGAGAAGCAATAAAACGAGAATGTTGTGGACAGATTCATGCTGTGGAGGTTACATTTAATAGTATGAGTCCACCGATCACACAAATATTGTATTTTTGTGCGTTCCACTTACACAAACATCTATCTTTTTATTTGTCTGGTTCTGGTGATGAGGTTGTTGAGGGAGTTTACTGATGCTTATTGATGGTGATAGGGTTTATCTAACAATAGATATAGAATGTGGATATCAACCACATTATTCTGTCCATGGTATAGCACAAACAACATTTAATTGTTGTGTTGGTAAGATTGAACTTTATGAATACGTGATTGATGGTAAAGAAAGGGATGATTCTAAATATATGTTTCATTGTGAATATCATAAAAATATTTTAAACAACAATTGGATAAAAAAATATAGAAAAGCAGGAGAAGAAACATGGCAAACAAAAGAAATCAAATAATTAAGCTATTGGAATCAAATGGGTTTTATCTAAAACGCCATACCAAACACGCTCAATATTTCGATGGCATAACCAGAATAACTGTTCCTAATGGTAATAGTTTTGATTGGCGAATGGAAAAAATGATTGAACTGCAAATTAGAGACGCAGTAGCAAAACGCAGTGAAACAAAGAAGGAAGAAGAAAATGGCTGATTTCTGCAAACAATGTTCAGAGAATATATTTGGTGAGGATTTCAGAGAAATGGCCGGTATCTCTACAGAAGAAGACACGAAGAATCAACTCTATGCCAATGTATTGTGCGAAGGTTGTGGTCCAATTCAGGTTGATCATGAAGGTGCTTGTGTTAATGACGATTGTATAGAAAAAGGTCACAAAGATAAAATTAAATGTCCAGTTGTAGAGAAATACGAACAACTAAAAGCTTTGCAAGAACTTACTGAAATTACAGAAGAAATGGGTGGGTATGACGCTGAACGAGCCTGGGCAGAATTTGAAGCCGATCCAGCACCACTAGCTTTTGATGATGACCCTTTTGAGGATTATCAAGGTGATGAAGAAGATGAAAATAGCTAAAGCATTTCGTGGTTATAAGGTTGGAACAAAAGTTCACGATACTTGGTATGGAAATGGCAAGGTAATAAAACGTACACCACGTCGTTTGCACATTAAACTTGTAAGCGAGACTGAAGTGTGGGCTTATGACAGTGATCATGTAAAAACTTTTGTCAGAAAGGGCCATAAACGTGGTAATATACAGATGAGGTAAGTATGAATAAAAGACAACAAGAAATTCTATCTAAAAATCTCGTGATGTTAAAGCATATTAACAGGGCTATGAAAAAAGGTCACACGATGTTTGTGATTTATAATCACCATGCCAACTGCATCAATATGTTTGATTTAAGAACTCCAGACGTATCTAGCTATCGAATCAGCTTTGAAAATAATGGCAGTTCTTATAACGACGAATACACGGGTTTTTCATTCAATACCTTTCTTAATTTTTCTTCCTTTGGTTATATCAACGAATTTGTTGATAGTTGGAAGGAATAGTGAAAATAAAAAGTAAACCAGATAATCTAATTACTTGCCCTAAGTGCAAATTCCAGTCTGGAGACGATTGGTCTCAATGCGGTGGTAAATGCCCAATGACTATGTCACCGCATTATAATCAAGATGAGCGCATTAAATACACTAGAAAACCAATTCCAAATGCGACCCAAAAATATAAGATAGAAAAATTAAGTGAGGAATAGATGAACACATTAATGAAAGTCGTATTTTACGTTTTACTTCAGCTAGGTAGTTTTTGGTTGGGCGATTATCTATATTATTTACAGTATGGACATAGCATCATCCAAGGGGAAAAGACCAAATGAGTACCAATTTTTGGGATGTTTTACTAGCTTTAGTTGTATTAACTTTCGTTATCATTATGTTTGGTGGAATTGCCTATCTAATCGAAGTGCATAACTGGACGCCATGGACATTGTTGTGGGTTTTGGTATTGCTTCCAACTATTAAGACAGGAATGGGTAAGTGACAAGGTCTGATCTAAAGCCAGGAATGGTTGTTGCTTTTGAATATCAACTTATACACTCTAAAGAATGGATGGATTTTATCGGTATAGTGACCCATTGCACAGGAAGTTTGTATTGTTGGTGTTTACGAAATGATCATGCGTGTGTATTTAGTCGAGGTAATCTAAAAGGAATTCGACAAATTTCATGGAGGTTTGTGTGAAAAAACTTACTGTATCGGTAGATATTACTGGTAAAATCTCATTTCTTGATGGCTTTCCAAATGATGAAGAGCACGATGGTTTGCATGATATGTTGAGGGATTGTCATGGTGAAATTGATACGGATTTGAAAGAAAATCCACCCGGAATTTATTTGGCGACAATGGAAGTTGAACATACAGTCAGTGATTGGACTGGTGATTATGACGCATATCTTAATGTCCAAAAACTTGAGCAAATTCAACTGTTTCCACAAGAACCAACGTGGGCAGAGCGTGAGGAAGAAGAACGATTAAAAGCCGAATTCTTGGAATACCGTAAGCAAATTGCAGCAAAAGACCCAACTATCACACTTGGTGAAGAATGGGATAGTAAGGATATTTATCTGACAACAACTCTTGCTGATGGCACTAAACAAATCGTTGGACTTCACGCTATTGGTCATGCGCAAGAGTATACATACACAGAAATTGGTTTAAACAATGAAAGAACAGAAGTAACCACAGGTTTTAGTGCAATCGAAACTTGGGGTAATGAATACGATGAAAACCATAACATGCTTGGTCGAGGTAGTTTTAGACTCCACTCCCACGATCTTGACAAAACAGTCAAAGAATGGGAATCTGAAGGCTGGGTGAGATGTGAAAAACCAGGAGCGAAGAATGAGCCAGACAGAAACGATAACAACGGGTGATTGGCAACCGACTTTAAAGTTGAGAGTCAATATAGTAACACATCCTATGTATATGTTCAAAACTTATCAATTTCTTCAACAGTTGCACACCAGACAAGTGATCACGACTAAAGAATTTCATCCGGGCTATACCTACGATACTGTAACAACCGAGTATAAATGGATGGATGTAGAGATTGGTGAATATACCAATAATGAATTTAACCCAGAGGAACAAAATGACACTAAAAAAGAAGATCAAAAAGAAGAAAAAGTCGACTAAGAAAAGGAAGATTGGTGGCAAAACAATCACGAAGAAAACACCGAAAGTCCCAGAGTCAGTCCAAGTCTATTTCGAATCGCAGTATCAGGAAGAAGACGAATACATCTACGACCCATGGGATGACAGTTACGAAGACAGTATTTTCTAACGAAGAGCCACCCAGTATGTATTGGGATGACACTGAAGATTCAGAGGGCTATAAAGAGGACGGATGTCCTTGGATTTACACGGAGTAGATATGGAAGATAAAAGAAAGATTTATTATTATGTTGATCAGTGGGGTGGATTGCGTGAATTCCACCAAAACCCTTGTGGTTGTCACCCATTTGATGTGGTTATTTCTAGTCGCATGGGTAGAAAAGAATACAGTTTTTCTTACAGTTTTAAAAATCAACAATCAATCAATGCGTATGTAAGAACTAGGAAACTTACGAGATTAAAATGAGAGCGAGATTAAATAAAAACATTCCTTATTTTACTAGATTGGAAAATGGCGAGCTGAAAAAAGTTACCATGCCTAAGGGTATTGAAGGTAGAGTGACAGATCGAATTGAAACTCATTATTACGACAGTGATGATAAATTGACAATTGTTGTTGGTTATGGCATTGAATGGGATTGGTTTGGTAGCGGTAAGCTTGATGGAACTTTCCATGAATCTATGGTCGATGTTATCGATGAAAAAATTAATCTGAAAAGTAATTTAATTAATAAAACTGGGAGAATTAGAAAATGACATTAAAAGATCATGTACAAGGCAAGGTTACATTCCAATACTATCGCGATAATCAATTGTTTTACAAAACAGAAACTGGACTTGTGTTTCCAGTGCCCATCGATGACATTGGAAATGCAACATTCCTTAATGAAGACAAGGGCTTATTATTCATGCGATATATTCGTAAATTTCTCGATACTGTAAAAGAAGGTGCAGGATGATTATCAGTGCAAATACCCTAACAGGACAGAAAACTAAGGTTTATGACAAAGATGGAGTGTTGATCGAATTGCCAATTAGGACTTACAACACAGAAACCCAAGAAGCTGAAGTGTATGAACTTGATGAAAATGGTCGTGTTAAAATGACAGAGTGGGATGTGAATGATAAGAAAATGACCCGTGAGCCTGTTCTTAAAATCATCAAATTAGATGGTAGTTACGCGGAAATCGATGGACGAAGGGTTTAATTTTTATAAATATCCAATGCTATTAGAGTTTAGGTCTGGTGATCAGAGGATTGCCATGTCTGTTAGAAGAACAAAGCATTTAAATCCATTTTATAGAGTAAAACTGCCAGCTTTTGATATTGTTGCTGAAGGTTTTTTATTGGAAGATGCCGTGAATGCGGCATTGAAGCATTTAGAATTAAAAATAAAAGCTAGAAAACATTATTGGTATAATAAATCATGAAAAAGACCTATTTTGTCCGGTTTAAGGATTCTGAAAATCGATATTTGCTTAAAATAGAGCATGAAACTAATTGCAATAATATATATATGAAAATAGAAAATACCCACATGACAGCATTCCGTGATGGTAAGGCTTATGCTTCTGCTAAGGGTGGTCAAATGAAGGGAACTTTAGATGCTTTGATGTATCAGGTTGCCACGGCTGACGCAACTAAAGAATTTAGAGACGCTTTTTTAAAATCAATTGAATCTCAAGCTTATCAGACATCTCTTATTTTAACCCACAGTGACCTTATTGAGCGAGGGTGTACGATTGAATAATAAATTTTACGTTCGTTTTACCGATGGAGAAACTAGATATTTGGTGCAAATACATGAATTTGACGCGGAATGGGGTGTTTCTGAACAGCCAGGAGCTACAGTTCAATTGTTTAGAAACGGAGAGGCATATCTTAGACAAACGTCCTATTCTGCATTGTCGGCGTTGGAAGTTTTATTGGACAATTGGGAGACTCGTGAATCTTTACACCATTTAACTAAGGCTCTCGAAGTTGGGTGTTATGGTACAATGCCAGGTCAATTGGCGGTTGGACATTTGGCTGGTTTACAGGAGCAGTTACACAATGGTTGAAAAGTGGACTAACTTTTTTATTTCTGTTGAATGTGGTGATCAAAAATATCACCTTAAAGTTGTTCATTATTTTGATAATAAACGTGAATGGTATAGGGTATTTGCAGAAGGATTTAATCGTAATTATTCCGCTGCTTTACAGTTTTTTGGATACGGAACAACTTTCGAAAAGGCATTGGAAGATTTTTATCGAAGAACTGATATTTTGACTGAGATTGTTGATGACCAGTAGAGATTATAAAGTCTATGTAAAGGGCTGCGATACAGCGTTGGTTATACGATGGATTGGAAAAGATAGTTATTTTGTTTTTGAAGGAGAGAGGATTTCACTGGACGATTGTGGTAAATGGATTGTTTATTTTGAAAACGAGGCCAATGATATTTCCACTTACGATGGCACAGATACAACAGATGTGGGTGCAATGGCATTGTTTATCGCTAATAGAATTCTTGGAGATCAGTCTTTTGTACATTATGCTAAGGTCAGGTATTAATGGCTAAAATAGAATACCGCGAAGAACACAAAATGTATGTTCAGACACCAAGTTGGGGTTGTTTGGAAATAGAACTAATGCAATTTGATTATGTCTATTATGTGAGTGTTGATGTTGGTTATCAAGACTGGGGTGTGACCGGTGAGGGTCGCAGCTGGGAAGAAGCAATAACATCTTTTTTTAAACGATTTGAGGAATTTAATGAGTGCGGACCCTAATTATTTTACAATTACAATGGTATATGAAGGTCGACGTTTTCATCTAAAGCTGATGCCCGACACTTCTCCGTTAAATTTTCCAGCTGATCAAATTTCATGGTTTTGTTGTGATGATACTTTTATAAATTTAGAGGAATCGGTCGGTTTTGCATTTGGTAAAACCAAAGAACGGGCAATTGCCAATTATTTTATCAATTTAGAATTGGCCATGGATGAGCAATACAAGAATTGTGATGAGGTTTTAGTTGCTGCTCGTAAAAAACGCAAAATTAATTGGGCCGTTGAGTAGAAATAGCAATCTTTATGGTATAATGCTTCAGAGGTGAATTATGGATAAAATTTTAAAATGGTGGATGAATTTAGTGAGTTCTGCAAATGAAAATGGAATTCCATTGCCCATGTCAAGAGATCCAAAGACAGGTAAGGGTTCTTTATCTGTATCGATGGTACAAGTGTCATTTGGTTTGTGTGTAATTCCAGTTGTGTTGATGACAGGCACTGTCATTGCTAAATTGACCGGTTTTTTTAGTCTTACAGATGCAAATAGTCAACAGTTGATGAATGCCTTCAGTGCATCTATTCAATTGTACATTGTATCATTTGGTGGTTATTTAGGTCGTAAGTTACAAAGAGATTCAAAAGGTGCAGTAAATATGGACGGAGTTGAAAAAGAAGAAGAGACGACGAAATAATTGTGGTATAATGGAACAAAGGAAGTGACATGAAGTTAATTCAAAATAACGCAGAGATTGAGCAATTAAGGAGTGAGATGATTCAAGATAAAGGTGTGCGTATCTATAAAACGCTAAAGAACGTAGAAATGGATATTTTAGGTGAGATTCGAGTAATTCCTGAGGTACGGGTTAGTTATGTAAAAAACTATGATGGTACAATCGATCGTTGTATCTCAATCGATGAATATCAACGTATTTCTGATGAAATCCATCAGGAACTTCGTAAACGACGTAGAGTTTACGCTAATTTAGGTTAGTAAGAAAAAACAAATAGCAGTCGGTAGCAAATTGGCCCTTCCCTTTATATGTGGACAATTTTAGAACCGAGGGTATTTCAGGAGGTTAACTGGTGCAATCCTCCGAAGTGGCTAGATCTATGGCAGCTCATAGACATCCGGCACCTAGCAGAGTAGCGACCTGCCTGTTTGTTAAAACAAATTACTGATTCTGTTAAAGATTGATTGAATGCGACCCTTCAATGTTGGGCCATTGAACGTAAGTTGATTACCCTTAACCTTAACAACAGTGTATTCTTCACCACCGATAGTGATTACATCACCTTTCATAAATACATTGAATTCTTCTGAAATAGTGATAGTGCCTTCTGGTCGCGTGATCAAATAGATCATCCATGCAGTTGCAGCCAATACAGCAATAATACCTGTGATTTCTTTGAATAGTTCCATAAATTCTCCTAGAATGAGTTAAGTACGTATGTTTTGTATGTTTGGATGTATCGAACTTGACCCTTCAATGATTCGATAGCTTCTAAAACCTGTGTGTCGTCCACTTTCGTGCCTTGTCTGACCACTTCAGCGACGATAGCTTGAAGTTTAGCTGGCCCGATTGTTTTCATGGCCTTTTTAACTTCGTTTTGGTAGTATGTTCCGTTTACCTTTCCCATAGCTCCTCCGATAGGTTTAGTATAGCAAAAAAGTTCATAGTTGACAAACATTATGCTGCCGGTGTATCAACATAGATCGGCATGGTATTTTCAAGCGAATTAACGTAGCTTTGGAATGAAACCACGTTATTTTGGCTTTTATTTAGAAGGAAATCGGTAGCGAAGTCCAAGGCTCCCTGATCAGACCCAAGGCTGTAATACCTGCCAAATAAAGGAAAAATATAACAATTCCTATCCTCTTGGTCAACATAGACCTTTACCGGGTATCCACCCACCATTATGGTCACTTTTGTCCACTTTTGCATTTTGCACCTCCATAGTGCTTATCGGTAGGTTTTTTAAAAACTTTAGGAAAATATGCTTATATGCATAAAAAAGTTGCTAAGTAGTTGATTTTACTGGAAATGTATATACATATACGTTTTACATTGTCTGGGAATTATGCACGTATATACGTATATCGGGGATAGACCGGTAAAACCACAATCTTTAAGGTATGATCGTGTACAAAATCACCAACTTAATCAATGGTAAGCTTTATGTGGGACAGACTATTAGGTCGCTTCAAGAGAGATGGAAAGATCATTGCTCTGGAAATAGTCGATGTCTGGCTATTAAAGCGGCTATTGATAAATATGGCCCTGAAAACTTTACCATTGAACAAATTGATCAGGCTTCTGATCTCAAAGATTTGAATAAAAAAGAAGGTGATTGGATAATTCAAATGAATAGTCTTTCACCAAATGGTTATAATTTAAAAACTGGTGGAGACCAACCAAGATTGTGTCAAGAATCTATTGATAAAGCTAATAAAACTAAGAAAGATAGAAATGTAAGACCATGGAATGAGGGTTTGGATAAAACAGACCCAAGAGTTGCTAAGTATATTCGTTATGGTAAAGACACTCATGCGTATGGCAAAGTTGGATATCGCAAAGGCAAGAAACTTTCTGAAGAAACAAAGAAAAAGATTTCAGAGATTCAAATTGGTAGAAAAACATCAGAGGAAACCAAAGTGAAGATGTCGAACTCTCATAAAAAACACAAAATTAAATGCATTAATAATGATAAAATTTATAATTCTTTAATGGATGCCGCTAGAGATTTACAAATCAATTCTGGTGGAATTTGTCATGTTCTTAAAGGAAATACAAAATCTATAAAGGGTTATGTATTTGAATATGTTGGTGATTTATGAGTATGGACAAAGAAATTAAGATCAGAGCGGTTTTATCGACAGATACTTTTGATAAAGGAATCCAGGAAATCCAAGAAAAGCTCAAAAGAATTACCCAACAACAAAACCAAGGTGTTGGAGCACAACAAGCTCTTGGTAAAGACTCGGTGTTGGGTAAATATGCTCAATCTGCGTTTGGAGATTTTTCTAAAGATGCACAAAAACAATTAGAACAAATGTATCAAACACAAAGAAGAGAGGCCGTAAATCAAAATATTAGTCTTAAGGGTAAAGAAGCTGAATTGGCTAAAATGGCCAAAATCGATGGTGAGTTGACAAAACAACAACGCGAGCGTGTTGAATTATTGAAAAAAGAAATTGATTTGTTGAAAGAAAAACAACGCCAAACCCTTGGTGTTGCTGCTGAAACACAAAAAGCTATTGACAAGATGAAGCCCAAGGAAGATGTTCCAGATGCAGGCGGTGGTGGAGCACCTCCACCTCAAGGCGGTGGTGGGCTAAAAGATCACTTTAGCAAGTTCATTAAGCAAGTTGGTGTTGCATCAATTATTTCCGGTGCTTTAAACGCCGCTATGCAAACTGTTGATGACATGATCACACGCGATCGTAAAATCAATGTAAATAACGCTGCATCTTTAAACATTGGTTCTCGTGAAATGCGTGAGCAATTTGAAGGTAAGGGCTCTCGTGGTATGTTCTGGTTGTCAGAGCGTCAAAGGGCAATGGCAGCTGCGAATCAAGAGCAAAAATCTGTTTCTACAATGGATACTGTTAGAGGTTGGGGTGGAACTGCACTTCAAGGAATTGGCCTTGGTACAATGATTGGTACAGGCTGGACTGGTATTGGCCTTGGTACAATGATTGGTACAGGCTGGACTGGTATTGGTCTTGGTGTTGGTGCTGGATTGATGGGTGCTGGATTGATGGGTGCTGGTACTGCAATGAAGGGTGGTCTTGTTGGTGATGAAAGAACTCGTGCTGCGATGTTCGATCGAGAAAAATACAAAGCCCTCAATACACGTGAAGGCTTAGAAAAATATGAACAAAACTTAGCCGCAGAAAAAGCAAAAGATCCACGCAAAGCACTTGCACAAGAATACTTCGAAAACAATCGAGAAAGCTTAGCTGGAATGCAAAGACAGTTGGGCTTAAATACTGATTTGGCTTTAACAGGTAGTTTTGGTGTATTGCAAAACAACATGACCAAGGGTGCTGGTTTTGGCGGTGTCAATTTTAATCAGGCAACAATTGAACAGCAAATTCAAGCATTGGCTTCTGGTGGAGCTATGACTGAGGGTATGCGTGAGCTTTCTGGTAATGCAGCGGCTTACAATCGTCAATTCAATCTCAATAATGCTGGTAGTGTTATGGGAAGATTGCAAGGTAATGTTGGTGGAAATGCCGCTCAAACCGATGAGGTTTACAAGAGATTGTTGACCGAAGCTGTTCGATCTGGTGTCGATGCTTCAACAATGCCACGCGAATTAGAAAGAATGACTCAAATGACAGCTGAACTTATCAGTTCTGGTGGTGTAAATGCCATGGGAATGGAAGATGTGTTTGGTGCTGGTCTAGGTGGTTTTAATCAAAAATCAATGCAAGCTGCCGCGTCTGCTGCTGAACAATTCCGATCTACAGCTAAAGAAGCTGGTGGATGGGAAGGCCAAATGGGTATGGGCTTTCTACAAGGTGGAAAAGCTCAAGAACTTCTTGGTGGTAAACAACTGTCTGCAAAGGACATGAATTACCTAAATCAATTGTCATACACTGAAATGGATGAACAAGGATTTCAGCGTGTTGGCGAATATCTTGGTATTGATGCAGGTAAAGCTAAAGAACTTTTACGTCAAAAAGACATGTACAAACAAACTCGTACAGGTGCCGAAGACGTTGCTAATCAAGCATTGGGCCAATTTTTAAAATCTAAAGGCCAAATGTCACCAGAACAGTTGAATGAAGCTCTTTCAACTGGTGAAGGTGCTAAATTATTTACTGAGGCTGAATCCCAACGAGGTGCTCGTGGTGAAGGATTCATGCAAAAAGACGTTGCAACTCGTAAAGCTGAAATTTTAGCACAAGCTAGACTTTCGGCTGGTATTGAAGATATTACCACTCCGCAAGAGGCTGAGGGTAAAGTGTCTGAACAAATGCGTAAGCAAGAAAAACGAGCTGCATATATTGAGGAAGGTTCTCAAGCAACTGGCGATATGACTCGCATGGATGCATTGAATGATCAATTGGAAAATTTAAAGAAAGCTGCGCAAAATCATACAAAATACGCAGAAGAGTACAATAAGCAATTTGAATTGTTATTAGAAGCCACTAAGAAAGGTGCAAGTTCTATGGATGCGGTTGCTAATCAACTCACAGAACTTGAACGTAAGATGCGTGAAGATAGCGCACAAAGTGGTGTTTACAGCGGTAGACCGCCAGGATACTAATCCATGGGATACGTCAGAGAAATTAAACCGAATTCGACAGATTCGCATCAAGTCAGCCCTGCATATGTGCTGACCTTTTTGCGTTGGAGTAATCGAGATTCATACAACTATTCTGGTGATGCACTTGAAGTTCGTCAGCCAATGGTTGTATATAACGATGCCATTTCTGTATCTTTGACAGATGCTAAGTCGGCAATGTCTTCTACAGCTACGATTGTTTTGAAGTGTGGTGATATTAATTATTCTACAGCTCTTCATCCAGGTGATTTCATGGTTGTAAATTTATTGAACTGGGAAACAGATGCTCAAAGAATTCATGATTTGGCCTTAGCTCTAAAGCCTATTAATAATATCAATGACGGTTTTAAGGGGATTTATAAAATCCAGTCTGTGGTAAAAAATCTAGTTGTTGACCCAGGCTCTGGCAATAAATTTTTAACCGTTACGGTGACAGCTGCCTCCCACACAGAATTTAACAATGTGATTTATTACAATCCAGCGATTGCAGCTGCATTTCGAGATCAAGGTGCGGCTTTGTGGTCGACAGCTGTTGGTGATTACTATACCAACAAACTTAAGGCTGAATCTTCTGTACAAGAGGTTGTAAAGGATTTGTTTAAGATTTTGATTGGTCAGTCAAATAAGAAATTTGACCCAAAGATTAAGAATTACGGCAATACTCATTTTAAAATCCCATCGACACTTGGTGCATTGATTGGTCGTCCACAAATCAAATACGCAAATGAGTTTTTCAATTACGTTATTGGTATTTGGCAGGATTCTAAACAATCGGGAGTGAATCAATCAAATATTGGACCAGGATTCAATCCAAACTTTAAAGCAAATGACAATGTAATTGAAACAGGTCGTCCATTAGCTGGACGTAAACTTGTTCAGATTGAAAATTGGAATAACCAAACAGCTTGGTCTATCATTCAAGGCAATATCAATTCGACATTGAATGAAATGTATACTTGTCACAGAGTGGGTCCAGACAATAAGGTGTATCCAACCGTTGTTGTAAGACAAAAACCATTTACTTCCGAGCATTTTAAGGGAAAATCTACAGTTACAAAGTTCTTTCAAGTGCCGAGATGGAAGATTTCAGCTAATCTGATGAAGAGTCTGCAGACATCGCGTAACGACGCTGCTCGTTTTAACTTTGTGCAGGTATTTACGCGTCAATTGGCTGATACTGCTGAAATGGACATGGCACAGCAAATCCAAGAGGGTAATTTCTTCTTTGATAAGGGTGACATTGAGCGTCAAGGCTTAAGACCATATGTATTAACCTCTAATTTTGACTTCCCTTCTTCTAAGAGCGCATCTGAGAGTGGCAAGAAATTGCACGGTCGAGAATGGGCTGAGATAGTTTCTGATTGGATTATTGATGGTCATTTGAAAGAGTCTGGAGTTTTGACATTCCATGGTATTCAAGAACCTATCTCTGTCGGTGATAATATCGAATTTGATGGTATTATATATCAGATAGAAGCTATTTCCCATGTGATGACTATGTCTACAGGCGATGGCAAGAAAAGCTGGACAACAAGGATTACTGTTTCATTTGGTATGGACATGAGAAGTTCTAAAAACGGACCTGTTTATTCAAATATGGAACACACCGATGCTCAAACTGCTAATAATGAAGATTGGGCAAATGAACGTATTTTACCTGGTGTATCAGATACACAAAATATTTCAGGTCGTGTGCGCGGTGAAGAAATTGACCCAACTAAACAAAAGAGCTTTACACCTTCTAATTTAAGAAAAAAACGAACTAAATCGAAAGAACCAAACAGTGGAGAAAATAAATAATGAGTAATGGATATAAGCCAGTTCTACCATCTTCGCTAATGGAAGAGCGTCAGGCCACAGACTTTCAATTTCAGAAAAAGATTTCTGAGAATATGTACCTTCGCCTAGGTGTGGTTGTTGATATTATTGAAGATGACGACGAAAACAATCAATCCAAACTTGTGCCTGAGTACAATGTCATGACGATTGAAAATGATAACACGACCATCTACAAGAATTGTTTTGCTGTCGATGCATTTGGCGGTATTGCTGATTATTTCGTTAAAAAACTTCGAAAACCTAAAGATGCAAAGAAAGTTCAAGAGTCTGGCTCGCTGAAAAAACAGAATGGCTCGATTGTATTACTTTTGTGTATTGACGGTAGTTCTGATGGACAGGGTGTTATCATTTCTTCCATTGCCCATCCAGATAGAAAGAGTGGCAAATTAACCAAAGCCCTTGGTCACCACATGGAAGGTGAATTTAATGGTATTAACTGGAAAGTGGACAAAGACGGCGCTTTGACTGTTAAATTTAAGTCTGCTACTGATAATGATGGAAAGCCTGCTGATGAATCTGCTGGTGGTTCTACTTTTAAAATGGAAAAAGACGGCTCGATGGAAATGGCCGATGGCAATAAAGAGAAGATTCGAGTTGACAAGACCAAGAAGACCATTGATTTGGCTGCAGAAAAAGATATTAATGTTAAAACAGAGGCTAATGTAAATTTAGACGCTAAAGAAAAAGCATCTATCAAGTCAGGCGCTGATTTGATTGCTGATGCAGGTGGTTCGGCAACTTTTAATTCTGCAAAGGCTTTTAATATTAAAGCTGAAGCTGCATTTGAGCTTAAGGCTAAAGATGTAAAGATCACATCAGACAGTATGGTTACTGTTAAGGGTACACAAGTAATGATCAATGCTCCACAAATTATGGTGGGCATGGGTGGAACACCGGCAATGACAATTTTAACTCAGTTTTTAGGTGTGGGTAATTTAGGTATGCCAGTGCTTTCACAAGCAATTGGTCCGTTCAGTTCTAGCGTATTTATTGGTTCATAGAGGATTTATGGAATATTTTGCAATGATAGTAATGGCTATCGCGGTTTTAATTGGCTTACAATTTACAAAAGAAAAAGACATTACTCGCATAGAATGGTCTGCGGTTTCTCAATTCATCGGTTTTATGATTGTGGTGACTGTGTTGCGCACTTGGGTTGTTGATTTTTTAATGCAAGCAAAAATTATAGAATTTTTACCAACAATTCCTTATGAAATTGCAAGTCATAAATGGACGTTGGGTTTGGTATTTTGGGAAGATGTGTTCTTTGGTATTCCACTTTATTTTATCGGAAAACACGTCAAAAACAAATGGACTAAGTTTTCACTGGCGGTGATCATTACTATCTTGTTTGCTATGGGTCATGGTTATCAAGGCTGGAGTGGTATACTTTTTGCATCATTGTATCCTTGGTTTATATCCAAGAGTTATGGTGAAAAATATGGCTTTGGAACGGTAATGATTTGTCATATTATGTATGATAGCTTTACTTGTCTTTGGTTGATTGTGTTGCCATATTTAGGTGTTGGCAGAATCTGGTTTCATCTCTAGAAATTATTCAGATAAAAAATATTAGGATATCGTAATAATCGCTTTATCGCACTAAAAGGCACTTGACAAGGTGCCTTTTTTATTTTAAATTGTGGTTCTGGAAGGCTTATGAAAATGTTTGAATCTCGTAAATTTAAAGAAGGTGTTTTGGTTGACATTAGATTGAAAACAGAATATATTAACGCTGGTTTGATTGGTGAGCTTAGTACTTTTATTCTTGAAAATGAACTTTTTAATATTGGCGGTGGTGCTACTAAGGGTCGTGGAATGTATATTGCATTTCATACAAAAGAAGATGCAGCTAAGATCGAAAAATTTGTTAAAGATTGGATGAAAAATGGACAAAAGAATAGCGTGTGATGTAAAGGGAACTTTAGAAGGTCCTAAGAAGAAGCAAGTGATTAAAATCCTTGATCTTTTCTCAAAAGCTGGTTATGCTGTTACTGTATGGTCTAATCTTTATAGTTATGCGGTTGATGCAGTTAAAGACAATAACCTTAAAGCTGAGGCAATGTCCAAGCGCATGAAAATGGATTTGGGTTATGACGAAACTCAATATTTTGATTTTGCCATTGAAGATGATTCTCGCCAGGAATATCTGGCTGCTAAGAAGTTTATTTGGGTTCATGATATCCCAGATGATATGGAACAAATCGAAGGTTTTGTAAAAGGATTGTTGAGTGAAACTAAAGAAAAGTCTGAAATTTAATTTTTCCCTTAAACCGCGTTTATTCTTTGAGATCAGACTGGTTATTGGTAGATTTAGATCCATTCCATTGTTTTCTTTATTTTTTACTGGTGATGGACCTGTGATGTTGATTTATCCATTGGCATTTTCTATACAAAGATATGGTAGAGAGATAAAGCCTGCTGAATTAACACCAGAAGAAAGAAAAGAATTAGAAAGGTTGGTAGATAATGAAATCTAGAGAGCTTAAGGCATATAAATTGGTTAAACTGGACTACAAAAATTTACCCAAGTCTGAATTGTTAAAAACTATCAAAAGAAATGCATGGGAAATTGCAGATGAGTTTGAAGCTCACAGTCCAGAAGAAGCTGCTGAAGTTATGGCTTATGATTATTCAAACGATGAGGATGAAATTATGTTATTTGCTGTAAAAGAGCGTGGAAAAACACCTGTAATTATCGAGGTGGAAATCACTATGCATCCAGAAGCAAACGCCTACAGATATACATACGAGCGAGGTAGATAATGAAGGTTTATCACGTAACATTTAACCATCAGATTGAACCGGGTGATTATGGGTTGTTTTCAACTAAAGAAAAAGCAGAGCAATTCTTAAAAGATCATTTTGGTGTGGACATTACACAAGCTAAGAACTATTCTTCTAATTCTTGGTTTTACCCAGGTGGATATCAAATTCAAGAAAAGGCGGTAAAATGAATAGAACTCCAGAAACTCTTGTTGAGCAAGCTCAAATGTTTTTACTAAACTTAGGTAGAGCCCAATCTTTAGATACGATCTTTACAATTGACCCTTTATTTAAAAAATTCATGACTGAAGAATGCGGATTAACAGAAGAGGTTATCTTTAATGTCAGCATTGCTGCTTCTCAAGCCGCTGCTACATTGACAAATAAAAACGGCATTATTACTGTAGAAAACTGTGAAAAGTTTTTAGCGGCTAATAATTCTCAAAATCCTGTGGTATAATATAAGTATCGATAGGCAATGTCAGCCTGCCACGTCTTGGCTTGATCACCAAGGGTTTAACGCTGAATGACGTGTAGATCCCCTCAGGACGCCTAAGTGTGGGGTTTGAACTTAACTACGGGCTGCGAAAGAAACCAAACACCCTGGCATTCCGAATGGATGGGAACGTGGAGCATCGTGCAACGCCTACAGTGTCCGTTGTGCATCTGAGCTTAGAAGCGGTTTGGTGGACTCGTATAACATGGAGTGTATATGGCTTTTTCAGGTGGAAGTGACCCTGTAACCTTTGATGATGTTTCAAAGGCGTGGAATGAATTAGATAAAGAACGAGAGAGAAATAAAAAATTACTAGCTGCAATTGTATCAATGACTAATATGGCTGGAAATATGTCCGAAGCAACAATTCCAAAATTAATTTATGAAACTGGCAAAGCTGCAATAGAGGAGAATGCAAAATGAATTTAGTACCAATGGTAATTGAGCAAACGAATAAAGGTGAGCGCGGATATGACATTTATAGTCTTTTATTGAAAGACAGAATCTTATTTCTTGGTTCTGAGGTTGATGATATGGTTGCAAATTCATTGATCGCCCAAATGTTGTTTTTGTCGGCACAAGATCCAACTGCTGAGATTTCTTTTTATATCAATTCTCCTGGCGGTTCGGTTACAGATGGACTTGCAATTTATGATGTTATGCAAATGGTTAAATGTCCAATTGCTACTTATTGTTTGGGCCAGGCTTGCAGTATGGGCTCACTACTTCTTGCAGCTGGCACACCTGGGCGTCGCTTTGCTATGCCAAATGCACGAATTATGATTCATCAACCCCATGCACATGGACTTGGTGGACAAGTGACTGATATTCAAATTGCAGCTCGCGAAATGCAAGATACTAAAGAAAAACTTACGGCTATTTATGCTAAACATACCGGAAAAACTGTTGCTGAATTGACTGAAAAAATGGAAAGGGATTTATTTTTAGACCCTACAGAAGCGATCAATCTTGGATTGATTGATAAGATTGTAAAGATGAACAAATAAGGAATTCCGACTGTGGTGTAATTCTAACACCCCTCATTGTAAGGCAGTAAGACCAAAAGTCTATGGCTGGAGGGACGATGCAGGTAAATTCCTGTCAGTCGGAGAATAATTTATTTATGAGTGATTATTGGGAAAATCAAAAGAAACAGCCTGATCTACAGACATGGCTAGAAGAACTTCGTGGTTCTATTTTATGTGATTGTGGTCATGGATGTCGTGATTGGATTGCTAGTAATGGTGGGAAAGCTCTAAGAATAATAGAGGCTTTGCAGAAAGGTGCTGATATATCAACTTTGGATGCCATTGTGCAAAAACATACCGATGAGATTGGCAGGGATATTTGGGATCAAAATATGAAAAATATCATGGCAGAGCGAAAGGCTAAACATGACACAGAAGAAACCTAAATACGTTTTTAGTTATTGGGGATTCATCAAAGATGTGGTTTCGGCATTGATTGCATTCCCAATCCATCTACTTGGTGGTACGATTGCATCTTTGATGCAGTTTGGTAGTGATATTTATTATGCTTATCACCACAATCGAATGAGAGATTACAGAGATGAATGGAAATAAAGTTCTGCTAGGCGAGAATAAAAGAGCTGATAATCCTAGATATACGTCAGCTGTCATTGACCTATAGGGTCGATGACTTTACAAAATATAATCAAGGTGACTTAAAACGTCACTAGCGCAGGGTACGGACGTATGAAGAAGAACTGGTATAAATCTTCTGGCCGCAGACCCAATGGATTTGACGGGAGGCCAAAACTCCACCTCAATCAGAAACCGATGGCCACGGGCTGAAGAAGGGTAGGTCGACAACGGAGCGCCGCTTGCGACGGCATGTTTTGTTTTTTTAGAGGAATTTATGTTTGAAGGGCAAATTACTAAATTAGGCATAGAAACATACGGTTCGCCCAAATTAATGGTAGATGCCGAGCCATACGTCATGGCTAAAATTCGTAAAATATTTGACAATGCTCAAACTACATATATGCAGGGTAAATATACCCATAAGCCAATTATGTTTCCGATCAACTTAAGTGCTTGTAGAGATTTAGTTTGGATTATGGAGCGTTACAAGTTAGAGGTTGAAGAATCTCTTCTTAATGAAATTCGTAATAAATCTACAGAATTTGACAATTTAGTTCATTATGTTTCTACAGCCGATAAAGACCCGATTTATAAAGTCAGCCCAAATGCCTTACCATTGGCACTACCATTAAGAGAACATCAAGTTAAATTTCAAAATATGTTTAAGTCTGTGAAGCGTATGCTTTTGGCTGATAAGATGGGCTTGGGCAAAACAGCTTCTGCTATTTCTGTATTGCAAGAGCCAGAAAGTCGTCCAGCAATTATTGTGGTTCCACCCACACTGTGCTCTCAATGGGAGCGCGAAATTAAACGTTTTTTGCCAGGAGCATCTACACACGTCATTCGTGGGTTCAAAACTTACGATCTACCTCAAGTCGACGTATTGATTACAAGTTACAATCGCTTAGCACCTTGGCAAGATATTATTGTGAGTGAGCAGTATAAGTTCAAAACGGCTATTTTTGACGAAGTACATGAGCTTAGGCATATACACACGGGCAAGAGGCAGATTGCTAAAATTTTATCTGATCGAGTGGGTAATTGTCTCGGTTTGAGTGGAACTCCCATTTTTAATTATGGTGAAGAAATTTGGAGTGTTCTTGATGCTATTAAATCCGAAAGCCTTGGTAGTTTGGATGATTTCAATGGGGAATGGTGTAATTGGGGTAAAGTCCGTGAGCCACTAGTTCTGAATTCATTTTTAAAGAAGCAAGGCTTAATGCTTCGTAGAACACCGGAAGAATGTGGAATGCATTTTGGTGAGGCTAGTAAGTATGTATATACAATTGATTCGGACATTGAAAAACTTAAAGAAATTCAAAATGTAGCAAAGCTTTTGGCATTAAGTGTTCTATCTGGAAATGTTGGAGAGGATTCAGAAGCGTCCAGAGAATTTGACTGGAAATTGCGCCATGCAACTGGTGTGGCTAAGGCTCGTCCAGTTGCTGAGTTCGTTAAGATGATCTTACAAGAACAAGAAAAAGTCGTACTTGTTGGTTGGCATCGTGATGTTTACGATATTTGGGCTAAAGAATTCTCGAACATTAAAACTGTTATGTATACAGGTTCAGAATCCACTAAAGAAAAAGAGCAGGCTGTAAAAGATTTTATTGAAGGTGACGCTCGTATTTTTATTATCAGTGGTAGAAGTGGCGCTGGTCTTGATGGTCTTCAAAGAGCTTGCAATACAGTGGTTTTTGGAGAGCTTGATTGGTCACCTCATGTAATGGACCAAGTTGTAGCTCGTCTTGATCGCGATGGTCAGACAAAACACGTTCAGGCATATTATTTGACAATTCCAGATGGTGCTGATCCTTTTATGATTCAAATTCTTGGAACAAAACGTTCTCAACATGAGGGACTTGTTGAGGGTAAGCAGGGCGATGGAATGATGGTCACTGCTAACAAAGATCGTGTGCGTGAGATGGCAACTGCTTATTTAAAATCAATTGGTGAAGAGGTTCCAGAGCCGGTACCGGAAACAGGACTGCTGGGTGAAGTGGCTAAGATTGTTCGTAATTTTAAAATTCCCAACAATACGGAAGAAGAAATGCAAGAGGCTATGCACAAACTTCTGATTGAGCATATTAAAAATGCTAAGGTTGAAAGAGAATATAAAATCACCGCAAGATCTCGCCTTGATTTCTTGGTATCAAACGATACCGAAAGAATTGCAATTGAGTGTAAAATTGACAACACAAAGCGTCCTGAGGTCTACAGACAAGTTCGTAGGTATGTTGAAGAAGGAAATATCACAAGTCTCGTTCTTGTGGCTCCTTGGTTTGGTATTGCGTCGTTTAAAGTGGAAAATACCCCAGTTGTGGTAATTGACACCAATATCAACTCTATTTAATCACAATCTTTAGGTAAAAGGATGTGATATGGTCTTTAAAGACAAACTCCCGGTGGATGCAGGTGCTACGGATGCTATGGATTCAGCTCGTTTAGCTGGTTTAATGGCTACTTTTGACTTTCCAGGCTTTGATAAGAGTCTATTATTGAGATATTTGGTCGAAAAAAACGGCCAATTGATGGCTGTAAGACATCCAGGGGAAGAACCTTCAAACAATCCTTTTAACTTCACTAGAGACCAATTGATGTGTTTGGCTGCAGGTTTACACAAGGCAGGCTATTTAAACGAATGCAAGGGTCTATTAGAAGCGGCAAAAACACGTGGAAATAGAGCCCAAAACACAGAATATGATATGCCAGGCACAAAAAAGGACTTTCCCAATGGTCCTGACTGGTTGACTCCTAGTCATATGAACCATTTAAGACTTTGTGCTGGCGAAAAACCAACATTATTGGGCAAAATCTGGCTAAATGTAGACATTTTGTACAGTGCGACTATCGGTTCCGATAAAGAACCGAATCAATTAATGTGTATGTGTGAAATTGCTGGAAAAATGGAAATGTTGAAGCGTTTTCACAAAAAACTTGAAGACGCAATTGTCAATTATTGGGACAATTGGCGTCTAGAAGGCGATCTGGCTGCCTTTTTAATCTCTAAAATATACAAAAAATAACATTAAAACAATTTACTAGGCTCTCTTATTGTGGTATTATCCTACAGTAGGAGAATCTATGCGTTTTTTATTTCCATTGATCATTGTGGCGGCCTTTATGTCGGTTTTCTTTCAAAACTGCGCCGGTCGCTTCGAAACCCAATCTCAAAAAGTCAAAGAAAGACCTGAGATTACCGAAACAAATCCTGTTTTCAAGCCTTACATTCAAGAATTTAATGAATATTATGGATTGCCCACTTGGGTGCCAGTTGGTTTTGCTACGCTCGAAGAAGGGATAGCTGGAACTTGTTGGACAACTAAGGTTGGTGGTGTTATTCTTTCTGCTTATATTGAAATTGACTCTGAATATTGGTTTACAATCAGCGAACTTCAAAAAAGAAATTTAATTATTCATGAACTTGGTCATTGCGTTTTGGACCGAGATGATATACCTTTAAATAGTGTTGAAATTTGCCCATCTAGTTTTATGTCAGAACGAATCATGTATGATTTTTGTTTGGAGCAACACTTTGATGAATATGTAAAGGAGATGTTTGATTGAAAACAGCGAATTATATCGAAGGTAAATTAGAAGAATTTCGTCTTTCTGGTAAAACTCCTGCTTGGATTGGTGTTAGTGATGTGGTTATGCGTGAACTAGCTCGTGATCTTGATTATAAAAATGTAGAAGTTGAGATTAATTTTCAATTAAATGTTTTAGACACTCGATGGTTTGTTAAAGATTTTCTTGGATTGAGAGTTATTTTTTTTACAGGCCCGGAAATTGGCTCAGATGGTGTGTACATCCAAGAAAAAAATGCAACGAATGATGGTGAGTATTTATGAGAAAATTTCAACCTGGTGATACATATGAAGCAATTGAAACGGGTGCTCAGGGAACAATTAAGGCAATTTCCTTTAATTCTATTTTGCAGCAAGAAGAGTATGTAATTGAATGGTCTGATCGTCCAGGTCAGGAGTGGTCTTATGCTTGTGAAGAATGTGACCCTGATTGGAGGTTGCTTAGTCGCACGGCCTATGTTAAATCAAGCCAACCAATCAATCATTTCGAAATTAAAATTAACAACAATGGACCTTTTAAAGTTGAATGTAATGGGGATCATCATTGGGTTGAGGTTGGTTTTAATTTCACTAAGCAAGTTTGTAAGCATTGTGACCAGGAGAAAGCATGAAGACTAAAATGGGTAAAAAAGTATTAAATTTTCATTCAAAACAAATGTCTTTGATTTTGTCTAGAATGATTGAAATCGCTAAGGATTTTGATAAAGCGCCTGCTACTGCAGAAATTGACGATCCCTATCTAACACATCGATTTGAAGAATTTCAGGAATTACAACGAGATAGAGATGAGCATCAGAAATGTATCAATACAATGATTGCAATTGAATACATGATTCCAGAGAAAGTGAAAAGAGCAAAGAAAGATGATGGAAAAAATCAGTAAACTCTCGGCTTATTATTTAATGCTGAGATACCCACCTCTTGCTCATTATATTTATGAATCATTGCGTAGTGGTGATGATTCTGAATTACTTGACTTTTTGTTTGAAATTGAATTGGACTCACCCAATACGAGGTATGTGTGAACATTGATGATTGGAAGCTTTATATTTTAATTCGTTCTGATATTACACCAGAACAACAAGCGGTCCAGGCCGGTCATGCCGTAGCTAAGTTTTGTCAAGACCATCCACACATCGCTTGGAGAAATGGAAAGCTTATTTACCTATCAGTCAAAGACCACGATTCTATTGAAATGTGGCAGCGAATTATTGTACAAATGACTCAAGTCACACCACTTATGGGTGTGTGGCGTGATGAAGATTATTACGGAACTCAAGAAGTTGCGATGTATGTTTACGGTGGAGAGGCACATCAAATTTTGCGCGATCTACCACTAATGAGGTTTAGATGAGTGATGTTAAAAAACTAATAGAAAATTTTGCTAACAGTGTTTATATTGAACACGAAGATCACACAAAATGTGGTCAATGTTGGAAAGAGAAGATTAAGTCTGAAGTGGCTAATGAATTTCTTAAGGCTGGTAAGCTTGATCAAAACAATCTTAAAGAAATGTTTGAAGAAATTGACAAGCGTTGGCAACAAACAGCTCTTTATTTGCGTGTTAAGGAAATGTTAAGTTCTGGCATGAAACTTGAAAAGATTAGAGAAATATTAGAGCTGGAAGGAATTGAAATATGATGGACATGTTATTTATTTTATTGGGTGTGGGTTTAATTGTCGGACTTTCAGTTTTTGCAGCTTATATTGATTTTTCTTCTCAAAAACAGTCGATTCGGTATGGAACAAATAGTTTTGATCGAGAGCGTCAATGCACCAATTTGACAATTCTTAAGATTTTGGCAGATTACGCTGCTCAAAATCCAAGTCAGAGATTTGGCCAAATCCTTAGAAACACTGGTGTTTTATTGGATATTGGTGTTAAAGATTCTTCCCAAGAAGATTATGAAACCCCTGACTATTATATTAGTCGGGATGTTATTTTTGAGGAACCACAAGTCACTTTATCTCGAATTGAGAAAGTCCTTGCAAATGAATACGACTATGATATAGTAATTAAAGTTAAGAAAAAATAAACCCTTTTTAAAACCAATGGAGGTTTTCAAAATGAAAAAGTTATTCGCTGTCCTATTATCGGTAGTTCTTCTTGCAGCCTGCACAGAGGACAAGTTAAAAGTTATTCACAACAATGATCGAGTGACTGATCTTGAGCGTCGTATGTTGTTAAATGAACAACTTGATGCAGCTCAATCAGATATGATTAATGCCAATCAAGCAGCAATCAATTCTGAAGCAGCAGCTAGAATTGCTGCAGATCAAGATCTTCAAGCTCTTTTAAATCAAGAAACAGCAGCTAGAATTGCTGGTGATCAGGCTCAAGCAGATGCTTTAGCACAAGAACAATCAGATCGAATTGCAGCTGACAATGCACTTCAATCTCTTTTAAATGCGGAGCGCAATGCCCGAATTCTTGGAGATTTAATTTTAGCTGGCCTTCTTTCGGCTGAAAGAAACGCTCGCATCTCTGGCGATAATAATTTAGCTTATCAATTAGCTCAAGAGTCTGCCGCTAGAATTTCAGGTGATAATACACTTAACTCTTTAATTACACAAGAGAAAAATGCACGAATTGCTGGTGACAACAACCTAGCAAATCTTCTTGCTGCCGAAAGAGCTGCACGAATTGCTGGTGATTTTACACTTGCTGGTTTGCTTGCGATGGAATCACAAGCTCGTCAAAACGCAGATGCCCAACAAGCTGCAGCTTTGGCCGCTGAAACTACTGCTAGAATTAACGGTGACAATGCGCTGTCAACTCTGATTGCTCAAGAAAAGGCAGCGCGAATTGCTGGTGACAATGCCCAGGCAAATGCCCTTGCAGCAGCTGTTTTTGCTCAATCTATTATCAACGGAATTGTGCAAGTACAAATTGCCAATATCAATTCTAAATTTCCAGTGATTAATTCTCAACTTAATTCATTGCAAAATCAGATTAATCAAACAAATTCTGATTTGAATGCTTTAGAATCACAAATCAATTCTTTGAATGTAAGTATTTCTAACCTGCAACTTCAACAACAAGCTACTGAAGCTGATGTTGCTGATATTCGCAATGATATTGTGAACTTACAATCTCAAATTGATCAGTATGGTGTTAAGGTTTATAAATGTAATGCTCCTACATCTACAGAGCGTATTTTGAAGATCAACAATACATTCTACGGTGTTATGAATCGCGTTACAACGGAAGTTGTTCAGGTTGTAACTGGTTCTACTTCAACAACTTTTACAAATCCTAAGCTTTGTCTTAAAGACGAAAAAGCTAAATTACCTGGTGGAAATGGCGATTGCCCAAGTTCTTGGACAGCGGTTGGTGGAAATACAGTAACAGTTCCTTCTTATTCAACAGCATCAAAAACAGTTGTTACATCGGTAAAAATGGCTCTTGATCCCATTGATAATGGTTCTTATGTAACCACAGATGGTGGTCCAGCTTGTTCTTTCAGTGTCAATAATGGTGTTGCCACTAACTTAGTTCAAGTACAATAAGGAGATAACATGAAAAATTTAATTACATTGTTTGTAACTTTAATCTTGGCTCTTCCAACCTACGCGGTAGGGCCAGCTCCAAAAGAACTTCAGGGTGGTGTTATCACTGTGAAGCTTAAGGATGGTAAAACATACACCTTCTCTTCAGATGAATACGCTGTTGTCAAGCGTGGAACTGAAGAGAAAGCTGCATCTAAAGTTGATTTAAGTGAAATTGCAGCAACCAACCTGGAATTAGGCAAGAAAATTGGCGAACAAAAAGCTAAAGACGAACAACCTAAGAATATCGTAAGTGTGGGTGTGGTTCGTAGTAAAAATGGTTTTGACACCGAAATGACCAATTCCACTGTGGATGTGAAATCTCGCAAGGATTTTGGATTGTCGGGTCAGTATCAACGTAGATTTAATGAAAAAGGCTACCTTGGTATTCGTGGTGATACAAATGGTGGAGCTGAGATCAATCTAGGAGTTGGTTTTTAATGAAATTGCCTTCTAGTAAGGAATCTTTAATTTTAACTGCCGCCCTGATTATTCCGGGCGGTTTTGTCGCTCTAGGTTTGTGGAAAGCTTATGAGTTGTATAGAAAGAAGAATGAAAATGATAATTCCAGAAAAGAAAACAAAACTATCACTTCCAATCAGTCTAATCTTGTTGGCTTTGATTCTAACGCTGAATTTGGTAGAATACATTCAAGCCAGTCAGGTGATGAGACGCTTTAATTGTGAAGCTGGTCATGGATACGGGATTGCAAATAGCGTTGAGTTTTTAAATAAAATATCGCAAACAGAAGAGGTTTCGGAAGAAACCAGCAGGGCATTGCAAGATGCGGCTTATTTATTGGACGAAAACCATTTATATATTAAATCTGATGTTTGTGATGAAGTTGAAATGACTTATATTGAATATGAGTATCTAAAATTAATTAAATATTTGCAAGAAAGTCCAGCAGAAGAATAGTGTGGTATTATACATACGAGGTGTGTATGGCAGAGCTTACGGCAGAGCAACGAGAAGAGTTGCATCAAGCAAACAAAAGAAAAATAGAAGAGATTAGAAAATTAGACCCATCTTTTGATATGGCTTATCAATTAGGTTCTTTACAAGCCAGAGCTAAATTTGCCATGCATTATATGCGTATGGCCTCAAATAATGTTAAAAATCGATATGTTAGAGCTATGTTGCGTCGTGAATCGAATGAACTTAGAAAATTTCTTGTTGAAGAATGCAAAATGGATATTCCATTCGACGCTAGGTACGATGTATGAATCAAGAATTAAAACAAAAGATTAAGAATTCGATGCAGGAGCATTTAAAGGCCAAAGGATGGCCCGATAATTTGGATTACAACGGAATTATTCAAGAGTTGCCTGCTATGTGGGATAAGCTTGAAAAAGAAGGTTTATTAAAAGATCTTATTGCTCGTGGTTTTACTTATGCAAACTTTACTGCTATTGCACTTCAAAAGAAAATGGAACAAGAAACCATGGACGAAGTGATGAGTTTTTTTACTAGAGGTCGACCTTGAATTTTTCAATGGATTTAAAATCAGTGTCTGTTTTTTCTGTAGTTCAGGCCGATGGACCTGAGACAGAAAAAACTACAATTACAGATGAAAAGGATTTTAATTCATTGGAAGCGGCCATTGATGTTTTGAAGATTTCTGAGGCTCCTATTAAATATTTAAAATTTAACTACGACGGTTCCACATACAAAATGTATCCAATTGAGGATTCGGAGGAATATACGGTGACAAAAACACCTATATTGAATTAGCATGGAAAAGATTTATTTGGTTTATGAACAATCTCATATTTTTGATTGGAAGGTTGTTAAGGCTTTTAAAGACGAACAAAAAGCTAAAGATTTTTGCGACGAAAAGAACGCAATCAATAAACCAATTGTAGATGATGAATACGGTTTCGAAGAAGGTGTTTATCATAGCTATTATTCAATGGATGTGGAATAATGGACTTAAAAACTCAAGAGAAAATATCCAAATTAATGGTAGAGCAGTCTCAAAAACTGTCAATTGCACTTGGTGCTTTAAGAAAAATTAGAAGATTGACCAAGGACAATAAAGTCGAAGAAGCAATCGAAATAGCTGAAAAGGCTACAATGGAGATGGCAAAATATGGCAAAGCTCCTGAAGATTTATGATTACAAAGAGCCGATTTTAAGAAGTAAGTGTCGAGATATCGAGCATATGGAAAGTTGGGTATTGGACTTGGCTAGTAATATGTGGGAAACCATGTTAAGATCTAAAGCTGTTGGTCTGGCAGCCAATCAAGTTGGGTTTGACTACAAGATGATTACGGTCAAGGCACCCATGTTTGAGGGTCCAATGATCAATCCAATTATCGAAGAGCAATCGGAAGAAAAATATCATACATACGAACAATGTCTTTCTATCCCTGGCTATTCCTTTGACACTGGTAAAAGAAGCAGGGCTATTAAAGTTAGGTATTTTGACCTGGAAGGAAAATTGCAAATCACTTGGTTAAAGGATGAGACTGCTGTAATTGTGCAGCATGAAATCGAGCATTTGGCAGGTCTAATGATGATCGACCACATGGAACCAGGAATGAGATGATTGTAATTTATTTGGCTTTCTTACATTTAATCGCTGATTTTGTTTTACAAAGTCGTGACATGGGTAAGCAAAAAAGTGAGAAAATTCTAGTACTTATCCAACATTGTTGTATTCAATTTTATGTTGTTTACGGTGGTCTGTTAATCACAGACTATCCATTAAAACAATTATTTTACTTTGCCGCCACCAATGCCATTGTTCATGGTCTCATTGACTGGAATATTTGGAGAGTGTATAAGAGTTTTACAACTAAGCAAGTAAGCTTGGGTAATCGTAAAGATCTAGTTCAGGGTGCTGATCAAAAGGGAAATCAATATAGATATTGGGATGACCACTATTTTTATCTTACTATTGGAGTTGATCAATTTTTACATATTGCAACTCTGGTTGGTCTATGGTATGTTATCTTTGGAGGTTAAATGACACAGGAAGAAATTCGACAATTTATTAAAGATGGGTCCTATGAATCCAGACCTCCTCGCAGAAGTTTTTATGATGATTTAGTTGCTGCTTTTGAATTAGACGGTAAAGACTCACGCGTTACTAAGATGTACGGATATGCTTGGGATAAGGGTCACGCTTATGGCTATATGGAAGTTTATTATTATTTTCAAGATATGGTGGAGATTTTTAAATCATGAGAGAGGATAGCGCACATCCAGGCAGAAAACTCCACAAATACGTAGGGAATTTAGAATTCTACTACGAGACCGGCATGGAATGCATGGGTACTATTTTTCATGACGATCGTGGATTACACGAAGGTCCTAAATGGGATAAGCCAGAAGAGAAAATGATGTACAAGTCTCTTGAATGGTCTATTTGGTTTGGTGGTCAGGGTAGGATTTATAGAATTAGAATTTTCAATAAACGAGGTCGCATTGTTTATGAAGGACCTTTGACACGCGATAAAATTAAAATCGGTAAAGAAAAATATCGATATAATTTTTTACCTAAAGAACTTACAACTAAACAATGGCTTTCCTATTGTGAAAAGGAATATAAGGTTGAGCTTTACACCAATGAAATTACAGAGGCTCTCAAAAAAGAATACAATATTAAATTTGATATCGGAGAGGTTGTTCGTGATGATTTGACTAGTGAGGGTGATGTTGTTATTCTAAATATCACACTGGGTGAAAAGAATAAAACAGTTGGATATTGGGTAAATAGTCAATATTTGATGGGTGGAAGACATCCATGGGAAATCTCTAAAGTTGATTGGAAAAAGCGTTACGAAGAAGATATGAAAAAGAACGAACAAGCGAGAAAAAAAGATGAAAATTCAAACGATTGATTTAAAACCCCTTTCAATTGGTAAAGAGTTGGTTGAATCCTTAAAAAACACCGGCTTTGCCGTCGTCACAAACCATGGCATTCCAGCTGAATTCTTTGAAAGAGCTTATAAAACATGGGCTGAATATTTTGCTTCTGAAGAAAAATTTAAAGATCTTTTTAGTGCTGAAAAACAACAGGGTTATTACCCAATGAAATCCGAGAATGCTAAGGGTTTTGACAAAAAAGACCTGAAAGAGTTTTATCATCTCTATCCAGACATGGTTTTGGGTTTTAGACACGGAATGAGTGATACTTGGCAGCTATACAATAGTATGGCTTTATTAGGCCAAGAAATCCTTCGATTGATTGATGCCAATTCGCCCGTAAAGTTCTCAATGCCATTGGAGGATATGGCTGAAAGTAGTCCACAGACACTTCTTAGGTTTTTACACTATCCACCAATCCAAGAAGACCCAGATGGAGCTGTTAGAGCTGCTGCTCATGAAGATATCAATCTAATCACTTTATTGCCTGCTGCTACCTACCCTGGACTTCAAGTTCAAGATGCCCAGGGCAATTGGATTTTCGCCGATATGGAAGTTCCCAAGCACGCTATCATCGTAAACGCTGGTGATATGTTACAAGAAGCCTCTGGTGGTTACTTTAAATCGACAACACACCGCGTCGTAAATCCCACTGGCTTAGGTGCTACGATTTCTAGATATTCAATGCCTATGTTTATTCATCCACACGCAGATGTTCGCTTGTCGGACAAATACACAGCTGGTGAATACCTAGATGAGCGTTTACGTGAATTGGGGTTAAAATGAGCCATAAAATCTCACATTTTTATTTGCAACGAAACGTGGATGAATCTGGTGTTTCTGGAACTGGAATTGTCGCTGTGGGTGTGATCTTGCCTTCTGGTGTTTGTATTCTTGAGTGGCAAACCTTTCATAGTTCAATTGCCCATTATAAAAATATTGCCGATGTCGAAGCTATCCATGGACACGAAGGTAAAACTAAGATTGTGATGGGTGATGTCCCTTCGGATAAGAAAAAAAGAAAGAAAAAGGATAAGGAAAATGCTTGATTTACAAATGGAATTTGAATTGCTGCAAAAAGAGCTTTTAAAACACAAATACCTTTATTATGTAAAATCAGCTCCAATTATTAGTGATTATGATTATGATATGATGGAGCGTAAGTGCTATAAAATGGCCAAGCAATTGGGTTTTAGAGCTGATAACTGGGAAGGTCCTGAGGAAAACGAAAAACTGCACGTGCATTGGATGGTTGATTTTGACGAATCTCATCCCTGGTCACAAGAAGTAATTAACGAGGTGAAGAATGGACAGGGTTAAAATTGATTTGGCTGAGTTGAAATTGGCCATTCAGGAAATTGAAAAGCGTACAAATGATTTGAGTGTAACCGTTGAGGTTGGAGATCGCAAGGTAAAGATTTCTGCTACAGATAAGGCTGAAAATTATATTGTGGCTATTATGCACGAAGACAAGTCTCTTGGTGCGCAATTTACTTGTACAGAACGCTTGGCGTTTATGAAAAACAAATAAACTCCAGGTTTAGGAGGTATTGTGGCTTTTAACAAGGGTGATGATGTAATTTATACCCCCACTAATTCTAAGGGCACTGTTATCAGAGTGTTGCCAAATGATACCTATACTGTTGAATGGGATTCGAAAGATTTAATTCCACCGCAAATGGATGTTGAAGAGCGTTATTTAAAGAAACAATCGCTTGGATATGGTTCTTTTTTCTATGGTTTGGGGATGGATTACGGTGGTGATTTTATGGATTCTGGAATTAGGGAAAGTAAATACAATAAAGACGTACAATGTCCAAAATGCGGTGGTACGTGGAAAGAAACGTGGATTGGCGGTCGAGCATTGTATGATTGCATTCCGTGTGGTTTAAAAAAAGAAGATGCATAATTTAAACAACAATATTCTTCAGATTTTTACCATTCTTCGCGCTTATTCTGATAAGAATTATCTTGTTGGAGGCTGTGTGCGTGATTTTCTACTTGGCAAAGAACCAAATGATTTTGATATTGTAACAGATGTTCACATGGATATTATCGAACAAGCGTTTAAGGAAAATGGCTGGGTTGTAGACTCGGTTGGTAAGCAATTTTTAGTTATGTTTGTTTCTAAAAACGGTGAGCAATACGAAATCGCCAATTTTCGCAAAGATGTGGGTTTTACTGACGGTAGGCGTCCAGATGAGACTATTATTGGTGATCTTGAGTCTGATGCAGCTAGGCGTGATTTTACGATCAATTCGATCTATTACGATCCATTTAATAACGAATATATTGACCCTAATAAAGGCATGGAAGATATTAGAACGAGAACTCTTAAATTTGTTGGTCGACCTCATGAAAGAATTAAGGAAGATTACTTAAGGATTTTCAGATTTTATAGGTTTTTGTCTAAGGGTTTTACACCCCACACCAAGTCGCTTAAAGCATGTCGTGAATTATTTAACGAAGCCTACTTGCATACAACACCAGAGCGTGTTAGAATGGAAGTTGAGAGGATGGTTCTATGAGTCGCAAAAAAGATCATTACATTCTATCTAAAATTGAATTTTGGGCCAATAAGCTATTTGATGAGCAAGGCTGGCAATGGGGTGATTATCTCTACAACCAGTTTGGTTGGCTTCAGACCCATAGACAAGATGCCAGAGAGCCGTATGTTGATGGAACTCGCCCTATTTTTAGTTACAGATCTGCGGTGGATAAAAAACGCCTTGGTAAGCGTCTTTTGGGTAAGTTAAGAGAGTGGGAAGGTTCTCAGATAGATCAAAACACAATTAAAGAATTAATGACAATTATAGAAGAGGAATACGAATGAAAGCATTAAATATTATCTTAGGTACAATGGGTTTAGGTCTTGTTATGGCCTCTGGATTGTGCATGATCGCTGGTTACTTATTTCCTCCACATATCGCAGCTCCTTTGGTTTTGCCATTGGCATTAATTTCAGCAATGTCGGCTAGGCCAATCGTTCAGAAGATTTTTGGATATACACTTTACGAAGCTTTATCTGGTAATTCAGAGGAGAAAAAATGAGTTTTGCGGTTGGAATTACCTTGACATTTCTCGCAGCTTTTGGCATCTTTATTGTAATGATGGTTGTTCAAGCTCGTAAAGAAAAAGAAGCTGATGAAAAATACGAATTTACAATGAAATTGATCGAAATGCGTAATAAAAAGATTGGAGATGACCAATGAATATTGCAAAACGACTAAGACATTTATCCGAAAAGCTTGATGGTAATCGTGCTTATGGCAAAACAACTATGTTGGCAAAAGCAGCTCAAGAACTTGGTGCTATTTTGTTGGTTGCTTCTACCGGTGAGGCTACTCATCTACAAAGGAAATTTCGCGGTTTGACATCTAAAACCTTTGAAATCAATCTTGAGGGATTTACAGGTCCTTTTATGATTGACAATCATGCTGCAAGTGTAATGTTCTTAAAAGCAGCTGATAAGATTGATGCTTTGGAATTAGAGGTTCGGCAGCTTAGGGAAAAGCTAGGATTGCCCACAAACATTAAAGAAAAAGATGCTAAAGAATCTGGGTCTTTACAAAATATCTTTTTTGAAGAAGAAACGAAAACAAAGAAAAAGAAGTCATTTGGCTGGGAATTTGGAGATTATTAATATGAGTCAAGATTTAAAAAATTTTTTAACGGGTTTTTGGCATGGAATTCTTCTATTCACACTTGGTGTAATTTTTAATACAGGAATTGCACTTCTTTCTGTTGTTTTTCCTATTTTTGCCATTGCAGTTCCATTGTTTACCGGTTATGGTATTTATACATTGTATAAAAAATTACAAACAAAGGCAACCAATGACAGCCAGGTATAAAACAGGAGCGGTTCAACGCTTAGCAGACAAAGGTCTGATCAAACCACCTACCTTTGTTGCTGGTGGTACGATGTATGAAACTATCATGGGTTCAGTTGCCTATGGAGTTTCTTCAGACACATCAGACAATGACGTGTACGGATTCTGTATGCCTCCAAAAGATTACATTTTTCCTCACTTGTCTGGAAATATCCCTGGATTCTCAACTCAAGTTCAAAGCTTTGATCAATATCAACAGCACCACATTGAAGAGAAAGATCACAGAAAGACTTGGGATTTGAACATTTACTCGATTATCAAGTATTTCCGTCTGTGTATGGATAACAATCCAAACATGATTGATTCTCTATTTACGGCTGAAAATATGCTTTTGAAACAAACAAAGATTTCACAGATGGTTAGAGATCAACGTCGTGAATTTCTCCACAAAGGTTCGTGGCATAAATTTAAAGGATATGCTTTTGGTCAAATGCACAAAATGCGTATTAAAGAGCCAGACCCAAGTTCAAAAAGATATGAAAGTATCATGAAATATGGATATGATGTTAAATTTGCTTATCACGTTGTTCGTCTCATGGATGAGGCTGAACAAATTTTAATTGAGCATGATATTGACCTGCAGCGTAATCGTGAGAAATTAAAGTCTATTCGACGCGGTGAATGGACAATGCAACAAATTGAAGAGCATTTTGCAGAAAGAGAAAAAACCTTAACCACTGTTTATGCTGAAAGTAAACTTAGACACTCACCTGATGAGCCAGCAATTACTAGACTTTTGTTGAGCTGTCTTGAGGAGTATTACGGGGATCTTTCATCAGCTGTTAAGGTTGTGGGTGTTGCAGAAGATGATTTAAGAAAAATTAAACAGATTGTGGAGAAATGGTAATGATTCTGTTTGTAGCATCAAATCCATCAAGATTGAATAAAGACCCTCAAGTTGCAATGATTGGTGCTAAGTGTGAAAAAACATTTACTGAATGGGCTAACTATCTAGTTCCTAATAAGTTTTATAGGGTTGTAAATGTTTCAGATGTTATTCCAACAACCAATAGAGCCATTAAAAGATCAGAATATGACCTATTGAGACTTTGTAATGAAACAATTCATCCTGCTGTTACTAAGGTTGTTGCTCTTGGAAATACAGCTGCAGATGCACTAGATATTATTGGTATTAAGTATTTTAAACTTCCACATCCATCGCCCTTGAATAGATTTTTGAACAATAAAGAACAGGTGGATGCGGTTTTGCAAGAATGTAAGCAGTGGATTGACCCATCGTCATTCCAATAATGGAGGATAGATGTTAACAGCTATGGGAGATGTGCTTAGAGAAGCTCATGCACGAGGCTGGATTACGACCAGAGATGGTAACATTTCAGTGCGTAAGGGTAAGTATTTTTATATCACACCTTCGGCTGGTCGAAAAACAATTGTTTATCCCGAAA